CGGGCCACGCGCCGGCTCGCCGCCGCCGGGCCCGGTCCTGCCGTACGTACAACTCGGATCGAAGGCGCCGCAGAACGTGCTGGTCGAGCGTGACGACGGAACCAGTGATGTGCGGCCGGTCCGGGTACTGCGCACCAGGCGCCCCACCAAGCGGCCCGCCGGCCGGTCCGGGTGATTGATTCATTTCTGACCCAGACCCCTGGCCCGCCTGGCCCGGCCACCCTGGGGGACTACCGTCGTACTCGCACCTCTGAATTGCTGCTACTGGGACTCCAACCCCGAGAAAAACCGCGAGGCCGTTGGCGCGGCCCGCACACCCAGCGCCCCACCACCCCGACCACGGGGCCGGTGGGGCGCTTTTTGTGCGTCCGGGCCCGTGTCCGACCGGCGGGTTATCCTCCGGGCGTGGCTGACGAACCGATCCCCCCGCACCTGCTCGACCTTCAACGCGCGTTCAACGCCGCGGGGGCCGCGAGACGGGCGGCCGCGCGGGCCGGCGAGGACCTGGCCGGGCCGATGGAGCGGGAGCGGGCCGCGCAGGAGGCGCTGGCCACCGCCCGGCTCGGCACGCCGTATGAGCCGTGGGAGGGGCAGAAGCGGCTCATCTTGGCGGCGAAGGCGGACGCGGGCGAGTAGGCGCGACACGACGAAGCCCCCACCGGAGCGGGGGCTCGTAACCCCGCATGCGCGGGGAGCAGGTGTGGACGGCTGTCACCGTCCACTGTTCTTTTGTGGGCTGAATCACGGGAGAACGAGTTCACTGTAGCGGATGGCCGCGAGGAGCTTGACAGCTTCCAGATCTGGAAGCTAGAGTCTTTCTCATCAGGTCAGGGGATTAGCCCCAGACCAGACCGGAAGGACCCGGCCATGACGACCACCACGGACTTCGGCTCCTGGACCAACCACGGTGACCGGTACGAGCTGACCGTTGAGAGCACCGTCCTGAACTTCATCGGCGGCGGCGACAGCGACTGGCGCGAGCGCGTCGAGACCTCTGGCGCCTTCGACCGCATGGTGTCCGACTACCGCGACGCCATCCAGGCCGCGCTCCCCGAGGGCGTGTTCCTCACCGGCAACGAGTTCATCGGCCCGTACAGCGCGGACGACTACACCTGGGACGGCGAGCTCGACATCCACGCCATCGTCGAGAGCATCGACCTCGGCGCCATCGTCGACGCCAACGACCCGGACACGCAGGTCGCCTGACCCACACACCGCCCCAGCCCCCGGTGACCTGACCGGGGGCTTCCCTTTGGAGTCCCCATGCCCGAGAAGACCTTCACCGACCCGCCAGACCTTGCTTCCGATGAGCGGATGACCGACGCCGAAATGCGCGTCACCCGCGAGTTCCTCGGCCTGACCCCCGAGTGGCTCGGCGCCCACCTCGGATTGTCCGCACGAACCGTCCGCCACTGGGAGGCCGGCCGGTACGACATCCCCGACGGCGTGCGACTGGAGGTCGAGGACCTGGAGCAGCGCACCGGCGAGTTCATCGGCGGCATCGTCCCGCGACTCCTCACCGGGCCCGACCCTGCCGTCATCACCTACCGGTCGGATGAGGAGTACCACGCCGCGCACCCCGAGAGCCCCTTCCCCGCAGCCTGGCACCGGGCCGTCGTCGCCCGGATCGCACTGGAAGTGCCCGGGCTGCAGATCGCCTACGCCGACCCGACCGAGTGACTGCGGGGTCAGGGCGACAGCCGCAGGAGAGCGGCCGGCTCCGGTGCCTGGTGTGCGGCGGCTGGTACAAGCTCCTTGCCCCGCACCTCGCGCCCGCCCACGGCATGAGCAGCGCCGACTACCGGCTCGCCTACCGCCTGCCACGCAAGCTGAGCCTGCGCGCCGCCGAACTCACCGCGGCCGCCCGCGAACAGGGAATCGCCCGGTACGCGAACCGTCCGGACGTCCGCGCCAACCTCGCCGACGGACATCGCGCCATCGACCGTGCGAACGTCGCCGCCGGCTCCCGTGCGAGCGCGGCCTATGAGATGGTCCGCGAAGCCCGGCGGCGTGGAGGCCAGGGCAAGAGGGCGGCGGCCCGGCGCCGCATGGACGACGCAGCGCACGTGCTGGGCTACGCCGACATCGCCGCCTATTTCGCTGACCGTCAGGGCGCGGCAATCGCGCGGATGGCCCGTGAACTGGGCATATCCCGCCCCGTCGTCACCTTCTGGCGGGGCCAGTGCGGCCCACCCCCGCTACGCTCGAACGCGTGAGCGAACAACCGGATCCGCCCCGCGTGCGCGTGACCCTCCCCGACGGGCGTGTGGTCACCGGGCGGATCCTGCGGTGGCGGCAGGGACCCGACGGGGAGTGGTGGGCGGAGGCCACCTGGTACGTGCCAGCAGGGGCCGTGCAGCAGGTCGAGGGCGAGGACTACAGCGCCGTGCCGCGTGAGCCGGCCGGGCCCCGGTACGTGCTCAGCACGGACGACCGCAGGCCACCCGGCACCAAGCCCACCATGGAACTGCACCTCGCCGACTGCTTCACGCTCGGGCAGATCGCCGCGTGGACCCGGATCACGCCCGTCCCGAGTGCCGAGCGGGCGCGCGGGATGCTCCAGTTCGACGACACGACCCCGTGCGATGTCTGCAAACCGGATCCCTGACGGGGGCTTATGCCTCTACGTACGCGACCACGATCACGCTTCCGAGGGCGGTCGCGACGTACAAGCAGCGGCAGCCGTCGCGCTGGTAGTCCCGCAGCAGCCCGGAGTCGTCCGGGTCGCCGACCGACGGGTCTGCGGAGATATCGGCCAGCAGCGGATCGAGACGCGCCCGGTCCCCGGGCGTCATCGCGCTGATCTGCTTGAGGGCGGTGTCGTGCCACACGATCCGGGCCCGGCGGCTACCGCCCGCGGCGTGCTTAGGCGGCATGCGGGTGGTCGCCGCCGTCATGCCCGCGCCCATCGCGCTCGGCCTGGTCGTCGTCGTGGCCGGCCAGGGGCGGCATGCCGAGCTGCTCGCGCACGGTCTCATCCGGGGTGCACGCGTCCAGGTCGATGCCGGAGGTGGCCAACTGCCGGTAGAGGTCGGCCAGGGCGGGGTCCGCACCCTCGGCCGCTGCCGTGTCGGCGGCGGTGAGGAGCTGGTGGCCCTCTTCGGGGCTGTAGATCAGGCGGGGCATCGGGGCCTCCCGGGACGGGGCTGCTGCGCACCACGGTAGCGGAGCGGCCGTGCGGCGGGCAGCGGATCAGCGCGCTACTCCCTGGACCAGGGCGAACAGGTCCTCGATCTCGGACGCGGTCAGCTTGTCCCACTCGCCGAGGGCGTACCGCAGGCGGACGTCGATCTGCGCGGCGACCGCGGTCTGGATCCACTGCACGGCCATGGTCCGGGCCTCATCCGGGCTGAGTTCGCCCTTCATCGAGCCGCGGCCGATGTGGACCAGCGGCAGCCCGGTGTTCGCGCCGGCGACCGCCGCGATCCGCAGCGCGACCTTCCCGCGCGGCTCCGGGCGCCGCCCGCGCACCGACTGCAGCAGCTGGCCGAGCGCGTAGTCGGGGATCTTCACGTCCTGCCGGAACGTCTCGATCAGGGCAATGTCGGTCTCTGCGGCGAACGCGGCCGCCACCAGGTCCCGGGCGGTCGCGAGGACCACGTCCGGCTCGAGCAGGGCCTGGACCGGCCCCCACTCCATCAGGCACGCCGCTTTCCCCGCGTCGTCCAGGGTCGAGCGGATGTGGCACACCCGGCCGTCGTCGGCCGACTGCCCGGTGGTGGCCTGGTCGTTGGTGCTGGTCATGCTGCTCCGTCCGATCCGGGGATGTCGCTGGTGGTGGGGGGGATGAGGGCCAGGGCGGCGGCCACGGTGTCCGGGAGCCTCTCGCGGACCGGCACGCCGTGGCGGCGAGCGACGTAGATCAGGTAGCGGTTGCGTTCTGGATTGGGGCAGTCGGGCGGGCAACCGAGGACCGCCTTGCCGGTGCCCACATCCAGCCCGAATTCCACGTTCGTGGTCATGCCGGGGAGGGCGCGGAGGTCGCGGGGAATCCAGTAGAGGACCACGTCCGCCGCTGCGCGGGCGTCGGTCTCCCAGCCGACCTGGTCGTCGTAGTGCTCGGCGCGTACGCCGCCGCGGGATTCCGGAGTGAGGACGGTCAGTGGGCCGGGGCCGGCCCACTGCTGCGCCAGGGCCTCGATCGCGGCCGGCCGCCACGAGGGGACGTCGCCGCCTGCGACCGGGGTGGGCCCGGCGAGGAAAACCATCTGGTCGCTGAACGGGATGGGTTCGCGTGCGTACACCAGTTGCAGCCGGATGCCGGCGAGCCGAGGCAGAGGGATCTCGTTGGAGGAAGTGGTGGCCCGGTCGGGGGTGGAGGCGGCCGTGGCTTGCAGGGCGGCCGTGGCGGCTTCCTGCTGGGGCGTCCACGGGAGCGGAAGCCCATCACCGGCCTGGCGGGGCACTACGTGAACGTGGAGGTGGAACACCGTCTGTGTGGCGTCACGGCCCTTGCTGGTGATGAGGTTCCCGGCGGGGTGCTCGGCGAGGAGTTCGCCGGCGCGGCGGTGGACCGCTGCGGTCACGTCCGGGTCGGTGCCGGCGTCCTCGACGTGCACGCGGGGCAGCACGAGGACGTGCCTGTCGTTGACGCCGCCGCGGGGCCGGATCGCGACGGCGTCGTCCCACTCCCGGACGACGGTGGCGGGAGCTTGTCCGGCGACGATCGCGCAGAACACGCAGCCGGGTGCGGTGCTGGTCATGAGACTCCGTCCGGTACGGGGATGAGGTCAGGGTGGGTGAGCAGTTGCTTGTAGGCGGTCTCCTGGAAGTTCCAGCCCGCGGGGGTGTGGCGCTTGGGCACCCACGGGCGCGGGGCGAGCAGCGACACCGGGGCGTCCTGCCGGGGATCGGGCCCGGGGATCGCGATGCCGACGCCGTAGAAGGACGCCTCGAACAGGTAGTCCTCGCCGGGGTGTTTGCGCAGGAGGACCGCGCGGGCGCAGAACGGGGCGAAGGAGCCGGCCTGCTCCAGGCCAGCGATCGGGGGGCCGGAGACCACCGCGAGATGGACGCGCAGCGGCCGCAGGGCGTGGCGGACCACGGCGGCCGCGCCACGGTCGGTGTGGGCTTCGCTGACGGCGCCGCTGTTGCGGGCGCCGCGCAGTCGGCGCCGGTCGCGCTGGTCGAACTCCGCGAGCGGCACCTGCTCGCCGTGGGGAAGGCGCAGCATCAGCGTGAGGAGTTCCATCGAGTCGTACGGCACCGGCCCGGTCTGCGTGTCGCCGCGGCGGGCGTGCTCCGAGCGGTCGAGGGTGACGAGCAGGGTCGTGCTCTGCTGCCGCCAGTGCGGAAGGGCGATCACGTCGTCGGGCAGGCCGGGTACGAGGGCCCGGCCTGCTGCGGCGCGCGGCGCAACATCGAGGTCGGGGCGGCCCATCAGGCGCCGCCGTCCAGCAGTTCGCCGTCCAGCGCCGCCAAACGCAGGCGGGCGCGGGGCGCGACGGGGTCCCGGCCGGGGACGGGCCAGTCGTCCGCCCTCACCCCGTATCCGGGGGGATTCCACGTGTCCGAGTGGAGCGCCCACCGGTAAAGCTCCACCCAGTCCGAGTCGAAGTAGCAGGGCAACAGACCCCCACGGTTCGGGATCGGCTCAGGCGCCCGCTCGTTCTGTCCCTTCACCTGGGCCCGAACCCTGATCAGCTGGTCGCCGTGGCGCGTACAGAACCAGTGGTTGGTGTGCCACCCCGTCACCAGGTCTTTCTCCACGGCCAGGTCCTGCGCGGGAGCGCCGCAGACCTTCAGCCGGTTCCGGAAGTCATCCGGACCGTCCGGGTGGGGGCGGACCCGCGGGCCGGAGCACAGCCGGTCCATGCGGTCAGTTCCCAGGCGACTCCCGGGCCGTTCGTATCGGGGCAGGTCATCGCACAGGCGGGAGCGCAGCCCGCCCCAGTCCCGGATGGAGTCTCCGATCGCGGAGCAGATGGCGCGGTACGTGCTGCTCCACTCCGGGACGGCTTCGTCGATCGGGGCCATGGTGACGGCATATGCGACCGCGAGGAGGAGCTGCCGGGAGCGTGTGTCGGCCCGGGTGTCCTGGTAGATGCGGTGGGCGATCGTGGCGAACTCGCTGCTGTTGCCGCCGCCGGTCCGCTTGGGCCGCCGCTTCTTCACCATCTCCTGATGGACCTCAGCGAGGTGCAGTGCCGCGCCCATCAGAGTTCACCGCCGTCGATGACCAGGCCGGCCTGGCGGGCGCGCTTCGGGCCACCTATCCAGGACCGCACGTCAGCCGTCGTCGGTTGCCGACCGGTGCGGTCGGCGATGTCGCACATCTCCCCGACGAACGCCAGCGCGTCCTTCGCCTCGTACAGCTCGGTGCCGAGGCGCTCGGCTTCCTCCCACGACTCATCTGGGGTGAGCGCCACGTCCGTGCGGTCCAGGGGCTCGTACACACCTTTGTCGCGCCAGTCGTAGCGGACCAGGACGACGAACCAGCCGCGCATCGACGCGAGCCGCAGCACCCGCAGGGGGTTGTAGTACGCGGCGAGACGGATCCGTACGGCCTGCTGGTCCTGCCGTACGAACAGCGACAGCCCGACACCTGGCCAGATCGGGATACGCATCAGGCACCGCCGCTGAGGTGCTCGCGGATCTGCTGGGCGAGCGCGCACCCGGCGCAGCCCAGTCCCTCGCCGAGGGTGTCGTGGCCGCCCTGGATCCGGTGCTCGTGGGTGACCTCGGACAGACGGAGCACCTTGCCGAGCAGGGAGCGTGCCGTATCCCGCTCACCCTCGGCCTTCAGCCGGGCCTCGTGCGGAGTGAGCTTCCCGAAGCCGACGCGCTGGAGAATGAACGCGAACTGCTCCCCGGACTCGGCGACCTTCACCTCCATCTTGTACAGCCCGTCGTGCTCACGCTCGGGGGCCGGCCCGTCATCGAGGACGGTCTCGGTGTAGTTCGGGGCGTCACCGAGCATCGTGCGGGCGATGCCGACCCACATCGCGACGGCCTCAGCGGCCGGTTTGAGTTCCAGGTCGCTGGTGCCGTTGCGGATCTCCATGGCCTTGATGCCGGTCTCGGCGAGCTGCTTGGCGATCCACCGCTGCGCGGCGGCCTCATCGAGGACGGCTTCGACGACGGGCCGCATGTCCTCCACGGGCCGGTAATCGTCGAGGGCGGCAGCGGCCACCTCGGCGAGTTCGGCGATCGGGTCGGTGGTGTCGGTGGTGTCGGTCACGGTGTGCGGTCCTCCTTCGGGGCGGTGTCCTGGTGGTCCCACTTGGCGAGGTCCCAGCAGTCCGGGCAGGACCCGGGCCCGACCGGGACGGCATGCACGCAGCAGCGCACGCCGTCGCTGCGGACGTAGTCGCCGGGCGGCACATAGTCCGGGTTCGACGCGCGGGCCACGACCCGCAGCGATGCGAGGCTGGTTTCGTCGTCGTACACGGTCATCCCGTCCGCGCGCTGCCACACGTCGACGCCGTCGTCGCGCCGTACGCGCAGGAGCCAGCCGTAACCGTCATCGACGATGTCACCGGGCTCCCAACCGCGGATGAGGACGCTCAGGCCGAGCGCGGCCGGGTCGGTGTAGGTGATGGTGGTGCCGCCGGTCAGCGTGAGTTCGTGGTCGTTGAGGGATTCCACGGTCGTCTCGATGCTGATGCGGACCTGCGCGCCGGCGGTGAGCGGCACGGCCTGCGGTTCCTGGCTCATCGGATCGGTCCTCCCATCGCCTCGATGAGGTGCTGCTCCCACATGCCCCGGGTCGCGCCGTGCCAGGTCAGGAGGAGCCCGCGGGTGGACCAGCCGCAGGCGCACTCGACTTCCACACCACCGGGGATGTCCGACTCACCGCGGCGCGGCCGGTGCGTGTCGATCAGGTCGGTGTGGGCCGGGCAGATGTGTGCCCCGGCCGGGTGGGCGCCCGTGCCGCGGATCTGCTGCCAGCCCTTGCCGGACCATGCCGGGCGGGCAGGGGTGTGGCCGGCCATCGCGGCCATCGAGTCGAACTGGGCGAGGCATCCGGGCACGATGCAGCCGCGCAGGACGGCCATCCACCGGTTCGCGGCGTCCCAGAGCTCCAGGGCCCATTCAGCGTCGCCCATCGCGGTGTGCGCGACGTCGGGGGCGGGAGGTTCGACACCGAGGGCGCGGGAGATGTCGTGGGAGCGCCACGGCACGGGCATGGCGTGCCCGGCGCCGGCGAGGGCCCCGGCGGCGTGGGTGACGACGCATACGGGCCGGTAGTGCCATGCGTCGTCCCGGACCTGGATGAGGCGGTGCAGGAAGCTTGCGTCGAAGTGGGAGTTCGACCCGATCATCACGGTGTCGGTGAGGGTGTCGTGGATCTGCCGGGCCACGTCCATGAAGCCGAGCGGTTCGGGCCGGCCGCCGGTGAGGGTGGGGGTCATGTCGAGGGCGTCCACGTCGTCGGGGACGACCATCCGCTCCGCGTAGCGGTTCTTCTCCAGTCCCTCCGGGTCGGCGATGCGGAGGCTGGCGGGGCGGATCTGCCACAGGCGGCGGGTGATGCTGCCGTCCAGGTCACGGCGCTTGACGGCGACTTCCCATACGTCGTGCCGGATCGGGTCCAGGCCGGTCGTCTCGATATCGGTCGAGGCGACCGGGGCGGGCGCGGTCAGGGTGGAGGTCACGCTGCCTCACCGCCGTCCTGCGCGGCGGGGGCCTTGTGGGTGCTGTAGTGCCCGTCGGGGTGGCGGATGATCCAGTCGCCCCAGAACGCCACGACTCGGTCGGTGTAGTCCTCTCCCACTCGCAGGCCCACGACCTGCAACTTGCCGTCGACCTCCTTCCAGTAGCCCTTGGTGAAGACCCACGGCCGGAGCTGGTCGATCTGGTGCATCACCGTCGGGAAGCTGCGGGGAGTCACCTGCCAGGTCTGGCAGCCGGCCTTCTCCAGGGCGACGACGGGCGCGCAGTTCGGGCACTCGCCGCGGACGTCCTGCTCGGGCTGCCCGGCGATCGCGCGGTCGACCTCGGCGTCGGTGGCGTCGCCGAGGCCCTGGCCGCATCCGTTGCAGGAACGCTTCAGCGTGATGGTGGTGCGGCGGTGGCCGTCGTCGTCGAGCCAGTCGTGGTCTGGGGTGTTGGTGCGCGGCGGCAGGGCGGCCGCCGTGGTGGCGGGGGCGGGTGAGGTGGTCATTCGGTGGGGCCTTCCTGCTCAAAGGTGGTGCCGATGAGCTCGACACCGGAGATCACGCCGTGGATGCCGGGCCCGGACGCGCCGGACGGTGCCCAGCCCACCTTGATGAAGTTCGCGGCGACGTGCGGGTGCACCCAGTCGTCACCGCGGTCGGGGTGGGACATCCACGTCGTGAGGCCGTCGGCGGTGGGGAACACGGGGCTGATCGGGGAGCCGTCGGAGGTGGTCTCCCACAGCTGCCAGCCCTCACCGGTTGGGGGCCCGGTGGGCTCCCACGCCTCGGCTTCGGCCCGCTGGCCGGGGAATCTCTCGACGCCGGAGTGCCCGTCGCACGTCGGGCAGATCGCCCACACCGTCGGGTCGAGGCCCGCGGCCTTGATGACCGTCTTGAACGTCCCGGTGCTCATCCCCCGCATCGGTGAGGTGAGGTGCTCCGGGGTCTCTCCGCTGAGGCCGGCTACGAGTTCGAGGATGTCCTGCGACGGGCGCAGGAGCTTCGGGTACTCGGTGGCGCCGCCGGGCCCGAACACGAACCGGGTGGTGGCCGGGTCCTGGTCCTGGGCGAGGTAGGGGTGCATGGGCCGGCCGCGGCGCTGGGCGCCGATGTCCTCGGCGAGCATGTCGATCCTGGTGCACAGCTTGAACAGCCACTCCCCGGCGGCCGTCATCCCGCCGGAGCAGTCCGGGCACCGGTCGGAGTGCAGCCGCTCGGGGAGGAGGTAGCCCTCCCAGACCTTGTTCATCGGCCAGTCGAAATCGAGTGGCACCCTGCGGACTTGGCGGCTCATACGTCGCTCCCAACGGGCTGGGTGAGGTGCTGGCGGGCGTAGCGGGCGCCTTCGGCCGGGTCGGTGTGGCGGTCGTTCATCCATTCGTCGGTCAGCTGCCAGCCCGTCGCGCGGGCTTCGGTGTGCTGCCGGGCGAGCCCGAGGATCACGTCGGCGTCGACACTGAGCGGCCAGGGCCGCTCCGCGTCGCGGCGGATGCACTCCTGAACGGGCACGTCGGTCAGGTCGTGGACGACGAACTGCGCGAGCGCCCCGACGGCGTCCTTCAGCCGTTCGGGCATGTACGGGGTGACGTTGCAGTTGTCGACCACGACATCCCAGCCGCCGAGGACGGCCTCGCGGACCGCATGGTCGTGGACGGCCAGCGCGGTCTGTTCGTGCAGCCGGGACCAGGGTCGTTCCGTGGTGGGCCCGGGCTGGTCGAGCATCGCGCGCAGGTCGTCCATGCTGACCCGCCGCATCCGGCACTGGGACTCGGCGAGCAGCTGGTACGCGGCCGTGGATTTTCCGCTCCCGGGCAACCCGCACATGACGTGTACAACAGGCCGGGGCAGCGCCCGGTTCATGGCGGTCAGCACAGGTCTTCCTCCTCCAGGATGACGAACGGCGAACCGGCGAACTGGGAACGCACCGCCCGCACCAGGCCGGCCGGCGGCCGCCACAGCTTCTGGAAGCCCTTGGCCTCGATGGGCAGTTCCAGGGCGCGGACTTCGGTGAGGCGCCAGTGCCAGGTGGGAGCGAAGGCCCCGCTGGGGTGCCCCCACGGCGCGCAGCACAACAGACCGCTGGTGGTGGCCTGGTGGCAGGAGTCCAGGCGGGCGGTCCCGATGACCGCGCCGCGGTGGTCGGGCCAGTCCCGGCCGCGGACGAGCACGGCGCGGCGGTCGACGGCCTTCCCGGCGTGGAGCAGGATCCGGGCGCCCATGTGCTGCGGGGGAATCGGCCACGTCCGGTTCTCGGTGCGCTTGTCTCCGTGGGCGATCGCGTCCGCCCAGGGCTGCTGAATAGTCAGGGCCAGAGCGATCGCCCCGGATGCCCGGCACTCCGGCGCCCGGCACAGTCCCTGCAGGCCGTGGTGGTCGGTCGGGGTGGTCCAGTCGGGCGCCAGGCCCCGGTGCGTCTCGGTCATCGTGGGGGCGTTCACAGCTGTACCCCGTCCTGCACGGTCGCGGCGTGCTCGGGGCGAGCCGGCGGGTCCGTGAACCGGACGGGCTTGCCCAACTCGCGCGCGTACTCGATCTCGCCCCCGGTGCTGTCTCCGATGTAGCCGCCTGGGTTAACGACCAGGACCCAGTCGGCCATGCGGATCTTCGCCCGGTGGATCTCGTCCAACACGGCCTTCAGGCGTTCGGCATCGGCGGGGTCGGCCCACAGCTCGTGGGGCTGCTTCATGTTGCAGGCCGGGGCGAGGACGATTGCGGGCTGGCGGCCGCCGGCGCCGGCGGTCAGCCGCAGGTTCGCCTCGGCCATCTCGGCCATGAACCGGGTGCTGCCGCAGATCACGACGACCGGCGGCCGCCGCGGCGCGGTGTACTCGATCAGGCCGGAGGCAAGCGCGGCCTGGTGCACGTCGGTGAAGAACGCCTGCCAGCCGGCGCCGATCTCGTGGCGGACGTGGTCCAGGGTCGTGCTGTAGGCCGCCCATGCGGCGGCGAACGCGGGGGAGTGCTCCTCCCGCATCGCCATGATCTGCTGCACGTACTCGGGCGAGGTGAGGCGCTTGCACTCCTCGCAGTTCAGCCCGTCCGGGTGGCCGACGCTGCGGCAGGGCCGGGTTCCGTCGGGCATCGTGCCGTGCGCGCTGAACGGGTGGGTGCACAGCACACACCGCTCCTCGACCGGGCTGGCGCCGGGCTGCTCTTCGTGTTCCTGGGGCATGGGCTACAGCACCCCGTCCAGCACGGTCACGAACTCGGGGTTCAGCGAGCAGTGGCCGGTGAGGCACTCCTTCTCCCCGCTGGCGACGAAATCGACGTGGGCGCCGGTCACGGCCAGGTCCATCGCGGCGGCGAACGCCGCGCCCGGGCCGGCCAGGTGCTCGTCGTCGTTCTCCGGCTTGAGCGCGGTGTCGGTCTGCGGGGTGTCGTCGGTGTCGATGTCCGGGTGGAACAGCTCGATGTCGTCGATGTCGGTGGTGGGTTTGGTGGTGGTCTGGGCCATGGGCTACTGGGCTCCGTTCGGGGAGGTGGGCGTGGTGCTGGTGGTTGAGGTGTGCTGGCGTTCGGTGAAGGCGGGCGGTTCGTCGCCGTCCAGCGGGTTGCCGCAGATGATGTTGCGGTCGAGGAATGTGAACGGGGGGCGGCCACCTGCCTCCAGCCACAGCGCGGTCTTGGCCAGGTCGACCGCGATGGGGTCGATGTCGATGCCGTGGATGCACTCGGCCATCACCACGGGCAGTGCCGCGCGCAGGTGCGCGGCGGGCGCCGGGTCCTGGCCGGAAACGCGGGCCGCGAACCGGCCTGCGATCAGGTGTGCGGCGGCGATGAGGAACACCCCGGCGCCGCATGCGGGGTCGATGAGGAGGATGTCCAGGACGCTCGCCGGGTCCGGGTCGGCCTCCAGGCGGGCGAGTTGCGGGCCGAGCGACAGGCGGCACATGGCCTCGGCGATCTCCGGCGGGGTGTACCAGGCGCCCTGCTCCGCGCGGCGCCCGAGGGATTCCCGGCGGGCCTGCGGCCGACCGCCGTCGGGGCCGGTGGTCAGGGTGAGTTCGAGGAGGTGCTGGTGTACCTCGCCGATGTCGGCGATGTGCCAGCCGTCCAGCGGCCCCAACGCGTCCAGGGCCTCATCCGCGGCCGGACCCACCGGGTAGGACAGCCCCGTCGGGGGCAGGCCACGGGACGCCACCAGGCGGTCGATCAGGGACCGCACAGTGCCGTGCACGGCGTCCGCCCACAGCGTGCCGTCAGCGGCGCGCTCCTCAGCCGCCCGGGTGCACGCGGCCAGCGCCTGCGCCGGACTCGGCATCGTGCGGCCTGAGACGGCTTCGGGCATGGCGGATCCTCCGTTCGGCGCTGCCGGGTGTGAGCTGGGTGCGAGTGCTCCCCGCCGCCCTGGGGATCAGGAGGCGGGGAGCGTGCCGGCCACGCCCCCACGGGGCCGGCAGAACAGGGTGAGTGCGGGTCAGTGCGCGGTGGGGTCGGTGAGCGTCCAGCGGGCGAGGGAGCCGTCCCACTCGCGGATGATCCGGGTCGGCCCGTCGGCGACGACGTCCCAGCCGTGCAGGAGCGCGCCGCCGGCCTCCGCCTGGACGTGGCCGCCGCAGACGGTGTCCCAGCCGGTCGGCATGGGCACGGGTTGCCAGGTGGCGCCTTCGTCGGTGCTGGTGTGGCCGAGGTAGCGGGCGGAGATGTCCAGGTCGGTCACGCGCGGGTCGGCGAACACGGCGCCGCTGTGCGAGCTGTACGCGTTGGAGGATCCGTCGGGGACGGGGCTGCGGGTGGTGGCCGGCAGTGCGGCGGGCCCGGCGAGCTCGGTGGATGTGCGGGCGATGGTCTTCACGGCGGCTCCCGGTTTTCCCCTTGGTGTAGTCCCCACTCTACCGTTAAATGACTACATGCGCAATCATTTAACCCATCTTGGCGGGCTCCATCTGTGCCGGGAGCGGGATTCGAACCCGCAACCCCTCGCGGGGCGACCGCTTTTAAGGCGGCTGCGTCGCCGTTGCGCCACCCCGGCGGCCCTGGGTCAGGCGACTTGCTTGGCCGCCACACGGGCCTTGCTGCGCTCGGCTTCGCATGCCCGGCAGACGCGCTCCCCGCGGTGGCCGGCCTTGGAACTGGGCCGGCGGTAGGTGTTCTCCGGCGTCATCTCGTGCGGACCCTTGCCGCCCTTGCAGTGCGTGGCCAGCGGCGTGTTGCGGGAGCCGATACGCCGGTCCGTGCCCTTGATACGCGGCGCGGTCTCGGGCGCGTACCACGCGGCGCGGAACTGCTTGCGGGCGACGGACATGCGGACCGTGAACGCCGTGTACTTCAGCCCCAGCGACTCAGCGGCGGCCTGGTAGTCGCCGTGGACGGCGAGGGCCACGACCGCATCCCGGTAGATCTCGGGGATGGTGTCGATGATCTGCCCGACGGCGATGCGCTCCAGGAGGCCGTCCTCGGGACGGTTCGGGGGCTGCCACCAGTACCGGACGTACCGCGGCGCGGACGCGGTCTCCGTGGTGCCGTCACGGTCCTTGAAGCCGAACACCTCGCGCATCTCCCGCACTTCGCGGTAGATCGCCTGCCAGCCAGTGGTGAACAGGTCGTGCCAGGTGGGCGGTTCTTCGGCGGCGCACAGGTGCTCGGCGATCGCGGACCAGGCGGTGTTGTAGCGGGTGTCGGCATCGCAGGCCATGGAGCGGTCGTTGTTGACGGCGGCGCGGGTCACCTGGTCGAGGCTGCGCATGGTCCAGCCGTGCGCGACGGGCAGGTCGATGGTCACTTGCCTGCCCCAATTCGGTGCGGGGCGAGCGCGGCACGCACTTCGTCGAGGGAGTCGTAGGGGCGCGGGGTGGCGCTGCCCGGGTAGACGTGGGCGCGGGCTGCGGCGACGGCTGCAGTCACGTCGATCTTGTCTTTGGGGACGATCAGGAAGCGCTGGAGTCCGAGCATCTCTGCGAGGGGCTGCGGGTAGGCGACGTTGTGCCCGTCGCTCGGGTAGCGCTCGTCCTTGACGGCCTTGGCGTGGCCGTCACGGGTGACGGAGCACACGACCATCACGGTGTACTCGGTGGTCTCGGTGCGGCCGGTCGTGGAGTGGGTGACGTTGAGGCGTTCGATCACGGCGAGGTCGCCGCGGCGTGTGCGGGGTGCGGTCTGGGTGGTCATGCGGCTTTCCCTTTCAGGAGGCGGTCGGTTCATTGCCCGGGGTGCGACTGCGCACCTGGGCCGGCGGGCTGGCCAGGGCGGTCAGAACCGCCACCAGCCGTCGTAAAGGGGCGGCAGGTCCGGGTAGTTGGCGAGCATCGGCCGCAGGATCGCCAGGTGCTGCTCCTGCACGGTGAGCGGCACGTTGCCCCAGTAGCTGGTGCCGTCCCACCGGCCGTCGCAGTCACCGCCGTAGCGGCCGTCGGTGTGGGCGGTGAGGAACGCGGCGCCGTCGGCGGGCTCGGCGTCCTGGAGGTCCCACAGGGTGCCGATGTACGCCGCGGTGACGCCCTGCTTGCGGCGGAACCACACGGCGTCGATACGGCCGTCGTAGTAGGTGGGGCGTCGTCCTTGCGGGGATGCCTTCAGCTCGCCGCGCAGGCTGGACAGGTCAACGGCGTAGGGCTTGCGGCTGATCAGGAAGCGGTCCTCGCGGATCACGGGCTGTCCTCCAGGAGATGGGGCGGCCCGGCCGGCGGAGGGGCGCCGGCCGGGCCAGTGGGGGAGGTGATGGGGCCGGGTCAGGACTGGAAGCACGCGAAGTCGAACGTGACGTCGTGGCCGTCCTTGTCGATGACCTCGACGTTCCAGACGGTGCCGCGGTCGGCGCAGCGCGCGGTGACCGCGCCGATGCGCTCGATCCCGGAGGCGGGGATGGTCCGCTCGATGGCGGTCTCGATGCCGTGCCGCTCGGTGGCGTAGCGCAGGGTGTAGGTGGGGACGAACCGGCCAGTGGTGAAGTCCCGGTTGTGGGTGCCCAGGTCGATGACCGGGAGGGTGGTGGTCTGCGGGGTGGTGATGGTCGCGGCACTGGGCACGGGTGTCTCCCCTGGTCGTTGCTTGGTGTGGCCCCCACCCTACCGTTAAATGACTACATGCGCAATCATTTTACTGTGCCGAGTGTGCCCGCCCCACCCCGCAACAGGGCGCCCGCACACCGCCGTTGACCCGGCCCCGGGGTGGCAGGATCAGCGCATGGACCAGGGACTCGCCGCCGTCTGGGCAGGCATAGCCGGCCTCGCCGGCGCCGCAATCGGCGGAGGCGCAGCAGCATGGGGCGCCTGGATCGGCGGCAAACGCACCGTCGAAGCCGCCGAGAAACAGGCACAGCGCGCCGCGGTCACCGAGCAGCAGCACTGGCAACGCCAAGCCCGCTACGACGCCTACCAGGCCGCACTCCTCATAGCGGAGCAGCCCGTGTACTGGGGAGGGCAGGTGACCCGAGACGCGGCCGAAGCTTTCCGGCAGGACATGCTCCGCGCGATCGCCCGGATCCGGATCGTCGGAACTGTGGACGTCGCCAACAGCGCCACCCCCGTGCTGCGCATGGTCATCACGGCAGCATCTGCGGTCCCGCCCCAACAGGACCTCTCCTGGGACGACACGGACCGCCGTGAGGCCGCCCGCCGGTTCGCGTTGCTCGTAGAAGCTGCCCGGCACGTCCTCGAACAGCTCCCGACCTGACCCCTACGAACGACGATGGCCCCCACCGGTGAGGGTGGGGGCCGGGGCGATCCCTGGCGAGGCGCTTGGGGCGGCCATAGCAGCGGCCGACAGACGGCAGTCTACTCAGCGAACTCCCCGCCCGGGGAGAGAACCGACCACACCCGCCACCGGGACAGTGGGACCAGGGCGCCGCACTTGGACATCGAACGGCACATGTCCGCTCGGACATCCGGACGATCCGCTCGGACAACTCCCACCCTGAGCCGACGGTGGGACCGGGACGCAGCTCGCCCGGCCCCACCTCGCCCAGTTCGGCTGGTTTCAGGATGGCTCGGGATCGCCGATGGCCTGCCGTACTTCCTGTGCGAGTTGGTGAGGGTGCGCCAGTTCCTCACCTGCCTCGATCGTGACGCTCCCGCCGTTGATCCAGAACTTCGACCCGTCGGAATGATGTTCCGCATCACCATCTCGCAACAGGGTCCATTCTGAGTCCATGTAGCCGAAGTAATAGGTCTCGGAACCGCGGGTGATGACCGCGGTACAACCGCTCTCCTCGTGGTCTTCATCGTGCTGGTGCTCATTCATCTCCGCCCCCTCGCCGAGGAGCGCGACTACGGCACGCAGGTTCGAGTGGAGGTTAGGGCTGGGCCGGAACTTCGAGGCCGCCCGGTGCAGAGAGGGCACCAGGGGGTGCATCGCCGTAACGACCTCCCCCAGTTGGCCGGCCACCTCACTGATCTGGTCCAGGGCGTCGGAGAGGGTTTCCTCCTCTGGACCGTCCAGCCCAGACACCTCAGGAAGTTCGACCTCGCCACGCTCCGCGATGTGCTCAACCGCCCGGATGAGCTTGCGCAGGTTGTCAGCGGTCGTCGCAACCTGAGCTTGGATGGCGGAGGCAACCACGGCTGCATCCTGCGGCGTGTAAAGCGCCCACTCGTGGTCGAGAGCCTTCCCGAGAGCCGTACTGGCGAACGCCGCTGTGCACGCCAGCGCCAGCGTGTCGACCGGCTCATGCGCATCATCCCCAGCCTGCTCTGCCGAGCCGACCAGGTCATTGACGTACGAGAATCCCTGATCATCCGTGTCCGCCCACTTCAGGTGCAAGGCGCCGAACTCTTCGATATCAGTCACAGGCACATCCTTTCGTTCTCTGCTCTGTGGAGATGGCCAGTCGCCCCAACCAGGCCAACGACACCGGTCAGAACGGCGCCAGGACGTCCTGCCCCGCAGGGGAGTCGGCGCGCGCTCGGCACCGCTGGCACAGGGTGTCGGTGCTGGCCCTCGCGAGCGGATCCCCGCACGGGCATTCCCGGAACCCGCCGGGCGCCCTGGCGGGTGTGGATGCCGCAGGCGGCCGCGGAGGCGGCACAGCGGCCGCCTGGCGGCGTGCGGCCCGTCGCGCGGCGAGCCGCTCCGGGCACACTGTGCACGCCTCGCCGGTGTCGACGTCGGCGCCGTCCTCGCACCTGGGGTTCGCACACCCGTACCGGTCGCCGGCCTTCAGCGGCCGGACCATGCCGATCGCCGCGCCCACCGGGCTGTCCAGTGTCCCGGCGTAGTGCTTCGCCGCGTAACCGTGCTGGCCCCACCGACGCTCAATCCGCACCCCGAGCTGGGCCGCGGTGCGATCCGCCCCCGGGCAGTCGCCCGCGAGCGCATCAAGGATCGCCTGCGTCAGCGCCGGCACCAGGCTCACGCCCAACTCCGCAGGGAAGTACGGAAGAACCCGCTGCGCCTGCTGCAACTGATCCCGGGTGTGCCGTGCTGCTGCGCTCTTCCGCCCGGCGCGGCGCGGCGCTGGGCCGTCTTCCTGAGTGGAGGAGGGGCTGTCGTTGCTGGACGCGGCGGAGCCGCCTTCACCCTCGCGCGCGCTACTACCGTCAGAAGGCCTCCGGCCGTCCACGACGCTACGCGCCGAAGGCGCATCTCCACCGGTCATACCAAGAGTAGGTACCAGAGGGACTTCGGGTTCCGGCAGGTCAGGTGGCGGTTCCGGGTCGGAAATCCAACCCCCGGGGTCGGATTTCCGACCCGGCGGGTCGGTAAACCGCCCCCCGCCCTGACCTGCACCGCCCTCGTTCTGGTCCGGGTCGGAAATCCGACCCGCCGACATCTCGGCGTCCTCCCGGGAGATGGATGACAGCTTGTCCTCGGTGTTCCGCCACCCCGAGTAGCCCTTCGTGGGCATGTCGTTGATGCGGAGTCGGATGGGCCGCCCTGCAGCTGCAGGGCGGGATGACGTCTTGACGGGCAGGCCCTCCGGAGTAGTCACCAGGCCCACGGCGGACAGGCCGGCGAGGATTCCACGTACGCGCGTGAGGCTGCTCGGCTGTCCCTTCGTGGGCCCGGGGATGAGAGCGCAGAGGTCGTCCAGGGCGAGCTTCCGTACGGGGTTCTTGTACTTCTCGATCACCAGGGACCGCAGGATCAGATAGCCCCGGACCTCGGCATCACGGAGTTCCGGGCACAGGCCGATCCAGTCGTGCACACGGGTGGTGTACCAGCCGCCATCGTCGGGGCCGTACAGCTCGACGGGTACAACGTTCTCAGCGTCGCTCATCGGGACCGCCCGAAGGTGGCCGCGATCACGTAGCCGGAAGCGCGTGGGATGTCGTAGGGGGCGGGTAGCATCGCGCTCGGACCAACTTTCACCAGGTGGGTCTGTACGTGACAGCGGGTGCCAGCCCGCTGGACTTCGAGCGGCCGGTGGGACTGAAGTCCCAACCGGCCGTTTCGTACGTTAGGACGGCCACGTGCTGTGCTCGGGGTGCCGCGCAGGTCGATCATGGGGACACTCGCTGACTTGGAATTCGGCCGCGGCCGCCACGCTTAGGACCCGACCTGAAGAAGGCAAGGAAGACTTCCTTGTCCATCGTTCGGCTCGCGCCGACTACGAGGTACGGGACCATGCCTTCCTGCTCGCCGAATGGCCAATCAGGCGATGTGCGGGCTAAGTACCGCACTCCGTCCGGGGTGATCTTGTCCACAAGACCCAGGCTGGCCAGCAGAGCCGCGCCAGAGACGAAGGTCACGTGGGTATCCGTCTTGGCCACAGCCGCAGGCACGAAGGTGCGCTTGGAATCTGGCACCTGCTGTCTCAGCGAGGCAGGAAGGGACTGAACTGCGTCAACGACTGCGGCGACGGCGTCTTCATCCTTGAAGGAGAACCACTCGCCGTGCAGGCGGCGGCCGACGAACTTGCGATGGAGCGCCTGCTCCAAGTCGCGGTTCCCCGGCCCGGACCAGAAGATCTTGACAGGAACGGGGGACAGGAACTGGATCTGACGGAGGCGCCTGCTGACCGAGTTCGAGATCCCGATCTTGACGATCTCTCCGTCCATGGTTCCGATGACATAGATGTAATCAGTCATGCCAGTCGCTCCTCATTCTGAACTGGCTCGTCCTGAGCCTGCTGCCGAGCCCGGCGGGGTTTCTTATCTCGTCCGCGTCCGCCCCGTGGGTGCTTACGGAAGTAGTCCAGGAAGACCCCGGTCTCCATCGTGCGCGCGTTGCCGACCATGACGTACGGGTGAGGTTTGCCCTCGCCGAAAGGCCAGTGGTCGACGTCCGTCCGAGCGGTGTAACGGAGGGCTGCGGCGGTCGCCTCCGGGTCGACGTCAAGTTCGACGAGGAGTTGGGCGCCGGTCTCGAAGGTCACGAATACAGGCTGGTCAGGTTCGTGGGCGGTCATCGAGGCCGCCCTTCAGGGCACAGGCTTTTACCGTGTCCCGGAAAAGGTAGGCTCAACGTCAGAACCTTTCTCGCGATGGGTTCGTGGGTGGGCGCGCTGCGTGCGTCTGCCTGTTGGACGGCCGGCCGGTCTGATACACCGGTCGGTCGTTCTATGCGTGCGAGGTCACCCTCCTTCCCGTGCGGTGCACAGGTGGCCAACGATGTTCTTGGCTCGGAGACACCTCACTCGGTGGCCACCTGCCACAGACCAGGGGCGTAGACGTCCTCCCACACCTCGATGGGGCCCTGTTCATCGTGAAAAACGTTCACGAGGACCAGCACGGGCACGGCAGCTCCTGACGGCACGGAGATACCCAGCGCATCCAGTTCGTCGTCGGCAGCCATCCGCGCACCACGCCGCTCCGGGGACTTCGTGATCGTGCGCCCGGTGCGCTCGGTGTAGATCTCCTGCCAGAACCGCGGGAGCGGTCTCGGCTCGAGCAACTCCGGCACGTCGATCAGCGCCCGCAGGTTGATGCAGGAGATGGCCACCACCGTGGGCGTGCCGTCCTTCAGGAACACCCGTGTGCGGAACACGATCTCATCGTGTAGATCAATATCGAGATCAGTGGCGAGCTCCGGATCCGCGCAGGACCGGAGCGAGACCTTGTGCCGTTCGGACGTCTCCTTGCTCGCGTACGCCCTTCCCGTGCGAGAGAGCCTGTCCAGTCGCGCGGCGGCCGTTGTAGCCACGCGAGGGCGGTCAACAACCACTGTCCCGACTCCGGGCAAGGCCGCCGTGAGCCCCTCCGACTTGAGCATCCGGAAGGCTCGGTTGGCTGTGGTGATCGCGACGTTGAACTTCTTACAGACGACCTTCATGGACGGCATCCGATCGCCCGGAGCGAGCGTGCCATCTGCGATCAGTTCCCGGTAGTGGGCGGCGATCTTGGCGTAGCCAGCCTTTTCGCTCATCTTCCCTCCCTTCATATGTAGTGCTCCATGTAGTGCTTGCTCTTCCGTGTGTAGTGCTCTACATTAGGCCGAGTCGGAGCAATACGCAACGACAGCCGGGGACTACGTCGGCCAAAAAGCCGAAAGGCCCAGGTGCTCGAACACCCGGACCTATCGGGGCCCGTAGGACCCAGCGAACCGCCCTACCTGCCATAACAGGAGGCCGATCCTGATGTCGGATCGTACAGACACGGTGCAGACCAGCACCATCCACCCGTCGAATGAGCGCGTCACGCGCGCCATCGCTGGGACCTCGAAGCCCACGCCCACCCCGATGCCCGGCCATCTCGTGGTCGAGCACTACGACAGCCTGTTGAAGGCTCGCGTGTCCGAGCCGCTGAGTGATGTGGCGGCCGACACGCAGATCTCCGCGACCGGCACGATCACCCGGGTCCGTCACCTCGACCCGGGCCGGTTCGGCCGCGTGATGGTCGTCCTGAGCTCGGACGACGGCAACAGCGCGATGGTCTCGATGGGCCCGGACACCGTCCGCATGGTGAACCCGCTGCTGATTGAGGGCGTGCGGGTCACGGTGTACGGCACGGTCGCCCGTGGCCACGTCGCGCACCGGGCCGGGAGCACCCCGGCGTTCATCGACGGGTACAACGCGCAGATGGTGCCGGTACCGGCCAGTGAGTTGCTGGCCGCGGACGATGCCACGTTCTGGGCGCACGGCAACGCGCAGGTGTCTGCTGGTTCGGTTTCTGTTGTGTCGGCGGGTGCCTGATGGGTGCTCACCGCATCACCGGGGCCGGTCCGGCCGGGTATGTGCACACCGCGGGCAACGCGGTGCCGGCGCTGGCCGAGCGCCACGAGGACCTCCTGGACAGCCTGTCGGGTATCCACCCGGGCCTGGACCAGATCCGCGCCGGGTTCCGGCTGCTGATGACCGAGCGCCTGTCGCTCGATGAGACGCAGACCCTGATGAGCGCGCTCGCCGGCGACCTGGACGGCAACGACGTCCAGGGCCTGCTGGCCGCGGCGATCGCCCGGCTCGCGGACCTTGAGGCGAACCCGTGCCTGCGCGACCTGGACCACGACACCGCGATGGACGTCCGCAGGATCGGCGCGGCCGTCGCGGTCGACCTGGACACCACCGCGCCCCGTGACCTGGTCGCGGAGCTGTCCGCCCGCACCGACCCGTACGCCGAACAGGACGGGGGCCAGCAGTGAGTGACCAGCAGGTTCCCGTGCAGCGCAGCCAGGCCGATCAGGACCTGGACCGTGTGATTGCCGCTGAGCCCGTGGTCGTGCCGGCCCCGCCGTCCGACCTCACCGACCCTGACGCGCACCGCCTCGGCATGCAGATCAGGGGGTGGTGAAGGTGATCACCGCTTGCGACTGGTGTGGCGACGACGGCCACGACGACGACCCGATCAGGCCCGAAGACGACGACTGACCCCCAGACCGCCTGGCGCGCGGGCCCGGTCGTCCGACCGGCCGGGCCCGCACCCCTACCGCAGCCTGACGGCTGTCCTCACCGGCGAGTACCAGCACCTGCTGGCCGGTGAGGAGAACCACCAGACACACCGACCAACCCGACCTCGAAGGAGCACCACTCGCATGACGAGCCACCCGACGATCCAGGCGGGTACGGACGCCATCGCGGTGACCGCACAGGTCGTCCGCGATTACGGGCCCGACAGCCAGGAGGCGCAGGAGGCCGCGGACGCGGTCGTCACCACCGTCAACCGGGCCATCGCCGCCGGCGTCACCCCGGCCGACGTCCGCAACGCCTGACCCCGCCAACCACCGCACCAACCCGCACCCGCCGATCTCGATCCCGAAGGAGCACCACACCGCATGAACATCCGACTCGCCCAGTTCCGCCAGGAGGCCGCCGCCCGACGGCCCGGCAGCATCGTCCGCGACGGCCGCCGGATCTACTTCACCCTCGCCGACAAGGCCGCGACCGTCTGGGACCTCCTCGACGGCCCCAAGGCTCGCTACCCGCACACCCGGGCCCGGCTCCTGTCGGGCCTCGCCGTGCTCGAGCAGCAGATGGGCGACGCGTACGCCCAGGGCTGGAACGTCACCCGGGAGGACCAGGAGATCACCCAGGTCTGCGCCGACACCTCGGAGCTCCTGCAGCTGCTCGCGTCGGCCTCGGTCGCGGAGAACCTGGAGTTCCGTACCCGCGGATCGGAGGACTGGGAGGACGCCTTCGGACACGTCCTGGACCAGCTCGTGGAACACCAGTCCGAGCCGGCCGTTCTGGCCGAGCTCGCCACCCGCCTGTACCTGGCCGCGTACCCGGTTGTCGGCGGCGATGTCGCCGAGACCATCAGCCGCCTCCAGACCGCGTTCGTCCGCATCGCGCTCGCGCAGCAGGAGCAGGACGCCTCCGGCTCGATGCAGATCATCGTCCCGCAGTTCGAGAAGCCGACCACCATCACGTTCGGCGGCACGGCCTCCTGACCCGCCAACCCCCACCCCACCCGCCTCAACCCGGAAGGACACCGATCCCCGTGACCACCGCCTCAGCCGCCATGACTGTGACCTGGCACCACGGCTTCGCGCTGCCCGACGGGACTCCTTACCCGCTGCGCCACGTCCTGCCCGACCACTTCGCGGACCTCCCGTACTTCGACCACCGCACCGTCGGCCTCGCCGCCGATCAGGCCCGCACCGCGCAGGCCGTCCACGAACTCGCCCACGCCGTCCTGTGGATGGCCGCGGGCATCCACGTGGTCGACGCCGCCATCGGCACCGAGGAAGGAATCGCTACGGGCGGCCCCGTCCCGCCTCACGCTGGCCTGGGCTGCGCTGTCGGGCTCGCCGCTGGCGAACGCGCAGAAGACCGCTGGCTCCGCGAAACCGGTCTGTGGACTGAGGAGCGCGCCGCAGTCGCCGAGGTCGGCGCCCACCGCGACCGCGGCGTCATCCTCGCCGCAGATGTCCAGCCCCGCGTCACCTTCGGCGGCGGCGACGGCTACGACTACGCCCACCTCCACGCCCTCGCGGACCAGGCCCTCAGCCTGCACTGGCACCGCATCCTCACTGTCGCCCCGTACCTGGTCCGCGCCACCCGCCTCACCGGTGACGAGATCGCCGCGCACGCCGGTCTGCCCAACCCGCCGCTCCACAACCTCACCTGACCCGCCCACACACCACCCGCCTCAACTCGGAAGGACACCGATCCCCGTGACCACCGCCCCGATCGCCCCCACGGCCCGGCCGCTGCCCGAGGCCGCGATGCCGGCCGCGAGAGCACCGCACCCCAGCGGCTCGGGGCTGCCCGCCATAACTCTCCCGCCGACCACCACCACGGCGCCCGCTCCGACGACGTTCCGCGAGGCGGGCCTGGCCCACTACGAGAGCCAGGTCGCCATCGCCGAAGTCAAGGCGGCCGCCGTCGACTCTGCGCCGCCCGTGTTCACCCGGCCGGCCCGGCCCGCGACCGCCAACGCACGCCCCACCACGGCGCCCGCCGGGCCGGCCACCAAGACCACCGCGCAGGCGCCGGACAAGAAGCCCTTGTTCGACCGTGTCGGCCCCTGGATCGCGCTCCTCGCCGCAGTCGGCCTCACCGCGTCGGGCGAGTACGGCCTCGCCAGGATGGTGGGCTTCCCCTCCTCGATCGCCTGGGCGCTGCCCACCGCGATCGACGTCTACGTCATCCAGGCCATGCGCCGTCACCGCGACGTGGCCGCCGCCCTCATCCTCATGATCGCCACCAACGCGCTCCTTCACCTCGCTGAGGCTCACCTCGTGGGCGTCACCAAGACTGGCCGGCCGCACCACGAGACGTGGACCACGCAGTGGTGGCTGATCGTGTTGGTCGCCGCCATCGCCCCCCTCATCGTCTGGCGCGTCCACCGCATCACCGAAACGCACCCTGAGAAGGTCGCCGCAACGGCCGCCCGAAACGACCTGCGGAAGAGCGAAACGGTCTCCGGTGAAACGGCCTCCGCAACGGATGTGAGCCGTGAAACGGCCGTTGCACGCGACACCGTTGCGGCGGCCGCAACGCCCCGTGGAACGGTCAGTGCAACGCTTCCCGACCGTTCCACAGTCCCCAGCGAAACGGTCGGTGGAACGCTCCCCGGGCGTTCCACGACGGACCGTGAAACGGCTTCCGCAACGCAACGCCCCGCCACCCCTGCAATGGGTGAAACGGCCCCCCCGCAGCGCGCAATGGGCGGCGCAGCGCGCAACGCAACGCCCCGAACCCGCCCCGCCGCAACGCCCCGTGAAACGACTGGGTCCGTTGCAACGCCGATCGACCGCAACGCCCAGCTCGACATCGTCAGCCGTTTCGTCGACGAGTGGAACGGGCCCGACGAGAAGCTCCCGTTGCAGCCGATCGCCGACGCGCTCGGCCGTTCCAAGCCCACCGCGTCCCGGCTCGTTCGGGAGTACCGCAACCTCAAGTCCGCCTGATCTCCGAGGAGAAACACCGTGCCGATCACGTTCCGCAAGTCCTTCATGATCTTCCCGCTCGTCCGCCTCAACATCAACGCGAAGTCGTGGTCGGTGACGTTCGGCCGGAAGCACGGCGGCCCGCACTACACCACCTCGTCCACCGGCCGGCGTACGACCTCGATGGACCTGCCCGGCCCGTTCGGGTACCGCAACTCGTCCGGCGGCGGCCGCCGCCGTGGCCGGTCCTGACCGGTCACGCAGTCCACCCCGCCACCACCAGCGCAACACTGCCTGACCTGCACAAACGCACAGCATCCGATCGCGAGAGGAGTACCACCATGAACGTCGACGCCCTGTTCACAGACGACGGGCTGAGGGAGTTCACCGACATCGAGCGGGACCAGCACATGGAGGCTGGCCGCCAGTACGGGCAGATCGGTCAGATCATCCAGGGCCGTCTGAAGCAGACCCCGATCGAGGGCGACCGTCCCTTCGCCGCAGGTCGGCGGGCCCGGAAGGTCGCCCGGAAGATGAAGCGGATGCAGCGCGCCTCGGAGAAGGCCGCGGCCAGTGCGGAGGCGCTGTACGCCACGTACAAGCACCACGTGCTGGAGTTGCCGGAGCGCCGGGCGGTGACCGCGGAGCGGAAGGCGGCCCGGAAGCAGCAGCGGGCCGTGGCCAAGGGCGCGTTCGTGGCGAAGTCGCTGGACAAGTCGACCCGGTTCCTGGCCGGTGATGCGGCAAACCCGCAGGCCAGCGGCGGGCAGCAGCAGGAGCCGCAGTACCTGGACGCGCCGTCGATGGGCTTCGGGCGGGCGGCCGGCGGCGAGGACTGGTCGCCGGAGGGCATCGGCGAGTTCTTCGCGAAGGGCCAGCGGTGAAGCGGATCAGTGCCGAGCGGCGGCGGGCGAACCAGGCAGCGCACTGGAACGCCCGCCAGGCCGCGGCCACCACGCCGGAGGAGGTCGTGACGGTGTGGTTCGACGCCTGCCGGATGGTCGCCAAGCAGGCCGCGAACAACGGCCAGCCCGACGCCCACAGCAAGCTCGCGGACCACCTGCACGACTTCTACAAGCGCTACGCCGAGTGATGAGTGTGGTCATCATCATCACCGCGAAACGCGGTGACGATGCGCCCAAGGTGCGCGCGCGACGTGCGCGCGCGAGGATCGCCCATTCCGTGACTGTCTGTCAACTCTGAAGGAGGTGGCCCATGGACCGCGACGATGACAACAACGTGATCAACTTCCCCCGGATCGGGTTCGACCTCACCCCCGCCCGGCCCGCTCCGGTCGCGCCGGGTGCTCCGGTCGCGCCGATGTTCCCGCCGGCGGCCGGCCCGGCAGGAACCGCTGCTGGGGATGCGGCACCCGCCACGGGCGGGCGCCGGTCCCCGATGGACACCATCGCCGCGCTCGCCCAGCCCGGCCTGGCCGACCCGGTCATCACTCCGCCGGCCCCGCCCGCGCCGGGGGTCGTTCCCGACACGTTCCGGGCCGAGCCCTCGAGGCCCGCGCACAGCGCGCAACTGGGTGCCCTGTCGCTGGCGGTCGCCCTCGCGGTGGCTGTGGCGGCGCTGCGCGGTATCCACTCCGCGGTCACCGCGTGGCGCGAGCACCGGGAGCACCGGCAGACCGTTGAGGGCCTGGCCGGCTCCGGGAGCAGCAGTAGGTCCACGCGGCGGGTTCCCTCCAGCCACGACTTCGGCAGTCAGTCCCTGCGCCGCACCTCGAGCGGTACCAGCGGCGGCCACCACTCCAGCGGTCCCAAGAACGGGGGCGGTGGCGGCGGGAGGAACACCCCCGGCAAGAACAACAGCAAGAGCGGCGGCACCGACAGCGCGCGCACCCAGCGCAACAACCGCTCCACGGACAAGAAGAACGGCGGCAAGCGGGGCGGGGGAGTGCTCGCCCCGTCGCAGCGCGGCAGCGGCGCCACCAAGACCAAGGACCGCAAGGACCGCAAGGACAAGCCCGGTGCGAAGGATCCCAAGGGGACCACGACGGATCGCCTGGGCCTGACCCGGCGCGACCGCCGGACGAAGTCGCCCCGCGGCACCTCCCTGGACAAGGGCACGCTCCGCTCGCCGAAGAAGAAGCGCGCCGACCTGGAGAAGAAGACCGCGAAGAAGGACCGGCTGTCCAAGAACAGCCCGGCGGCCGCCGACAAGCAGACCAAGAAGAACGGTGCGGAGCGCACCACGCTCACCGGGGCGGTCAGTAACGAAGCCGCGCGGCGCCTGAAGAAGCGCCGCAAGCGCCTCACCCCGGTCGTGAGCACCACGAACACGAGGAAGAACCGGAACAGCAAGGGCCCGGGCGGCAAGCCGGGCGGGGCCGCGGGCGGCACGTCCAGGCCGTCGACCAAGAAGGCCCAGGACATGAAGTGGAAGAAGAAGGACCGGGCCAACGGCTACTGGGGCAAGGCCCGCACCCGCGCCCACTCCTACTGGGACAAGCGCCGCACCGCACACACCGGCCGTCCCGGCACCACCGCCGGTGCCACACCTGGTGGTGCGGCCGGGTCGTCCAGCGCCGGGTTCACCGGCGGCGGCACCCGCCAAACGCCGTGGGAGGCAGCCGGGATGGCCTCCGCTACGGCGGCCGGCGGCTACACCACCACCGTCGAGCGCACCGACAACGTCGGTGACCAGGAGCGGCACTGGCGCGAGCCGGCCGGGATCGGTGCCGGCGCGCCTGCGCTGCCCGCGGCGCCCGTCCCGCACACCCGCCGGCCCGGTACCCGCCGTCCCCGGCCCATGCCGGGCGCCCCGGCCGCCCCCAGCACGCCCACCCGCAGTAAGGAGCCGCGCCCCATGTCCGTGCCCGCCAAGAGCCGCCGCGTGCCCGCGATGGACGCCCAGCACGAAACGGAAGTCAGCCTCGATGACGCCCTGGAGGTGCTGGAAGACCTCACCCGGGACAGCTTCAGCACCCACGACGACAGCGTGCGCCTGGCCGCCCGGGCCCGCAGGCTGCGGGAGCGTCTGGAGAACCTGGCCGTGGACCTGGCGGTCACCAACAACGTCATCGGCGTGCTCACCACATCGGCGATGGTCCGCCTCGCGGAGTCCATGGACATCCTCGCCCGCAAGGCCGACGAGATGCAGACCGAGTCCCTGCACGCCGCGGAGACAACGGAGGCCGCGGACAACGCCCTCAACGACGCGTACCGGCCCATCACCCAGGCCACCGCCGACGCCGGCCTGACCGTGCCGTCCGCGCGCGCCCACAACGAGACGTGAGGAACACCGTGAGCAGCATCGAACCCGTCCCCGCCAACGCGCCCGCCCCTGCCACCCCGAACGGGGCGGCCGCTGGCGGCCCGCAGCCCGCACCCGCCGCCGCGGGCGCAGCGGGGGCCGGGCAGGAGAACGCCCCCGTTCCCGCGGACCGGCCGGCCCGCACTGCCGGGGCGACGGCCGCCGGCGCCGTCGTGGGAGTGGTGAACTTCCTGACGCTGGCCGCCCGCGTCACCGCCCTGTCCGCCGCGGCGCTGCGCCTGAAGGAGAACGCGTGGGCGCTGCAGCGCCACATGGAGGACAACGCGGGCAAGGCCCAGACGCTGTCGGAGATGTGCGATGCCGCCGAAGTCGAGCCCCAGTACACCGCGCTGATCATGGAGTCGTCGAAGGCCCTGCGCAGGGTCGCGAACGCCTCCGGGGAACTCGCCGACACCGCCGACGTGATGGAAACCCACGCCCGCGGCTTCAACGACGCCCACGAGAGCGAGAACCGCGGCGTGTACGAGGCCGTGCAGGCGTCCGCTGTCCGCCAGCCCAAGCCGGGCTTCAACCGCGTCCGCTGACCCCCGTCCCGTCTACTGCCTGCCCACGATCCGCTGACTCTGCAAGGAGAACCCCCGGTGGCCGTCACCGACAAAGCCAAGACCCCAGCACCCGCCGCCCAGGCCGAGCCCGTTCCCGGCCACGTCATCCACCGGCGCGTCAAGCGCGAACGCCTCGCGTACGCCGCCGCCACCGCCGGTATCGCCATCGCCCCGCAGTTCCACGCGGCGTGGCCCGCCCACGCCGCGGCCGCGGCCACCGCGGTGGGGACCGTCGCGTGGCTGTACGACAAGGCCAGCAACCGCGCCGGCGACCACGAGGGGTTCGTCGTGACGTGCCAGCGGTGCCTGCCCGTCCTGACCGGCGCCGGCCTGTACCTCACCAACCTCGTCAACCCCGGCACGCCGTGGTGGGAGATCGCCGCGGCCACCGCCTGGGGCGCCCTCATGAGCTGGATGGCGCCCGTCACCCGGGCCGCGCACCTCACCCTGGAACTGCCCTCGCCCACCCCCGTGGCGGCCCTGGCCGTGGCCACCGGCCAGGCCGGCACCTACGAGGAGTACCTGGCCCGCCAGTGGGACACCGCGTCCGCCGCGGGCATGGCCTCCGGCACGAAGCTCACCGCGATCCGCCAGTACCAGCACGGCCGCGCCGACTTCGAAGCCGTCGTCGTCGCACAGAAGGGCCGGGCGGTGCCCGCGCTCAACGCCACCGCGCTCGCGGCCGCGTTCGACATGCCCGAAGGATCCGTGCGTCTGGAGGCGGTGCCCGGGTCCGGGCCCGGACGGCGCCGGCTCATCGCCACCCCCACCCTCGCCGACGCCGCCCGCGCCCAGCAGGACAAGATGCACACCCTGTGGGAGGACAAGGTCTCCGGGCCGACCGGCGCCGCCCCCGGCATGGCCCTGACCGGCTACCGCGTCGAAGACAACCGCATCGTGCTGCGCGTCCAGGCCCCCGAGAACCAGCTGATCTTCCTCCCGCAGAAGCAGCTCGCCAGAGCGTTCGGGATGAAGGACGCCAGCCTCCTGATGGTCGAGACCGACGGCCTCGGTGACGGTGTCATCTCCGTGTACCGCAACCACCCGCTCATTCAGGTCCGTGAGGCCACCGTCGCGGACCTCACCATGGCTGAGGACGGCACCATCCAGATCGGCCTGCGCCCCGACGGCCGCCCGGCCCGCATCCCGCTCTACGACCCCCAGATGGGAGCCATCACCGACCTGCTCGCCGGCGCGCCCGGCGCGGGCAAGTCCGTCACCCTCAACACGATGCTCGCCGCGGAGCGGATCTCCGGGATCGTCTCGATCGTCGCCGATGCGCAGGACGGCATGAGCCTGCCCGAGGCCGAAGGCCGCGTGTACCACTTCGGGAAGGGCATCGCCGCGACCGGCGCGACCCTCGCCGCCGCCAACGACCTCGCCAAGTACCGGGAGAAGATCAGCGCCGCCAACGGCTGGGGGTCCTTCGAGATTGGCAAGCCGTGGCGGCTGGTCAACGTCACCCTCGACGAGCTCAACCGGATCCTGTCGTCCGAAGCGACCGTGCCCCGGCCGTTCCGCAAGTGGGTCACCGGCCTGGTCGGCGACACCCAGGCCACCGGCCGCAAGCTCGGCGAGGGCATCCGCTTCGCCGCCCAGTCCATCCACCTCGCCGACCTCGGCGACAAGGAACGCATCCGGGCCAACGCGAAGAACGGCACCGTGTGGCTGGGCCGCGTGAACTCCTCCACCACCCAGCACATGGCCGCCGACGGTGTCCTCCCGCCCGGCGTCATCCTCGAACCCATCCCGCGCTATTTCAAGTCCGTCAGCGACATCGACGCCGCGTTCGAAGGCAAGGACGTCGAGAACGGGCCGATCACCGCCGGTATGGCCAACATCATTCAGGGCGGCAGCCTCTTCCTCGCCCGCACCTTCGGCGCCCGCAAGGAGAACAAGACCTTCCCCGGCCTCATTGCCCTCTACGAGAGCGCCCCCATCCCGACGCTGAGCCCCGACGAACACCGCGTCTTCCAGGAGTCCTACGCCTACTGGCTCCAGCACGCCGAAGACCTCCTCGCCGGAGAAGACCCCGACGGCGACACCGACCAGGTCGACGAAGACACCCTCGCTGAGACCCCCGCGGCCGCCAGCGACACCGGCGCCGTCGCAGACCGGATCCTCACCGTCCTCGCCGACGGCCCCATGGCCATCAAGGACGTCCGCGCAGCCCTCCCCGGCCTCGCCCCCGGCAGCGTCAACAACACCATGGCCAAACTCCACGAAGCCGGCCGCGTCACCCCCCTCAGCCGCGGCGTGTACCAGCGCACCACCTGACCAGGACCACGACCATGCCCCAGCACACACCGCCGCCCCCGGACGACCACGACGACCACGAGCGGCCCGGATACATCCGCTTCGACCCCGACCGCATGATCCGCAACTCGCCCTTACGCCGCGCCTTACGCGCCGCCGGACTCCGCACCCCCTTCGGCCTCGGCCGACGGCCCGAACCGCCCACCACCCGCCCCGACAACGACCTGGAGACCTGAACCCCCGTGACCGCCAGCCTCGACCCCAACCTGCTCGACCAGCAGGCCGCCGTGCTCTACGACACGGCGGCCTGGCAGGCCATGGTCGACGGCTGGCACACCACCACCCCGGCCCCCACCGGCCGCCCGGAGAACAAGCCGAACGGGGACGGCGCCGACCTGGTCACCGACGTCCCCGGCCTGCTCCTCACCCGCACCACCGAACAGCTCATCGCCGACGCCGGCGTCCGCCTCGGCCCCGCACCCGCCGACCGGCAACTCCCCGGCCGTATCGCCGCCCTCGTGCCCGACCGCCTCCACACCTGGCGCCGCCTCTACCAACCCGACCTCAAGCCGTCCGTGCAACTCGGCTACGCCGCCCGCGTGCTCGAGGAATGGGGCTGGCAGAACGAGCCCTACCGGCTGCGGTCCTTCGGCGGCGCCCGATGTGTGTGCGGGGCGATCCTCGCCGCCGAACGCCTCGGCTACGGCTCCCACACCACCGCCGGACGCTCCGCGACCTACGTCCTGTCCGAACTCCGCCGACAGGGATGGACCGAGCTCATCGGCCCGTGGAACCGTGCCCCCGGCCGCACCGCCGACCAGGCCACCGCCCTGCTCACCGCCGCCGGGCACACCGCGGCCCAGCAAGGCCACTGACCCACCCCACGCAGCACCGCGTGAAGAGCCCCGCCAGCGTGCGGGGCATCTTCATCCCCAACCCGACCCAACCTGGAGACCCTTCGTGTTCGCCACCGCTTTCGTCCTGCTCTACGTCGCCCACCTGATCGCGGACTACGCCATCCAGACCGACCGGCAGGCCATCCTCAAGTCCGAGCCCGGCCGCGCCGGCTGGTGGGCCAACCTGACCCACGCCGCAACCCACGTCGTCACCTGCGCGGTCGCCCTCACGATCGGTGCCGCCGTCTTGAACGGCGTGCACCTCCCCGCGGCCCGTACCGCCATCGCGCTCGCCTGGATCGGCGCCTCGCACGGCTTCATCGACCGCCGCTGGCCGGTCGCCTGGTGGATGGACAACACCGGGTCCGCCGACTTCCGTACCCGCGGCGGAGCCCCCCACGTCGACCAGACCGCGCACATCACCGCGCTCGCGATCGCCGCACTGATCCTCGCCTGACCCCAGCCCTGACCAGCACCGCAACCCGACTCGGGGCAGAACACGGTGGACAGCCCCGCACCCCCACCCCACCATCAGGGCAGCGGCCCGGGCCCACTCCACCCACCGGAACGATCACCGCAACCCCATGCTGTGATCACCCGGGCCGCCCAACAGCGCGTGCGGGCGCCGGGACAGCGCCGCACGCAGCCGGGACTGCTCACCCCGGCACGGTGTGTGGACCCCGGACCTGACACCGGGGCCCACACACCCACCCCCCACCGCACACACCGGGCCGCACGCACCAGCCCGGCAGCGCGGCAGACCGCGCGGCACGCGGCATCCCACTTCAGCTGGCCGAAGCCGCAGCACCCCGCGACCCAGTCCGGCACCGCCCGCCCCGCCGCCCACCCGGCACGCGCAGGCCCGCGGCCGCGCAGGGTGGCGGCCGCGGCACCCGGCAGGCCCCTGAAGCGGACCGGAGGCAGTACAAACCGCTCCCTGGGGTGACGATCAACCTTGCCCGGACCGCACCCCCTTAGTGCCGCAGGGAGCACCCATGCACGACCCCGCCACCACCAACCCGCACACCCAGCCGAACACCGCACCAAGCACCGCACCAAGCACCGAGCCGCACGCGGCACCGCACGACGGCTACACCTGGCCCACCTGCGTCGGCTGCAACCACAAACTGTGGGACACCGAGCTCGGCCGCTACGCCTGCCGCCCCTGCCAGGACAAAGCCGAACAGCACCTCGCCGAACTCGGCGGACTCTTCGCCGCCCTCGACGTCACCACCGCGCTCATCCCCGGCACCCGCCGCAGCAACAGCACCCCCAACCCGCCCACCGGCGGCCCCACCGCCGGGCGCGCCCACGCCCCCATGCCCCTGCGCATCGACGTCCTCGACCTCGCCGCCGCCGGCGGGATCGCCACCCGCCTGGGCGCGATCGAAGACGCCTGGCGCACCGTCCTCGGCTGGACGCTCCCCGTCACCACCGACGGCAAACGGGTCTACGCCGCCTGGCGAGCCGCCCCCCACACCACCATCACCGGCCACCTCACGTTCCTCCGCAACAACCTCCTGTGGGCTTGCTCCAGCTACAACGAAGTCGCCCAGGACCTCGAAGAACTCCGCCACCTCCACACCCAGGCCACCCACGCCCTGGCCGGCACGCCCCGACCCGGCCGCATCGAAGTCGGCACCTGCCCCACCCCCACCCACGCCCTGGCCGGCCCCGGACACTGCGGCACCCAACTCACCGCCACCACCGCCGGCGGAACCATCCGCTGCCCCACCTGCCACACCACATGGGCCGACCTCAACGGCTTGCGCGAACTCCGCAAAGCCCAGCACGCCCTCACCGAAGCCGACCGCGCCCTGGAGGCCGCAGCCGCATGAGCACCAGCAGCCAACCCGGAGGCGACGACAACACCCCCGGCGAGTACCAACTCGCCATGCCCTTCGTCCTCGTCAAATCCCACGGCGGCCCATTCGACGACTCCGCGTTCGTCGCCGGGTTCACGTGCGGAGCCCTCGACCAGGAGCTGACCGTCACCGCCGCAGTCCACACCCTGCCGCGCGAGCGGTATATCGACACACGGTTCATCTCGCAGGTCGACCTCATCGCGATGCAGCACGGCTACCAGATCCGCCTCGGAGACCTCGACGAAACATCCGGCTGGCAGATCGTCGAATTCGGCTGGGCCGACACCGAACCCCCAACCGAGGAGGGCTGACCCATGGCCAACACCCGAGACACCCAACGCGACCAGCCACTCCCCACACCAGGCCACCAGCCCGTACAGGCCGTGCTCATCGCCGCACTCGCCGAACGCCGCGACTACGGCATCCGCAAGTACGGCCGCCCCCTGGAGACCCACAACGGGCGAGACGCCCTGACCGACGCGTGGGAAGAGGCGCTCGACCTCCTCACGTACCTCACGCAGATGCGCCTGGAACGCGGCGACCATATCGGCGCAGTCACCCCCGCCGCACCGGAGGCGCCCCGTGCCTGAACCCACCGACGGCACCGGCAGCATCACCACACCCCAGATCACCCCGGCCGAAGGAGACCCCACGTGAGCCCCGACCCCAACAGCCCCCGCCGGCTGCCCATCGACGGCCCCGGCGCGTTCATCGCCCGCGACCACCTCGTGCAGCGGCTCACCACCCGCCACGGACTCGACCACGACACCGCATACACCGCCGTCACCCAGGTCATGCTCGGCGACAAGACCGGCCCCCACGCCCAGTTTGTCCGCGAAGAGGCCCTCGCCGTCATCAACGAGATCACCGCGCCGATCGCCGCCGAGGTACGCCGCTTCCTCGTACAGTTCCGGTCTGCCTTCGAACAGATCGGCCGGCACTGGAAAGCCACCATCGAGCAGGCATCCGCCCTGCAGCAGCAAGTCAGCCTTGAGCCCCTGGCCCGCCGAGACCGGCCGGCCTGGCAGTCCACATACGGCCCGGCCAGCCGCCGCCACTGACCAACCCCAGACGCTCAGCCACGAAGGACCACGACCATGCCCGGTCCCGACATCCCGCCCCAGCCCATCCTCGGGTGATGCAGTGTCACAAGCCGGTCACAGCACCCATCTACGGCCAAGCGGACTGACACGCTCATCCTTCACACACCACGCAAGGGGGGACGACCATGCGCGTACGTACGACCATCACCGTCGTCGGCCTGCTCGCTACCGGGACGCTCGCGCTCACCGCGTGCAACCCGAACAGCGACACCACCGGCAGCAGCAACAACGCCCCGGCGGCCGCGAGCAGCACGCCCGGAGCCACCACGGGCAAGGACACCAAGGCCGTGCCCAACCTGGTGGGGAAGGGCCTGCAGGCCGCGCAGGACGCCGCCCAAGCCCAGGGGTTCTACGTCCTGAAGTCCCACGACTCCCTCGGTCAGGACCGCCACCAAGTCCTCGACCGCGACTGGAAGGTCTGCTCACAGAGCCCCGCCGCCGGGAAGTCGGAGACCACCGACACGACCCTCGACCTCGGCGCGGTCAAGCTCGCCGAGTCCTGCCCCAAGGGCGGAGACCAGGCGCCGCCAGCGAAGACCGGCAAGACGATGCAGAACTTCGTGGGCAAGGGCCTCGCCGCGGCACGCAACAGCCTCCCGTCGAACGCGTCGATCACCACCAAGGACGCCTCCGGCCAGGGACGGATCATCATCCTGGAGTCCGACTGGAAGGTGTGCACTCAGACGCCGAAGCCCGGCACCGCCTACAACGGGCAGCCCGTGACGCTCACCGCGGTGAAGACCCGCGAGAAGTGCCCGTGAGGAAGGGATGGAGGCCGTGACCCTGCTGCGCCGGTTCTGGCGGAACGTCCCGCATGAGTTCGCCACGCAGATGCGGTGGGGGTGGTGCGACCGCTGCGGGCGCCACTACGCCCGGCACGTGGGCGAGGCTGACCTAGATCCCGCCGAGCAGGCCGTGGTGAGCAACATGCGCTTCTTCGGTGCCACCGATGCGCAGATCGCCAAGCGGCTCGGGTGCGCGACCTCCCTCGTGGAGGCTGTTCCCCGACGCGCCGTCAGCGATGCAGCTTGACGCCCCGACCTGCGCGAGCGTATTTTCTGATGCAATCGATCAGTTCTGTCGCAAGGGCCACCCCCCGCGGTGGCCCTTCGTGCGTCCGGGGGTGATCGAATGCCCGAACAGCACCTCGTCACCGAGGACCTCGCCGCGTACTGGGTCGGCCGTCCGCCGTCCACGATCCGCCGCTGGGCCGCCGAACGCCGCATCACCAGACACCACGCCACCAGCGGCCGCCGCAACGGCGTCCTCTACGACCTGTGGGAACTCCCCGCCGCCAGACGAGACGAGACCACCAGAGCCGTCATCGAACCCGGCGCAGCCCCACCCCTCCCTCAGGCAGCCGGCCAAGCCGCCGCCTAACCCCCCAGACGCCCCGCCGGTTCATCCGATACCGGGGCCAGCAGGCCGATGCCCCAAGGGCGACACCTGCCCCTCGCGGCCTGGGTGAAGGGGCCCGGGCCGCGAGGCACTCCCTCCCGCCACCTATAAGGACGACATGGCCACCGCTATCCACCGGTACGAAGTCCCCGTCGATGACTGCTGGCACTCGCTACCTCTGTCTGGTGATCTCCTCCATGTTGCCGCCAGGCAAGCGGACGTTGTCGAGGTGTGGGCCTTCAGCGGTGGCGGCACAACCACGGCGCGCACCTTCCGCGTTTTCGGTACCGGCCAGTCCCTCCCGGCTGGCGACCCCGTCGACTATCGAGGCACCGCGCTCGCCCCGAATGGGCTCGTGTGGCACTTGATGGAACGCAGCCACTGAACTCCCGCTGTCCGACCGGCCAGCCCACGGAACCCATGGGCGGGCAGCGAGGACCAACGACTACGAAGCGCTCCCATGCAGCCGGTGTGCTGGCGACACGTCCGCCCCGACGACGGGCCGATCCGATTCCGGCCGTAGCGACGGAGGTCGACGCTGTGCGCGAGGTCACCCAGACGATCCTGGCCGACCAGATCCCCGGCGTGCCCGGCAACTGCCTCCAAGCCGCCGTCGCCAGCCTCCTCGAACTCGACCTCGATGACGTGCCGCACTTCATCACCCACGACGACTGGCTCCAGCACCTCGTCAACTGGGGCCGCGAGCACGGCTACCTCGTCATCTCCCGCCCAGACGACGCCGTCCACATGGGCATCGCCTGCGGGCAATCCGAGCGCGGCCACCAGCACGCCGTGGTGCTCATCGACGGGCAGATCGCCTGGGACCCGCACCCCTCCCGCGCCGGGCTGGTCAGCATCAGCTGGGCCATGTCGTGGGAACCACTGGAACCTCAACCGTAAGGACCCCCGTGCACCTCGCCCGTCGCCTCGCCGCAGCCGCTGCTGTCGGCACCGCACTGCTCGCCCTCGCCGCCTGCGGCCACGACAAGCCCGGCCCGGCCCCGTCGACCACCACGCCGACCGTGCGGCCGACGACGCCCCCGCCCACGAGCAAGCCACCCACCACACCCCCGACAACTCCCCCCACCACGCCGCCCCCGACCGCCACGGGCACCGCGCTGGTGGGCGGCCTCATCGGCGGCGCCAACGGCTGACCGAGCCACCCCGCGGCGTCCGCCGGAACAGCGGATCGTTCACCCACCACGACCTGTACGGAGCCGAGGCGTGATCTCTGTTCTCCTGCCGTCCCGCGGCCGGCCGAAGGCCCTCACCGAGTCCATTGCGAGCCTCCTGGACCATGCGGACCGGCCCGGCACTATCCAGGTCCTCGTGGCCGCGGACCCCGACGACCAGGCCACGATCACCACAGACCTGCCGTGGCAGGCCACCGTGTGGACTGCCCCCGAGCGGTACGGCTACTCGCGCCTCCACAAGTACGTCAACCGCCTCGGCGAAATGGCTGAGGGCGAGTGGCTGATGCTGTGGAACGACGACGCCCGGCTCCTCACCCCCGGCTGGGACACCGCTGTTCACCAGCGGCCCCGCGGTGTGCTGTGGCCCCACAGCAACGATGTCGCCGGATGCAACACCTTCCCGATCTGGCCCGCCGCATGGACCACGGCGCTCGGCCACGTGTCACTGTCGCCGCACTGCGACTCCTGGATCCAGGACCTCGGCCAGGCCGTCGGCCGGCACGAACGCGTCGACATCGAGATCCTCCACGACCGGGCCGACCTCACAGGCGGCCACGACGACCAGACCCGCGCCGACTCCCTCGCCGGGTACCGCACGCAGGAGTACCACCACCCCGACATGCAACAGGCCCGCGCCAACGACACCACCGCCCTGCGCCTGCTGCTGACCTACGCGGAGCTGCCGTGACCGACCCCGGATTCCTCGACCGGCAGACCGCCGCCTGGTCCCGTCCCCCCGTCGACGACGTCGGCTACATCCCCTCCGCGGACCTCCTCGAACTGCCCAACGACGAACTGCGGGCGCTGGTCGAACAGATGCGGACCACCCGGTACACGGGCTGGCGCAACCACAACAACCTGTGGCGCGACCTCATGGGCCTCGACGACCCCGCGGACAGGGACATCCTCGACTTCGGATGCGGCACCGGCGTCGAAGCCCTCGAACTCGCCCTCGCAGGGAACCGGGTCGACCTCGCCGACATCAGCCCCGACAACCTGCACCTGGCCGTCCGCGTCCTCAGCCTCTACGCCGACCAGATGCCGCCCCGCCTCCGCCTCGACCGCCCCCTCACGATCTACCGGGCGCTCGGCGAACCGCCCTACATCGAAGCCGACCCCGCCTCCTACGACGTGTTCCACTGCAACGGAGTCCTCCACCACATCCCCTGGGCCCGGCAGATCATGGAACGCGCCCACACCCTGCTCCGCCCCAACGGCATCGCCCGGATCATGGTCTACAGCGACCACGGATGGCGGCAGGCCACCGGCACCGAACCGCCCGACGACGTCACCGCCGACCCCGTGGTCCTCGAACGGTTCGTCCGGGCCTTCGACCAGGTCGGCGAATACGCCGACTGGTACGACCAGGCACGCATCGAGCAGCGCTTCGGCGACCTGTTCACCATCGAACGCTTCGCGTACCTCACCCCCGAGAAGCGGTACTGCGCCGCCGTCCTCAGGAAGCGGGAGGCATCGTGAGCACCATCGGATGGGTCGGCCTCGGCAAACTCGGCCTCGTGTGCGCCCTGGTCCAGGAGAAGCACGGCGGGCACCACATCGTCGGCTACGACCCCTCAACCCGCCCCAACGAGATCCTCTGCGGCCAGGCACCACCCCCGCAGGAAGACGGCATCGAAGCGCTCCTCGCCGGCTCCAACCTCGAACTCGCCTCCACCCCAGCCGGGGCGGTCGCGGCAACCGACGGCGTGGTGTTCGTCGCCGTGCAGACCCCGCACAGCCCCGAGTACGGCGGCGAGCAGCCCATGCCGGCCGAACCGCGGGACTTCGAGTACCAGTTCCTCGTCCAAGCCGTCCGTGACGTGTGCCGGGCCGCCTACCAGCAGGCCAAGCCCATCACGGTCGCCGTGGTCTCCACGTGCCTGCCCGGCACGATGAACCGCCTCATCCGGCCCCTGCTGAACCAGTTCACGACGCTGGTCTACACCCCCGCGTTCATCGCGATGGGAACCACCGTCGCCGACTACCTCAACCCCGAGTTCGTCCTCCTCGGCGCCGACCACCCCACCCACACCCGGCCCGTGATGGACATCCACCGCACCCTCCACGACCGCCCCGCACAGGTCATGGGCATCGAGTCCGCGGAGCTCGCGAAAGTCGCGTACAACGTCGTCATCTCCACAAAGATCGTCATCGCCAACGCGCTCATGGAGATCTGCCACAAGACCGGAGCCGACTGCGACGCCGTCACCGACGCCCTCGCCGCAGCCACCGACCGCGTCATCTCCCCGAAATACATGCGCGGCGGCATGGGCGACGGCGGCCACTGCCACCCCCGAGACCTCATCGCCATGTCCTGGCTCGCACAGCGCCTCGACCTGTCCACCGACGTCCTCGGCTACATGGCCCGCGCCCGCGAAGCCCAGTCCGGATGGCTCGCCGACCTCACCGAGCAGTGGGCCCAGCAGACCGGCCTCGGCATCACCATCCTCGGCAAGGCGTACAAACCCGGCTCCGACCTCACCGGTGGCAGCCCCGCACTCCTCCTCGCCCACCAGCTCCGCGAGCGAGGCCTTGAGGTCGACCACAAGGACATCCACGTCGACGGCGAGTTCGACCTTCCCCACGTGCCCCGCGTCTACGTCATCGCCACCCGCCACGAACACCACCGCACCCTCGCGGTCGCCCCCGGATCGGTCGTCATCGACCCGCACGGCTACATGCCCGACCAACCCGGCGTCACCACCATCCGAGTCGGGAGGAAGATGTGACGGGCATCGACTACGACCTGGAGTTCCTGGAGGACGGCAGCACGATCGACATCATCTCGATCGGCATGGCCGCCGACGACGGCCGCTCCTACTACGCCGTCAACAGCGACGCCGACTGGGAACGGATCAAGGCGAACGACTGGCTCGTCCGCAACGTCCTGCCGTCCCTGCCCATGAGGGGCAAGACGACGCTCGACACCTACGTGGCCAACCACCCGAACCACTACCCGCGGCCGGGACTATCCATGGTCGGCCCCGACAAGGCCGACAGCCGAGTGAAGCCCCACTGGGTCATCGCCAACGAGGTCCGGGACTTCATCCAAGCCACCCCCGAGCCCCAACTGTGGGCGGACTACGGCGCCTACGACCACGTCGCCCTGTGCCAACTCTGGGGAACGATGATGCGCCTGCCCGACGGCGTCCCGATGTGGACCCACGACCTGCGCCAAGAGATCGAGCGCCTCGGCCTCACCGACGCCGACCTCCCCCAGCAGGAAACCGGGCTCCACAACGCCCTCAACGACGCGTACCAGAACCAGGCAGTACGGCGCTGGCTCGCCGAGCACGAAGTGGAGAGCCGAGCATGATCGCCGCCGACGTCATCGCCGCCTGGGACCGGCCCGAAGCCGCCGGCTCCATCCACCCCACCCGCGGCATCTCCGAAGACGCCTACTGGGCATCCGGCCGCGCACAAGCCGACCTCCTCGCCGCCGACATCCCCGCCGGCGCCCGGGTCCTCGACTTCGGATGCGGCGACGGCCGCATCTCCATCGCCCTGCGCGCCCTGGGCTACGACGTGACCGGCGCCGACGCCTCCGAGCACATGCTCACCGCCCTCACCGCCAACGACCCAGACCTGACCGCGTTCCAGTCCACCGGCGACAACTTCACCGACCACTTCGGCCGCCGCAAAGTCGACGCCGCCGTGTGCCTCGCCGTGCTCATCCACCACGACTACGCCACCAGCGAGCACCTCGTCACCGCCCTGCGCGGCATCGTCAAGAAGGGCGGCACCCTCGCCCTGGACTGGCCCACCTCCGACGACCCCGCCGAAGGCGCCGCCTGGCTCGACGTCACCACCTGGGACCGCCAACGCCAGAACGACCTCGCTGGCCGGCTCAAGATGGAACGCCTCGACAACCACGACCGGCCCTGGAGCCTGTGGCGGGCCCTGTGACCGTCGCCGCCGTCATCCCCTGGCGGCCCGGCACACCCGAGCGCAACGCCCACCACGAGACCGTCCGCACCCACCTGACAGCGCTGCTGCCCGACGCGCTGCACCTCGATGTCGACAGCGCCCACGAGCCGTTCAGCCGGGCCGGCAGCCGCAACGAAGGCGTACGGCAAGCCCAGGCCGCCGGCGCCGACATCGTCGTCATCTGCGACGCCGACACCCTGCCCCAGGCCGAGCCCCTCCACGCCGCGATCGCGGACGCCACCGACGGCGTGCTGCACCTGCCGTACACCTGGTACCGCGGCCTGTCACAGGCCGGCACCGCCGCCTACCTTGCAGGGCAGCCCGCCGACGACTGCCCGAGCGACTGGGCCCACGAATGGGCCACCGGCGGCGTCCTCGTCATCCAACCATCCGCCTGGTGGGCGGCGGGCGGCATGGACGAGGCGTTCACCGGCTGGGGCTTCGAAGACACCGCGTTCCGCACCGCCGCTGACGCCCTCCTCGGCCCCGCCGCCAAGCACCCCGGCACGATCACCCACCTGTGGCACCCCCTCGAATCCGGCCTCGGATCACCCCAGCACATCGCCGGAGGCCAGCGCATGCAGCGCTACGTCGACGCCACCGGCAACCCCGACGCGATCCGCGCCCTCATCAACGAGCACACCCACCAGACCGCCTGACCGGAAAGGCCCGCGCCCATGGCCACCGCCACCACCACCGACAGCCCCCTCGTTGACCACGCCCGCCGTGAACTCACCCTGCGCGGCGAAGACCCCTGGATCGTGGACGGCCTGTGCAAGGTCGTCGCCGCCTTCGCGGACATGGGACACAGCGGAGGCTCCGCTCCCATCGCCGCCGACTACCTGAACCACCTGCTCCGCTACCGCCCGCTGACTCCGCTCACGGACGACCCCGCCGAGTGGATCGACCGGGCGCAGGAGATGGGCGGCAATCCGTTCTGGCAAAACGTCCGCGACCCCCGCGCCATGTCCACCGACGGCGGCAAGACCTACACCCTCGTAGACGAAGAGCCGCTCACCAGCGACAGCGGGCAGCCCGTCCACACCAGCCAGCCCAAGGCGGCCTGACATGGCCCGCATTCAGATCCTCGAACTCCCCGAAGGTGCCAGCGACGAGCGATCGCCGTTCGCCGTCATCATCGACCAGGTGCAGGACGTCGATGCTCTCCGCACGAGCCTCGGCCTGGACAGCTCGGTCCGTGACGCCATGGGAGCTCGCGTCATCCTCGCCTTCGAGGAGACCGTCGACATCCCCGCCAACGAGCCCGCCTACGCCACCGAGCTCACCGGAGAAGGCGACAGCGTCACGGCCGGCGTCGTACACCTCAAGGTCGAGCCCGACCTCACCGGCTTCGATGAGAGCCTCGGCGCTGCTCTGGCCGGCGCCCAACGGATCGCCAGGACCTACGCCGACCGGGAGGTCCGCAAGTACAACGACGGTGCCGCCCTCGGCGCTCTGGCTGCCGACCGGGAGCCTCCCGCGTACGCCGCCGGCGGCACCATCCGCAGCCAGCCCTCCGTCGGCCTCACCTCCGAACAACTCCGCAGCCGTGCCACACAGGCCGCGGGCGAGCCCGCCCCCGAGTGCCCGTGATCAGCTACACCCTCGCCATCGACGGCGAACGCGCGCCCATCACCATCCACGACAACGCCCTCACCCTCAAACTCACCGACGGCTGGGCCACCTTCATCGACCCCGACGGCATCGCCGCAGCCTTCCCCACCAGCCGCATCCGCTCCCTCATCCGCACCGACGACCTCCCCGAGGAACCGCCACCGCCCGAGCCGAGGTGACCCCATGGCCGACACCGGCGGCGCACAGCGCCACCCCGCCGACACCGAACACCTCATGGAGTATTGGGCACACGGACCCGGCGCAGCCAAGATCGAATGGGGCGTGCCGGGCGACTTCGACCGCTGCGTCACGGAGCTCGGCAAGTACGTGCAGCCCGGCATCGTCAAGGGCCTCTGCTCCAACCTCCACCAGCGCGCCACCGGCGCCCGTCCCGGCCACGCACCAGGCGAGCAAGCAGCCCACCAGGCCGAAGGACAGTAGGCCGTGCCGAGCCAGGGACGCCGTTCTACGCCACTGCCCAAGGGCTGGCACCGCATCCGCGGGCGCATCCTCAAGCGCGACGGCCACGCCTGCCAGTGGCCCATGCTCACGGGCGGCACATGTGGTGAGCCGGCCACCGACGTGGACCACAAGGTCGGCGCCGTGGCTGGAGGCGGAGACGACGACACCAACCTGTGGGCCCTGTGCTCCTGGCACCACAACCAGAAGACCGCAGGCGAAGCATCCAGGGCAGCACACGCACGGCCACCCCGCGCCCGGCCGGCCGAGCAGCACCCGGGCCTGCTGTCGTAGGGCGAGGCTGGTGGGCATCACGTGCGCTTGATCATCACGCTGTGATCATCGTAGTGATGTGGCACTGATCGGCTGATCGAACGAGCTTGCGAGTCGGTCGTGATCGGCCTTGGCAAGATCCAATCGGACGCCAGCATGATCGACTTCCGGGGAGTCCAGGCCGGCCGGTCCAAGATTGAACATGGGTGGTCTGAACCTCTCGTCAAGATCAAACGACGGGCCAAGATCACCCTGGGGGGCCACCCCAAGATCAAAAAATCCTGAGGATCGGGCACGTTAGCACCTCGCGGTGCGCGCGACTCTGGGGATCTGATGATCATGGTCTGACCTGCGCTGATGTCGGGCGCCTTCGCCAGGCCGCCGGCCGACCCCCGATCGGCCTTGGAAATCTCGATCGAGAAACAGCAGGTCAGATGCTGGATTGCCGTTACACAGCCTGTTAGGCTCTCCAACATGAAGACGCGCCGCTGCGAGCACTGCGAGAGCCCCCTCAGTGCCCGGCATGCCCACAACGCCCGGTACTGCTCCGGCGCCTGCCGCACCGCGGCCTGCCGAAGCCGGCAGCGCGCGGCCGACCCGGTGCCTTCGGCGATGACCAGGCGGGCCCAGTGGGTGCGGTACTCCGCACGGAAGGCCCCGCTGACCGCGGCCGCGGGCAAGGTGTGGCCGGCGTCCTCGACCGACCCGTCGACGTGGAGCACGTACCGGACCGCGGCCCGCTCAACGGCCGGCGTCGGCATGGGCTTCGTCCTGACCGGCGGGGACCGGCTGATGTGCATCGACCTCGACCACGCCCTGATCGACGGTGAACTCCGGCCGTGGGCCCGGGCGATCGTCGACCGCATGCCCCGCACGTACATCGAGGTGTCCCCCTCGGGGAGCGGCCTGCACATCTGGGGCCGCGGATCCCTGGAGCGTGGCCGGAAGATCCGCCGCGGCGAGACCGCGATCGAGCTGTACGACCGTGGCCGCTACATCACCGTCACCCGCGAGCCGTTCGAGGATGCTCCGTCCGAGCTCGCCGACCTGTCCGGGGTGGTCGCCGACCTGCTGTGAGGGGGTGGCGCTCATGGCCGGCCACGGCATGGCCCCCAAGGGCACCCGCTCGCGGGCCCGAGATGCGAAAGCGCGGGACGCGGAGATGACCCCGCTCGACGTCGACGATGAGGTGCGCGGCCCTGATCTGCCGGAGGGTGTGCTCCCGGACGATGAAACCTGGCACCCGCAGACTCGCAGGTGGTGGGAGACGTGGCGGCACTCGCCGATGGCGGCCACGTTCCTGGACACCGACTGGGACTTCCTCCTCGATACGGCACTTCTGCACCATGTGTTCTGGACCAAGGGCAGATGGGAATTCGGGTCCGAGGTCCGGCTGCGGGCGGCGAAGTTTGGGGCCACCCCCGAGGATCGGATGCGGTTGAAGCTGAAGGTCAACCTTCCAGGGACCGGGGCTGAACCTGCCGCAGAGACACCGCGGTCGGTGACCGCGCGGCGCAAGAACCTGCGGATCGTGGCCGCGGAGCAGGAGTCGACAGGCTGACGCCTCGGGGAGTGCTGCGGCGGGGGTGAGCGATGCCCTGGCGTGGTGCGGACTACGAGGGGGAGTTCCCGTCGCTGGGCCCTCAGATCGTGGAGCACATCGAGGCGTACCTGTGCCACGGCCCGGGCGACGTCATCGGCGAGCCGATCGAGCTCGATGACGAGTTCTACGCGTTCGTCGTCAAGGCATACCGGCTCAACCCGGATACCGGGCGCCGGGTGTACCGGCGCGGGTTCTTGTCGAGGTCGAAGGGCCGGGCGAAGTCGGAGCTCGCGGGGATGCTGGTCTGCTCCGAGGCGCTGTTCCCGGTGCGGTTCGCCGGGTGGGACGCCAGCGGTGAGCCGGTCGGCCGACCGGTGAAGTCGCCGTTCATCCGATGCCTGGCCACGGAGGAAGGGCAGAGCGGGAACACCTACGACAACGTCTCGACGATGCTCGAGTACGTCGTAGAGAACTCCGCCGACGACTTCCCGGGGATCGACATCGGGAAGTCCGCAGCGTCATCGAGCCGGATCGTGCTGCACCATCAGCGTGGTGAGATCACCCCGTCGACCGCATCATCGTCGGCGAAGGACGGCGGTAAGGAGACCTTCGCGGTCTTCGACGAGACGCACCTATACGTCACCCGTGAACTGCGGGAGATGCACAAGACGGTGCGCCGGAACCTCCGCAAGCGCAAGGAGGCCGAGCCGTGGGCGCTGGAGACCAGCACCATGTACGAGCCCGGTCAGGACTCGGTCGCTGAGGCCACCCACACGTACTTCAAGGCGATTCGTGAGGGCCGGATCCGTGACCCCGAGGCCGCTGGGCTGCTGTTCGACCACCGGCAGGCCAAGGACGGCACCGACCTGGCCGACCGGGACGAACTCCTCGCGGGGCTGCGGGAGGCGTACGGGCCGGCCGCAGAGTGGATGGATCTGGACGGGATCGTCGCGGAGATCTGGGACCCGCAGTCCGCGCCGTCGGACTCCCGCCGGTACTGGCTGAACCAGCCGGTCGCCGCGGAGGACGCGCTCCTGGACCCTGCGGAGTGGGCGAAGAACGCCTCGGAGATGCGGCTCCAGCCCGGCGAGGACATCGTCCTCGGCTTCGACGGCGGCAAGAGCGACGACGCGACCGCGCTGATCGCAATGCGGCTCGTGGACCGGCTCGTGCAGCCGATCGGGATCTGGGAGCGCCCTGAGGGCCCGCGCGGCCAGGGCTGGGAGGTCGACCGGATGCAGGTCGACGACCTGGTCGAGAACACCTTCGGCCAGTACCAGGTGAGGGCGTTCTTCGCGGACGTGAAGCTGTGGGAGTCCTACATTGACACCTGGTCGGAGAGGTACCGCGAAAAGCTGCTGGCGAAGGCGTCCCCGAAGGCGCTGATCGGCTACGACATGCGCGGCCACCAGCAGGAACTGACCAAGGCCACCGAGGCACTGGTGCAGGGGATCGTCGACGGCCAGGTCCCGCACACAAACCACCCGATCCTCAACCGGCACGCCGGGAACGCGCGGCGCCGCCCGAACCGATGGGGCGTGTCGTTCGGCAAGGAGTCACGGGAGTCACCGAAGAAGGTCGACGGGTTCGCCGCAACGCAGCTCGCGGACATGGCCCGGCGGACGCTGCTGGCGTCCCCGGAGTGGGCCAAACAGCAGAAGAAGAAGGCCCGCACCGGGCGCGTACACGGCTTCAGATGATGAGGGGGGTGTGTCCGGCATGCCCCTGATGACTCCCAATGAGGCGGTGGCGACGGGCAAGCGGCTGCTGGCGGTCCGCAAGGATGAGCAGGCGCGGCTCCAGCGGATCGCTGACTACCTGTGCGGGAAGCACGCCTCGGTGTACGTACCTAAGGGGGCGCAGGCTGAGTACCACTGGCTGATCGAGCGGGCGAAGGTCAACATCCTGCCGCTGGTTGTCACGGTCGTCGCGCAGAACATGTACGTCGACGGGTACCGGCAGGCGAAGCAGGACGACAACGCGGCGCCGTGGAAGGCGTGGCAGGCCAACCGGATGGATGCCCGGCAGCACGGCATCCACCGTGCGGTCCTCAGCTATGGCGCGGCCTATGCGGTGGTCCTGCCGGGCAAGCCACTGCCGGTGATTACCCCGTTCTCGCCGCGGCGGATGACCGCGGTGTACGCGGACCCAGTCAATGATGAGTGGCCGATCTTCGCGATCGAGGACAGCCTGCAGAACACCCGGACGGGCAAGCGCCGGGTGGTGCGCGTCTACGACGACCAGGCCCGCTACTCGATGACCGGGAAGCCGGACGGGTCCGAACTCACCATGGAAAGCCGGAACGCGGTGATGGAGCACGGGCTCGGGGTGTGCCCGGTCGTGCGGTACGTCAACACCCAGGACCTGGACGGCGACGGCGTGCTCGGCGAGGTCGAGCCGCTGATCACCACCCAGGACCAGCTGAACATGACCACGTTCAACCTGCTGATGGCGCAGCAGTACGCCGCATTCCGGCAGCGCTGGGTCACCGGCATGGCACCGCCGCAGGACAGCAAGGGCAACCCGATCGAGCCTTTCCGGTCCCGGGTCGACGGCCTGTTCGTTGGCGAGGACGCCGACACGAAGTTCGGGGAGTTCGGGCAGACCGACCTCACCGGGTACCTGAAGTCCCGCGAGGACACCATCCGGCACATCGCGACCATGAGCCAGGTCCCGCCCTACCACCTGCTCGGCGCGCTGGTGAACCTCTCCGCGGAGGCCCTGGCCGCCGCCCGCGACGGCCTGGACCGGAAAATCGACGAACGCGAGTCGCTGTGCGGCGAGTCCCACGAGCAACTGCTGCGCCTGGTCGGCCACGCGTCCGGAGACAAGGAGGCGTGGGAGGACACCTCCGCGCAGGTCGTGTGGCGCGACACCTCCGCGCGGTCGCTCGCGCAGACCGTCGACGCCCTCGGCAAACTCGTCACGATGCTCGGTGTGCCCCCGCAGGAACTGTGGGAGAAGATCCCCGGCATCACGCAGACCGACGTAGTGCGGTGGAAGAAGACCGCTGAGCAGGGCGATGCGATGCACCGCCTCGACGGGATCATCGAGAAGCAGATGACGCCGCCCAAGGACGCCACACCGCCCCCCAGCCCGAACCTGACGCTCCCGGACGCGGCCTGACGTGGCGTCGATCAGCGCCCGCCTGGCGATGGCGTACCGGCGCCGGCAGGCCCTGATCCAGGCCCGGCTGATCCAGCAACTCGTGCGGGCCTGGCGCGACCTCCTCAACCCCGCGAACGTCGACGCGTCGTGGCCCACACTGCGCGCCCTGATGGTGCCCGCAGTACAGCAGGCCCGCCTGGAGTCCGCGCAGCTCGCCGACAGCGCGTACATGGAAGCCCGGCGGGCCGCCGACATCCCCGACGACGCGTTCCTCCCCTCCCCGGCGGAGGACCTCGACATCGAACGGCTGCTGACGGCCCTGGACGTCGCCGGCCCGGTGGAGTTCAAGAAGGCCATCGCGGCGGGCAAGACCCCGCAGCAGGCGATGGACTCCGCGGCGGTTCGCCTGTCGGGGTCCGCGTCGTACCTGGCGCTCGAAGGCGGCCGGCAGGTCCTGCAGGACTCGACTGAGCGGGATGAGCGGGCCACTGGATGGTCGCGGGTCACCGATGAAGACCCGTGCGCCTGGTGCGCGATGCTCGCGTCCCGCGGCCCGGTCTACAAGTCCGCGCAGAGCGCCGGTGACCCCCGGCAAGGCGGCAACCGCTACCACGACCTGTGCGCCTGCCAGGCATGGCCGGCATTCACCCTCTCCGAGGACTTCGTCGGCCTAGCCGCGAAGCTGTACGAGGACTGGGTCCGCGAGACCAAAGGAACCGGCGGAAGGAACGCCGTCAACGCGTTCCGCCGCTGGTGGGAAGCCGAGGGCCGCACCGGATACGTGGCGCCGCCCCGAGACACCGGAGGGAGGTGACCATGGATCAGCCGAACAACGACAAGCTCCGGAACCTCGTCAAGGACGGCAAGGCGATGCCCGCCCCCGGGCAGGACGCCCCCGGCCGGTTCCCGATCGCGAACCGCACCGACCTCCTCAACGCCATCCGGGCCGTGGGCCGAGTACGGCCCAACACCGATCAGGCGCGCGCCACTGTGCGGCGCTTCATCATCAAGCGGGCCGGTGAGCTCAACCTTATGCCCGTCATCCCGCCCAACTGGATGCCCGACGGCACCCTGAAGACCTGACCCACCGCCCGGGCCGTACCCCGGGGCCGCCGACACGGTGGCCCGGCCGCAGCCCGTCTTCCCCTGGCGCTCGCCGACACGGTGAGCGCTTTTGCATGCCCGCACACCCCGCGCCGGCCGACATGGCGGGCGCGCCGATCCCCGACACGGGAGTCACCCATCATGTCCACACCCACCCCCGGCGCGGCCCCGGCCGCTCCTACTCCCGCAGCTCCTGCAGCGGCACCCGCCGCGGACCCTGCCGCGTCTCCGGACGCGCAGGCCCAGCAGATGCTCGGTGCGGCCGTCGCTGCGGGCCAGTTCATGCAGCCGTCGGCCCAGGGCGCCCCCGCGGCGCCTCAGGCCCCGGCGGCCGTCGCTCCCGCAGTCCCGGTACCGACCCCGCCCACTCCGGCCGCCGCTGGTGGCACCGACCCCGCCGGGAAGGACACCGGCCCGGTCGACCTCGAAGGCGAGGTCGCGAAGTGGAAGGCGCTGGCCCGCAAGCACGAGACCCAGCACATCGGCGCGCTCGGCTTCAAGTCGAAGGACGAGCTCGACCAGCTGCGCACCGCGGCTCAGAAGTACCAGGAGTTCGAGGAGCAGCAAAAGACCGAGCTCCAGCGGGCGACCGACAAGGCGACGACGTACGAGCAGCAGCTCGCCGACGCGAAGGCTGCGAACTCGCGGCTCATGGCCGCGGCGACGCACAGCATCCCGCCCGACCTGATCGACCTCCTCGGAGGCGGCACGGCCGAGGAGATCGGAGCCCGGGCGGAGGCCCTGGCCACCCACCTGAAGGCCGTCGCCCCGGCTGCGGCTGCTCCGGCGGCCCAGCGGCCGGTGGAGAGCCTCACCCCCGGCGCGGCGCCCGCGTCGGCGGCGCCTGTCACCGCTGACGACTGGATCCGCAACGCGGCCGGCCGAAGGCCCTAACCCTGACCCTCGCAGCACCGGAATCACCCATGTCACGGGGCCGGGGTCGCTGCATACCCGAAAGGAGACCCCGTGGCCACGTACAACAGCATCATCAGCCGAGACGCCAGCAACGACCCGCTGGTGCCCGAGCCGGTGAGCGCAGAGATCATCCAGGAGCTTCCGTCGCAGTCGGCGATCCTCCAGCTCGCCCGCAAGGTGCCGATGTCGTCCAAGACGCAGCGGCAGCCCGTCCTGGACGTCATGCCGATCGCGTACTTCGTCGGCGGCGACACCGGCCTGAAGCAGACCAGCGCGCAGGACTGGAAGAACGTCGACCTGATCGTCGAGGAGATGGCGGCGATCGTCCCCATCCCCGAGTCCTACCTGGACGACGCTCAGATCCCGATCTGGGACCAGGTGCGGCCCCGCCTCACCGAGGCGATCGGCGCGCTCCTGGACGGCGCGGCCCTGTTCGGCACGAACAAGCCGAGCACCTGGCCGACGCCCGTCTACCAGTCCGCGGTCGGCGCCGGCAACGCGGTCATCTCGGGCGCCGGCACCGACTTCGGGCAGGACGTCTCCACCGTCGCCGAGCTCGTCACCCGGGACGGCTTCGGCGTGAACGGGTTCGTGGCCCGCCCGGGCCTGAACTGGAAGCTCACCGGTATGCGCTCCGAGCAGGGCATCCCGATCTTCCAGCCGAACATGAACGGGTCCCCGGGCGGCAACCTGTACGGCTACCCGATGGCCGAACTCAGCAACGGCGCCTGGGACATGTCCGAGGCCGAACTGCTGATGGGCGACTGGTCCAAGGCGATCGTCGGCACCCGGCAGGACATCTCCTGGAAGCTGTTCACGGAGGGTGTGATCTCCGACGACGACGGTCGGGTCATCCTCAACCTGATGCAGCAGGACTCCGTCGCGATGCGTGTCGTGATGCGCGCGGCGTTCGCCACGGCCAACCCGGCGACCCGCCTCAACACCGACGCGACGACCCGCTCGCCGTTCGGTGTCGTTCAGGCGACCACCGCCGCGTCCTGAGCCGCCCGGCGGCGGCCTGCAACCCGTGGGCCGCCGCCACGGCCGGAGAACGGAGCCCCTGTTGCGCGTCCTGGCGATGCTGCACGCCTACCCGCCGGCCCACAACGCCGGCGCCGAGTGGGCCGCCCACAGCCTGCTGCGGCACCTCGCCGCCGGTGGGCACAACGTCGATGTCCTGCTGTCCCAGCGCGGGGACACCACGGACCGGTACGACATCGACGGCGTCCACGTCTACCCGTTCCGGGGGAAGGCCGACCCAGGCCCGTGGATGCGCGGGGAGCACCGGGCGCAGGTCATCGTCACGCACCTGGAGAACACCCCGCGGGCCTCGATCCTGGGGGAGATGAACCACATCCCGGTCGTGCACCTCCTCCACAACACCTTCGAGAAGTCCAAGTCGTGGCTGGCCAAGGGCACCCCGTCGCTCGCGGTCTACAACACCGTGTGGATGGCGGCCGACGCTGAGCAGTGGTGGCGCCGCAACCGTGGGGACAGGCCGATGCCGCGGGGTATCACGGTGCACCCGCCGGTCGCCGTGCCCGACTACCAGACCACCCCGGGCGACCACATCACGCTGATCAACCTGACCGAGGAGAAAGGCGCCAGGGTCTTCTACGCGCTGGCCGAGCGGATGCCGCAACGCCGGTTCCTCGGTGTCGTCGGCGGCTACGGGCACCAGATCGTCCGTGAGGACCTTCCGAACGTGGAGATCGTGCCCCACACCGCGGGGGACCGCATGGCGAAGGACGTGTACGCCCGCACCCGGTTCCTCCTCGCGCCATCGGTGTACGAGTCGTACGGCCGGGTCGCGGTCGAGGCGATGTGCTCCGGGATCCCCGTGCTCGCCCACCCCACGCCGGGGCTGCTGGAGTCCTGCGGCGACGCGGGGACGTTCTGCGACCGCGACGACATCGAGGCCTGGCAGGCCGCGATCAAGCACCTGTCCGGGGCCGCCGCGTACAAGAAGGCGTCGAAGGCCGCGACCGCCCGGGCGGCCGCGCTCGATCCGGGCGCGGAGCTTGACCAGTGGGCCACCGTCATGGAGGGGGTGAGCCGCCGTGGATCCCCTCGCTAGCACCGACGACCTGGAAGGCCGGCTCGGCCGGCCCCTGACCCCCGCTGAAACCGACCGCGCAGGGTTCCTGCTGGCCGACGCGTCCGCGCTCGTACGCGGCTACACCAAGCAGAGCTTCGCACGCACCGACAACGAGGCGGTCGTGCTGCGCGCGCAGCAGGGCGAGATCCGCCTGCCGCAGAAGCCGGTCCGGGACGTCACCTCGGTGGTGGCGATCGGCGCCGGGGGTGCACCCGATCTGCCCGTGGTGGGCTGGGAGTGGGACGGCCTGGACATCATCCGGACCGCCGTGGCCACCCCCGTCATCAACCTCCCCGAGCAGTGGTACGAGGACGACGCGGAGGCGTACCCAGGCACCTACCGGGTCGTCTACAGCTACGGGGACGCCGCGGTCCCCGAAGATGTGGTGGCGGTGGTCGCCGCGATGGTCCTGCGGACCCTGACCGCGCCCACCCTCGCGGGCGGTGTCACCGGCGAGACGATCGGCCCGTATAGCTACCGCACCGACGGCTCCGGGGTCGGCACGGCCGTGACGATGTCCGCCGCGGACAAGGCCACGCTGAAGGACTACCGGCCCACTAGCGGCATGTCGATGGTGAGGTGGCGATGACCACCGTGCTGCGGGTCCTGGCCCGGATCCACGCCTACCCGCCCGACCACAACGCCGGCGCCGAGTGGATGCTCCACGAGATGCTCCGGGCGCTCGCCGGCCGCGGCCACACCGTGCAGGTGTGGCTGTCCCGGTGGACGCCGGGGCGCCGCGAGCCGTACGACCTGGACGGTGTGCACGTCATCCCGGCGGCCGCCGGGAGCCGCTTCCCCGCAGCCGCGGCCCGGGCGCACGTCCTGGTCAGTCACCTGGACGAGGTGCAGGTCACCGCGTCGCTCGCCCACGGCTACGGCCGGCCCCTGGTCGTGGTCTGTCACAACACGTTCGACCTGACGTGGAAGCCGTTGGTCACCGGTGCCACGGCGCTCGCCGTCGTCAACTCCCAGTGGATGCGTGGCGAAGCCGAGGAGCACTTCCACGGCCGGACCCGCAGGCCGGGCCGGATGCTGGTGGTCCGGCCGCCGGTGCGGGCCGCGGACTACCGCACCACCCGCGGCGACCACATCACCCTGATCAACTGCAACCGGGACAAGGGCGTCGGGGTCTTCGCCGCGCTCGCCCGCGCCAACCCGGACCGCAGGTTCCTCGCGGTCATCGGCGGCCACGGGCCGCAAGAGCCACCGGACCTCCCGAACGTCACCGTCATCGAGCACACCGACGGGCGCCGCATGCGCGAGGACGTGTACGCCCGCACCCGATTGCTGCTGATGCCGTCGGTGTACGAATCGTGGGGCCGGGTCGGCGTGGAGGCCATGAGCTCCGGCATCCCCGTGATCGCACACCCCACACCGGGCCTGGCCGAGTCCCTCGGCGAAGCTGGGGTGTTCTGCGACCGGGCCGACCTTCCGTCGTGGCAGGCCGCGATCGAAGACCTCGACGACCCGGCCACGTACGGTCAGGCGTCGAAACTCGCCACCACCCGGGCCGACACACTCGACCCGGGCGCGGAACTCGGGCAGTGGTGCACGGCGGTGGAGGAGGTGGCGGCCGGTGCGCGCCCTGCCACACGGTAAGACGATCACCATCGTCCGCCCGGGGGCGCCAGCCCGCGACGACTACGGCAACGACGTTCCCGGCGCCCCGACGAACATTCAGGTCCCAGGCTGCGCCGTGGAGCCCCACAACACTGCGACCGCAGGCCCTATCGAGGTCGTGGACGCCCGGGACACCGTCACCTCCGGCCTGAAGCTGTACGCCCCCACCGGCACCGACCTGCGGGCCACCGACCAGGTCATCGTCGACGGGGTCCTGTACAACGTGTACGGCCGCAGCGGCGACTACCAGTCGCCGTTCACCGGAAGCACCGGCCCGGTCGAGGCCAGCCTGGAGTACGTCACCGGCTGATCACCGCGCGCACCGCGGCCGCCAGGACCTCGAACTCCTTGGCCTGGCTCTTGCTGAACAGCACCGCGTGCTCATCCCGGTTCGCCGCCGTACGGGCCGCGGCGGCCTGCGACCCGGGCACAGCGAACCGTATGTGGCCGGCGCGCATCCACGACGGCTGCACCAGTTCCACCGCGGCGATCTGACCGACCGGCACGACCGTCGACCGCTCACCGAACACGGACTTCGAGATGCCCCGCAGCCGCTCGATGGTCACCGACCGCCCGTCGAAGGTCACACGGCTACCGGTGCCCGTCTCGATGTCGATCACAAGTTCCCCCTGATCCAGCAGACGAGGTGGTTGCACATGGCGGCGCGCTTCACGATGAGCAGGACCGGAGTCGGTCAGCTGCTCCGCTCGCAGATGGTAGAGGACGAGATGCTGCGCCGTGCCCGGCTCGTCAAGGCCACGGCCGAGGCGATCGCCCCGCGCGGTGACCCGCTGACCGACCGGCACGCCGGCCTGTACGCCGCATCGGTCCTCGTCACATCGACCAAGAACGGTGGCGTACGGCAGGACCGGGCCGTCGCCTACGCCACCAACGTCGCCCCGTACGCCCGCTGGGTCGAGTACAGCAACAGCCAGGGCGGCCCGGCCCACCACGTCATGCTGCGCGCCGCAGTGGCCGGGGGCGGCTGATGGAGTGGCCCGATGTGGAGGCCGAACTGGTCTCCTACCTGACGGGGACCAGGACGGTGCGGGTGTGCACGGACCTTCCAGCGGATCTCCTCGATGTCCTGCCGGTCCTGCAGGTGCAGCGCGTCGGCGGCACTGACGACGGGTTCCGCCTGGACCGGGCGCTGATCGACGTCGACGCTTACGCGCTGACCCGCGCCGATGCGTCCGCGCTGGCCCGCGCCGCCCGTGACGACCTCGTCATCAAGCTGCGGGGCGTGAAGACCGCCAAGGCGGTGTTCGGCCGGGTCTCCACCGTCAGCGCCCCGATGTGGCGGCCGTACGAAAACCCGGCGCTGCGCAAGATCGGCGGCACCTACGAAGTGTTCTTCCACCCGGTCTCCTGACCGCCAAGCGGGCCCGCGCCGGACCCTCTTTCCCATCCTGGCCCCGCCGTGCGGGGCCTCAGCATGTCTGGAGGCCAGCGCATGGTCACGATCGACAGGTCCCAGGACCTGACCGTCATCGGAAGCAACGGGGCGGGGTGGGTCGGCCCGTTGGGAACGGAGCGGCCCACGTCGCCGCTCGAGCAGCCCCTCCCGCCGTTCGCACCCCTCGGTGCGACCAGCGACGACGGCCTGGTCTACGGCTTCGATGAGGACTCCCAGGCGTTCACGCCGTGGGGATTGACCTCGCCGTTCCGTACGACGATCACCAAGTCCATCCGTACGTTCAAGATGACGCTGTGGGAAACCGCGCGGGTGCAGGTGCAGAGCATCATGTACCGCATCCCGGCGGCGGACCTCGCGCCGGACGAGGACGGCCTGACGAACTTCGGCGAGACGGCCGCCCCCACCCCCGACAGGCGGGCGTGGTGGTTCGTGGTCTTCGATGGCGACACCGCCCGCGGCTTCTACGTCCCCCAGGGCGAGATCTCTGACCGCGACGACGTGACGTTCAAGCAGGACACTATGTCCGGCTACGGCATCACCGTCACGGCGTACCCGGACGACGCGAACATCACCGTCTACCACACGGACTTCGTGCCGGTCACGCCCGCCTACACCGGCTCCTGAGCCGGTCCCATGAACGGGGTGGCGGGCCGATCCTGGCGCGGGCCCAGCCCGCCACCCTCTCCATCTCACCCGCCCGCGCCAGACCGAGAAAGGCCCGCGCATGCCCACCACGAAGCAACAGCTCGAGGAACAGAACGCCGCTAACGCGGCCGAGGACCAGGAGGCCGCCGCAGACGACGACGGCGACTACTACCCGGTTCCGCTGGCCGGCCACGACGGCGTCACCAAGGACGTCCGGACCCTGCCCGCCACCAGGTGGCCCGCCTCCGCGTTCCGCGCCCTGAACCGCAGCGACTTCGACACGTTCTTCGACATCATCCTTCACGAGGACGACTACGACACCTTCGTGGACCTCGACCCGGACCCCAAGGCGATCATCCACTTCGCGGAGAAGGCATCCGAAGTGGGCGGGGACAACCTGGGAAACTCCAATGGGCGGCGAGGATCCTCGCGGCCCACCCGGAGGAGGTAGAAGCCGACCTCATCGAGCGCGGCCTGGACGTCCTCGATGTCCACCGCGGCCTGATGACCTGGCGCCGCCTCCGCGTGATCATTCAGCACCTGCCCGCGGAATCCCACACGATGACCGCGCTCCGCAACGACCTCACCGATGAGGAGTACGCGGGGTACGCCAGCAAGGGCGAGCCGGAGAAAGCCCGCTGGTCGCAGATCGAGCAACTGCTCGCCGCGGTGGTCGACTCCCTGCGGCGCCTGGAGTACGTCACAGTGCTATCCAACCTCGACAGCAAGGCCCGTAAACCGGCTCCGCCGGAGCCGCTGCGGCGCCCCGGGATGAAGGCCGTACATCCGAAGCCAACGATGACCGACCGGGCCCGTGAGGCCCTGTTCCGCCTCATCAAGGGGCAGGACGCCGTGTAGCGATCGAGTCGCGAGGGGGTGACCCTCGTGCCGATCAGTGTCGGATCCGTCGAAGTCGACATCGTCCCCAACACCACGGGGATCGAACAGAGGCTCCGGGACGCGCTCGTGCCGGCCGCGACGAAGGCCGGCGAAGACGCGGGCAAGGCCGCCGGTGAGGCGTTCGGCCCCGCCATGCAGCGGGCCGTCGGCAACATCGGGCTGTCGATCGGCCAGCAGATCGGCACCGAGATCGCCAACCGCATCAAGGACGCGGTGAAGGACGCCCTCAAGCAGGGCATCACCATCGGCGGCCAGCAGGCGAAGGTCGCCGCGTCCAAGCAGGGCGACGACGCCGGCGGTGCCTTCGCCCGCACCCTGCGGGCCAAGCTCGTTGAGGCGTTCCGGGCGATGCCCAAGCTGAACGTCAGCCTCGCCGACACCGGTGTGGACGCGGAGCTCGCGCGGCTCCGCGCCCGCATGGAGACCCTGTCGAACAAGCGGATCGGGATCGACGTCGACGTTACCCGGGCCGACGCCGAGGTCGCCGACATCGAGGCGCAGCTCACCCGGCTCGGTGCCGCGCACCCGAACGTCGCGGTGCGTGCGGACACCGCGGCGGCGCGCGCCGCGCTGGCCGACATCCGGGCGGAGATCGAGCGGGTCTCCTCCAACGCCGTCAACATCCAGGTCGAGACCGACGGTGCGTGGGCTACCCGTCTGCGGGCGGCCGTCCAGCGCGCTCAGGCGTCCCTGCCGGACGTCAACATCCAGGCCCGGGTGGATACCACCCCCGCGGAACTGGAGATGGCCCGTTTGCGGGCGTCGCTGGGTGCGCTGTCCGATGAGCGCATCGGTGTCGACATCGACGCGGCGACCGCGCAGGCGAGGATCGATGAGATCCGCGCCCGGCTGCTTGCGCTCGGCGCGTCGTCCCCGAACATCGCGGTGCGCGCGGACACCGCCGCCGCGCTGGCGCAGCTCGCCGCGGTCGACGCCGCGGCGGACGGCCTGGACGGCAAGGACATCAACCTCCACGTCTCCAACCGGGAGGCACTGTCGGCGATCTTCCAGGTGTCGATCGCCATCGCCGGCCTGATCGCGCTCCCGGCGATCCCGGTCCTCGCGGCCGGCACCGGGTCCCTGGTCGCAGGATTCACCGCGGCCGCTGTCGGCGTCGGCGCGTTCGCCGCCGCTGCCCTTCCCGCGATCAGCGACGTCAAGGGCGCTCTCGACGCACAGAAGCAGGCCCAGAACGCGGCAGCCACCGCGACGGCGAAGAGCGGCCAGGCCGCCGCTCAGGCAGCCTCGCAGTCCCTGCAGATGGCCGGGGCTCAGCAGGCTCTTGCCTCCGCGGTGCGCAGCGGTGCCCGGGAGATCGAGCAGGCCAGAGAGGCCGTGGGCAACGCGATCCAGCAGGCCGCGCTGCAGCAGGTGCAGGCCGACAGCGCGGTGGAGAAGGCCGAGGGTGACCTCGCCGACGCGCAGAAGGCCGCGAAGCAGGCCCAGTTGGACCTGGTGGCCGCGCGGAAGACCGCGGCCGACCAGCTCCAGGACCTCAACAACCAGCTGGTCGACGCCGACCTCGCGCAGCGGCGCGCGGCACTCGCCGTAACGTCCGCGCAGGAGCAGCTCACCGCAGACAAGGCCGCTGGTGCGAAGGTCACCGCGGAGCAGCTTGCGCAGGATCAGCTGGCGTACGACGCGGCCGTTCAGTCGCTGTCCGAGCAGCAGATCCAGACCAAGCGTCTCCAGGACCAGACGACGGCCGCGAACAAGGCCGGCGTCAAGGGCAGCGCGACCTATACGCAGGCCCAGGACGCCGTGGCCCAGGCCCAGGCCAACGTCACCGACCGCACCCAGGCGCTGTCGGACGCGCAGGCAGCCCAGGTACGGACACAGCAGCAGAACGCCCAGGCCATCGCGGACGCGCAGGCGAAGGTCAGCGACGCTGAGGCGAACGCCGCAGACTCCATCGCGAGCGCGCAGCGGCAGGTCGCTTCGGCCTCGCTGTCGGCCGCGAGCGGTTCGGACGCGAGCGCCACGGCGGCGCAGAAGTACCAGCAGGCCCTGGACAAGCTGACGCCGAGCTCGCGGGCCACCTTCAACGCTTTCCTCGATCTCCGGACGGCGTTCAAGGGCTGGTCTCGGGACTTGCAGCCGGAGATCATGCCGATCTTCACCCGCGGGATCGACGGGGCGAAGAACAGCCTGCCCGGGTTGACGCCTCTGGTCACCGGTGCGGCGAAGGGCATCGAAACCCTCCAGGACAAGGTCAGTAAGGGTTTCAAGAGCCCGTGGTGGCTGTCCCTGAAGAAGGACTTCGCGTCATCGGTCCAGCCGGCGATCGTCGGTGTCGGCACGGCGATCGGGAACGTCTTCGTAGGGGCCGCGGGGATCATTGACGCTTTCCTCCCGCACATCAACACCATCTCCACCCGGATGGACAAGATCACGGGAAAGTTCGCGAACTTCGGGAAGAACCTCAAGGGCAGCCCGAAGTTTGAGAACTTCCTCGACTACGCGTCGCAGGAGGCCCCGAAACTCGCCGACTCCCTCGGGAAGATCGGAGACGCCTTTGTAGACGTAGGGAAGGCGACCGCTCCGCTTTCCGGCCCTGTGCTGAAGGCACTGGGAGCCGTCGCCGATGTCATCGGCAGTATCGCCACCAATTCGCCGGGGGTTATCCAACTCCTCTACGCGATCTTTGTCGTGACGAAGCTGGCGACGCTCGCGCAACTGGCGTGGAACGGCGCGGTCCTCGTCTACAACGCGATTGTGGTGCTGACCACGCTGATCACCGACGGGTGGACTGCCGCCACGCTGGCTGCGGACGCAGCCTTCGCAGGGAACCCGATCGTCGCGATCATCCTGATCATCATCGTCACGATCGGCTTGCTGATCGCCGCTGTCCTTTGGGCATGGAATCACTGGGCGTGGTTCCGTGACTCGGTGAAGGCAGTCTGGGCCGGGATTCAGATCGCCGTGCAGGCGGTCGTCACCTGGTTCACGAAGGACTTCATTCCGTTTTTCACGAAGACGATCCCCAACTCCTTCATGTGGCTGATGGGATGGATCAGCCGAAACTGGCCGCTTGTTCTCGGGATCATCACCGGCCCGATCGGCCTGACCGTGTGGGCGATCACTCACTACTGGGGGAACATCGAGAGCGTCTTCTCCGACGGCTGGTCCTGGCTGAAGAAGAACGTCCTCAACCCGATCGGGACGTTCTTCACGAAGACCATCCCGGGCTGGGCGGGAACCCTGAGCGACAAGGTCATCAGCGCCTTCGACAGCACGAGTGTCGGGATCGCCAAAACCTGGGACAAGATCGAGAACGCGGCGAAGAAGCCGATCAACTTCGTGATCGACACCGTCTGGAACAACGGGATCCTCAGCGTGTGGAAGAAGGTCGGCGGCTGGATTCCCGGCCTGCCGAAGCTCGGGAAGCTCCCGCTTCTCGCGCAGGGCGGCCCGATGCCCATGCGGCCCGGGGTGTTCAGCAAGCCCACCGCGATCGTCGGCGAGGGCAACCCCCGTCACCCCGAGTACGTCATCCCCACCGACCCGAAGTACCGGACCCGGGCGCTCGGCCTGTTCCAGCAGGCCGGCGCGCAACTCCTGTCCGGCGGCGGCATCTTCGGCGACATCACCAGCACCATCAGCGGCGCGGCGAAGGCCGCGGGCGGCGCCGTGTCGAACGCCGCCGGTGCGGCCTGGGGCGGCATCAAGAGCGCCGCGGACTTCCTGGCCGACCCGGTCGGGAACCTCGTGAAGATCCTCAACCCCGTTCTCGGCAAGCTCAAGCCGCTCACGTCCAGCCCCTGGGGGAAGGCGGCCGCGGCCCTGCCCGTGGCCGCGCTCGGCGGCATGAAGAAGCTCCTCACCGGACTCGGAGGGAAGGCCGGCGGGGGAGGGGACGCCGGTGTTCACGGCACCGGCGCCGCAGCCGCACAGGCCATGGCCCGCAACATGCTCAAGGCGTGGGGCTGGGGCGGCAACGAGATGCCCGCCCTGATCAAGCTGTGGAACGGCGAATCGGGCTGGAACTACAAGGCCCTCAACAAGAGCAGCGGCGCGTACGGCATCCCCCAGTCGCTGCCCGCATCCAAGATGGCCGCCGCCGGCCCGGACTGGAAAACCAGCCCCCACACCCAGATCACGTGGGGGCTGGACTACATCCACAGCCGCTACGGCTCCCCGTCGCATGCCTGGTCGCAGTGGTCGGACCGGTCCCCCCACTGGTACGACAAGGGCGGCTACCTCCAGCCCGGCCTGAACCTGGCCTACAACGGCACCGGCTCCCCGGAGCCGGTGTTCACCACCGACCAGGCGAACGCCCTCACCCGCCTCGCTGCAGGCCCGTCAGCAGGCGGCTTCCAGCCCGGGCAGGCGGTGACGCTGGTCGTCCAGGACGGCCCGACGCTGCACGCCTACGTCGCCGGCGTCGCCGACACCCAGGTCGACAGCGCGCTGACGACCGTGCGGCGTACCGCCAACGCGCAGTGAGAGAGGAGCCCCCATGCCGATGATCGTCGACCCGCACGCGCCGGAGATCACACCGCCGGTCGTGGTCACCAGTCCCGACGGATGGCTGAGGGCAACAGCGGACACGACGTGGGCGGGGGTGGTGCTGGCCGTCGACTACACGGCCAGCACACCCCTGGACAGCGTGGACGACGTCCGTATGGTGCGGATCACCCGGCAGGACCCGGGTGCGGCCGCACAGGTGCCCGTACGGTCGGCGGACACCGCATGGGCGATCGAGGGTGTCGGCACCGCTTACGACCACGAGGCACCCCTTGGTGTCGCCGTGGTGTACACCGCGGTGCCCACCTTCGCCGACGGGACGACCGGCCCGTCGACGGCCCTGTCGATCACTCTGCCCATCCCGGCCGCCGGACCGGGCGACGTGTGGATCAAGTCCCTCGATACGCCGGGCATGTCCGCACGGGTCACCGTCACCTCCTGGCCGCAACTGACGTGGTCGGCGCGCATCGACCAGGCCAACGTCATGGGCAGCCCGTTCCCGATCGCCGCGCAGGACGTGTACTCCTCCTCCACCTCCTCGATCACGATCGACGCGGAAGGCGCCGCGATCGAGACGGTGCTCAAGCTCCTTACGACAGCCGGAGTGCTGCTGATCCAGACGCGCCCGGACTACCACCGGCCCGACCAGTACATCCTGCTGTCGAATCCTCAGCAGGCCGCAGTCTCCACCCCGACGCAGCCGCGCACCTACACCGCAGACCTGGTGGAAGTCGACCGGCCCTCCACCGTGGGGCAGCCGCTGCGTATCCCCGGATGGTCCTGGGACCAGGTCGCCGCCGACTTCGCCACATGGGACGCCGTCGCCGCCTCCTACACCACCTGGGCGTCCCTCAGCATCAACGGGGCGCTGTAGTGCTGCCGATCAGTGCGGGGGCACTCGCTGCCCTGACGGGTGCCTGCCGGCGGCCCGTGCGCGCGGAGTGGACCAACGACGGCCGCACATGGACGCCGTGCGGCGTCGTCGCGGGCAGTTCGACGATCACCGCCGACCGCACCGCAAGCAACCGGTACACCTCGAACGCCACCCTCACCGGGGTGGACCTGGGGGCGGCCGGGATCAACCCGATCTCGACGAACGTCCGGCTGTGGCAGGGCATCCAGCCCGCCCGCGGCGATGTCGAGTGGATCCCCGCCGGCCGGTACACCGTCGCGCAGCCGAAGGTCACCCGCACCGGGCTGCAGGTCGAACTCGACGGCATGGAGGACGAGATCCGCGCCGCCGGGTTCCCGATCCCGCGCACGATCGGCCCGGACACCGCGCGGGCGATCCTCACCGAGCTCATCGGCGAGGCCCTGCCGGGTCTGCCGGTGGCGTGGCGGCCCGGGATCGACCCGGACACCGTGATCCCACAGATCGTGTCGACCAGCGACCGATGGGCAGTCCTCTCCTCCGGCACGGACTCCTCCGGGTCCAACACCGGCATCGCCGCGGCGCTCGCCGCCGAACTGTACGTCGACGCCCGCGGCGTGCCCACCGTCGGCCCCGTACCGTCCCTGGCCGACCCGGTGGTGTGGAGCATCGCGCGTGGAGTGGGCGGGGCGGTCGTACTGCCCGAGCCGCAGATGTCCGCGGCCGGCCTGTTCAACCTGTGGGTCGTCACCGGCGACTCCGGTGACGGCTCCGCGTCGATCGGGCCTGTCTTCGCCTGGGACGACGACCCCAAATCGCTGACGTACGCCGGCTCGGACCCGGTCAACGACCCGGGCGCGCCCGCACGGCTGGGCCTGATCGCCGTGCGGGTCCGGACCCAGACGTACAGTTCCGGGCTGATCACCGGTGTCGGCCAGGCCATGGACATCGCCCGCGCGAAGCTCGCCGACTCCCTCGGCGTTCAGGCGACCCTCAGCCTCACCCTGGCCTGCAACCCGGCGCTGACACCCGGCGACGTCGTCCGCGTCGAGGTCCAGCCAGACCTCTGGGAGACCCACCTGATCGACTCCCTGTCGTACGCCCTGGGCGCCGCGTCGATGACCTGCTCGACCCGTACGACGACGAGGAGGCTCGCGACGTGACGACTCCCGCCGAGCAGCTGGGGCAACTCCTCGCCAAGGCGCCCGCCGGCGGCCGCCTGCAAACCGTGTCCGCGCAGGTCGTCGACGTCACTGACACCGGCGTGAACCTCAACTACCAGGGCGCTTTCCAACTGGACGTGCAGTGCGCGGACTCCTACCGAAACCGGGCACCCGGCGACTGGGTCGCGGTGCGGCCCGGCACCGTGCCCGTCGTGCTGTGGCGGCTCGGCGCCGACCCTGAGGACGTCGACGAGGACACAGCCCGGCAGATCGCCACCGACATCGCCCACGACGTCCAGGTCGTGCGCGCCGTGACGTGGGGCACCGCTGGCCCGTCCGGTACGGGCTGGCAGACCACCTCGACCCTGTTCGTACGGAAGAACGCCGAGGGCCAGGTCGAGCTGTACGCCCAACTCGCCTCGCAGTCCGACGGATCCCCCAGCGCCCCGCCGGCCCGGGCGCCATCCCCGGTGACGATCTCCCCGACCGCCTCCGGGACCTGGCGCGGCGGCTCGCCGGACGACTACGCCCCCAACCCGACACAGGGCGACTGGACCGGCCGCGGTGACCGCCGCGGCGGATGGTTCTACGGCTCCGGCATCGCGGCCGCGTGCTCCGGGAAGACCGTCGCGTCGATGAAGGTCAGCTTCACCCGGCGCACCGGGTCCGGCGTCAACGCGAAACGCCCGATGCATGTGTACCTGCACGGCTTCACCTCGCCACCGTCTGGGCAGCTCAGCCTCGGTGACGGGCCGCGGGACCTGCTCAGCCTCTCCGTGGGCGGCAGGGGCACCGCAGTGCTACCCGCCGCCTGGCGCAGCGCGCTGGCCTCCGGATCGGCCCGCGGCCTGGCGATCTTCGCCAGCGGCTCGACGGACTACGCCGCCTTCTCCGGCGGCACCTTCACCATCACGTTCTCGGCCTGACCACGGAGGACTCTGCCTTGGCCACCATCGGCTACGCCAACCTGCCCGTCCCAGGCGGCGGAGACGCCCCAGACGGGCCTCCCGCCCTCGCCGACCTGGCGACCGCCCTCGACCCGCACCTCGTGCAGCACGTCGACGACCTCGCCGACCGCACCGCGACACTGTCCGCCGCACCGGTATGGACCGTGGCGGTCGCACGCGACGGCACCACGTGGGTCAAGACGGCGGCCGACAGCGACACCTGGACCACCATCTGGGAACCCGTCCCGGCCTGGCGCCCCATCACCCTCGCCACCGGCTTCCAGACCAACACCCTGACGCCACAGGTACGCGTCTACAACGGCCAGGTCTACACCCGCGGCCGGATCGCCAAGGTCGACGGCACGGTCATCGACGGCACCAACGGGATCACCCTCGCCACCGTCCCGGACGACTGCCTGCCCGACGACATCGTCACCGGGAGCGCCTTCTTCTCCCTGACCGGAGACCCGCTCATCGGCGCCGGCCGGTTCGAGGTGCGTCCCCTGGACAACCCCGACGTCGGCGATCTCGTCTTCTACTCGCAGGACGGCGCGCAGGACGGCGGGACCGTCGGCCCCCTGTGGGTGGACATCTCCAGCTCCTACTGGCTGAACTGAGAGGGGCCCGCGCGTGACGCTCTACACCTACGGCGGATCCCCATCCGACGTGCTCACCGACATCGCCGGACACGTCGTCCCGGACTACCCCGTCAACATCCGTATCGCAGGGTCCGGGGAGCTCGTCACCGCCCTCTACGAGGACGACGGCACCACCCCGATCTCCCAGATGCGGTCCAACGCCGCGGACTCCCCGGCGCCCGGCGCCGTCCGGGCCTTCAAGTGCGCTCCGCAGGCCATCGAGTACGAGTACCTCGATGTCGGAGGGGACCCGGTGCGGTGGTACGAGGCCGGCCGCGAGGTCGCCACCTCCGCTCTGCAGGCCGCGCTGGCCGCGCAGACCGCCGTCGACGACAAACTGGACCGCACCGCCGGGGGCACGATCACCGGCGACGTCACCTTCGACGGGGCGACGGCCTTCACCGGGCCCGTCACTGGCCTGTCGACCCTCGACGCCGCACGCTGGCACAACGTCCTCGATCCCGCGTACGGGGCGGTCGGTGACGGCATCACCGACGACCTCGCCGCAATCCAGGCCGCCCTCGATGCCGCGTTCACCGCGGGCGGCGGGGTCGTGCTGCTGCCACCGGGCCGCACCTACTGCGTGAGCTCGTTCATGGTGGCCCGCTCGAACACCACCGTCATCGCCTACGGCGCGACGATCCGCTCGATCCACGCGACGACCGGATGCTTCCGCAACTTCTACGGCGACAGCGACCTCAGCGGCTACGCCGGCTACAACAACATCACCGTGCTCGGCGGAGTGTGGGACGGCAACGCCTACAAGGCCGCCGACAGCACGGGCGTGGTCACGGCAACGACGAACATCATGACGTTCATCCACAGCCAGAACGTGTGGGTCCACGACGCCGTGTTCCGCGACACCAGCAGCGCGCACGCCCTGGAACTCAACGCCGTGTCCATGGCCAGGATCACCAACTGCCGCTTCGAGGGGTTCATCGACAACAGCGGCGACGGCTCCCGCGCCACCAGCGAGTTCGTCGAAATCGACCTCGCGAAGACCGGGAACTCCGCGATCGGCGAGTTCGACGGCACGCCCTGCCGCGACATCCTCTTCTCCGGCTGCTGGTTCGGACCATCGACACGCCTCGGCTCCGCCGGCCGGGCCATCGGCACACACGGCGCGGTGTCCGCCTCGTACTTCGACCGGATCACCGTCCGGGACTGCGAGATCTGGGGCACCAGCGCGGACGTCGGGATCCGCGCGATGTACTGGCGCGACTCCGTCATCGCCAACAACAAGATCTCCGGCACCACTGCCGCCGGGATCCTCGCCGTCACCGACGCCACCGTCACCCAGACGGTGAACGGCCTGACCATCGAGGGCAACATCATCGAGTCCAGCGGCTCGGACGCCGGAATCTGGATCGACGGAGTCGCCGCCGCGACCCTCACCGACGTCGTCGTCCGCGGCAACATCGTGCGCAACGCCACCGGCTACGGTGTGCGCGCCGACTACGCCCCCGGCGTCGTCATCCAGGGCAACCGCACCGACACCACCAGCCAGGGCGGGGTCCTCGCCCAGGAGTCCGTGCGGGCCTCGATCGTCGGCAACTCCGTGTCGGCCGCGGGCAGCAACGGCATCAACGCCGCCGGCTCCGCAGGCGCGGTCATCGCGAACAACATCGTCGACACCACCTCCGCCAACCACGGAATCGCCGTCGGCGCCGCAACGTCCGCCGGCGGGCAGGCCACCATCACCGGCAACACCGTGCGCGCTGCGGCCAGCGCCGGCCTGCGCCTCACCGCACCAGGCACCACCGCCGTCGGCAACAAGGTCTACAAGGACGGCGGCAGCACCGTGAACGGTGTGAGCCTGTCCTCCGGCGCGACCGGCTGCGCCGTGCTCGCCAACGACCTGTCCGGGAACAGTTGGACGACCGCGAACGCAATCGTCACCGGGGGAGCGGCACCAGCCACCGACGCCCGCGGCGGCGGCACGCTGCCCGGCACCAACCTCGTCAACCCGCTCGCGACCACCACCGCCACCGTGGCGAACTCCACGGCCGCCGCCGCAGTGGCCTCCGTCAGCATCCCCGCGAACGACGCCGTCGCGGGCAGCGTCTACAAACTCACCGTGCGCGGCACCGCCTCCACGACGGGCACACCGACACTCGCCCTCGATGTGCAGCTGGGCGGCACCAGCCTGTTCTCAGCCGCCCTGCGCGCCGCGGCCGCCACCGCATCCGCGCTCGCGTCCAGCACGTTCGAGGCCGAGATCCTCCTCGGCTGCACCAGCACCGGTTCCTCCGGCAGCTGGTGGGCGAAGACCGCGCTCACCGACCGGATCAGCGCGGGCGGCAGCGGCACCCCCACCATCACGAACGCCATGACGGCCGGCGCTGGCACCACCAAGGACACCACCGCCGCCCAGACCCTCGCGCTCACCGCGACCTGGGGCACCGCGTCCAGCAGCAACACCATCACCGCGACGTCCGCGTCCATCGAACGCATCGCGTGACCGCGCCCCGCGGGAAGGACTCACGCCCGTGCCGCTGACCATCCCCGACTTCACCGACCCGCAGCAGACCTGCACCGTCAGCGTCCAGAGCGTCCAGGCCGGGATCTCCACCTTCGCCACCCTCACACCCGACCAGGTCAACGACTGGTCCGATCAGGACCTCACCGATCGGGTCGACGCCCTCAAAGAGGCCATCGCCGCTTTCCTCGCGCCGGGCCAAGACCTCCAGGTCAATGTGATGTGGAGCTCCAACGCCACCGCCACGGCCTGACCCACCACCAGCCCCGCGCCGACCGGCCGGGGTTTCTTCATGCCCGGAGGCACCATGCCCAACGTCAAGTTCCGCCCCGGTGTCCAGCCCCCGCAGCCGGCCCGGCGGCGCCTGCGGCTCGCCGACTACCTAATCGAGCCCGCGCCGCAGACCCCGCTGCCCGTGGCGCCCGCCTCCGCGGACTGGGTCAGCGACGTCACCGACTGGCCGATGTACCTCAACGACCAGCTCGGAATCTGCGGCCCCGCGGGGAGCGGCCACCTCATCGAGACCATCACCCGGTACGGGCAGGGCAAGACCATCGAGGTCAACGAGGACGACGTCCTCGCGTTCTACGAGGCCGTCTCCGGCTACAGGCCGGGCCACCCGAACACCGACGTCGGCGTGAACCTCCAGAGCATGCTGGAGTATTGGCAGGCCTACGGCCTCGCCGGTCACGAGATCCTCGCGTTCGGCGAGGTCGACATCTCCAAGCCCGCGGAGATCCAGCTCGCCATCGACCTGTTCGGCGGCATCCTCTCCGGCATCAACCTGCCCGACAGCGCCGAGGACCAGTTCAACGCCGGCGAGGTCTGGGACGTCGTGAAGGGCGCCCGGATCATCGGCGGCCACTGCGTGCCGTTCATGGGATACGGCAACGGCCTGTGGAAGGGCGTGACCTGGGCGGCAGTGCAGGCGGCCACGGACGCGTTCCGGAGGAAATATTGGGGCGAGGGCTGGTTCGTCATCACCCGGGAGTGGGCGAACGCGCAGGGCACCACCCCGACCGGGATCGATCTGCACACCATGGGCGCGGACTTCGCCGTCATGAGCGGGCAGGCCAACCCGTTCCCTGACGTGCAGCCGCCCGCGCCGCAGCCCACCCCGGCGCCCGACCCGGCCGGTGCGACCGGCGCGCAGGTCGCCGCCGCCGTGCGGGCCGCGCTGATAGCCCAGGGGCAGTGACGTGGCCGCCCTCAAATCGATCGCCCGCGTCTGCCACGACGCGAACCGCGCCTGGCAGATCGCCACCGGGGACCCGGCCCCCTCACCGCCGTGGGACGACGCTCCCCAGTGGCAGCGCGACAGCGCAGTCGACGGGGTCCGGCAGGCACTCGCCGGGGCCAGCCCGGAGGAACTCCATGAGGCCTGGTGCGACTTCAAGCGCGCCGACGGATGGACCCACGGGGCGGCGAAGGACGCCGGCGCCAAGACACACCCGTGTCTCGTGGCCTACGCAGACCTGCCCGAAGAGCAGCGCCGCAAAGACGCCCTGTTCGGGGCGATCGTCTCCGCGCTCGGCTGATGGGCGTCAAGGATCGGGCCACGCCGCCGAGCGAGTGGTGCGACTGGTGGACCGAGGTCCACGACCTCGCGCCCGATATCGCTTACGGCTGGGTCCCGGCCGAGCTAACGGCCGACCCGTCCGACCCGAACCCCTGGTTCTGGCACTGGTGCTCCCAGCAGGGCCGGTGGATGGCGCAGGCCACACCGGACCACCAACTCGTCTCCCGTGAGCCGCTGCACATGGAGCCCAGCCTGCTGTGGCCGTGCTGCAGCACCCACGGTTTCGTCCGCGAAGGAAAGTGGATTCCAGCATGACCGTCAAGGGCATCGACATCGCCTCCTACCAGTCCGCCACCTACGCGACCGAGGGCCTCGCCTTCGTGGTGGTGAAGTGCACCGAGGGCACCGACTACGTCAACCCGAAGTACACCGCGCAGGTCGCGCACGCCCGCGCCGAGAGCCTGGTCGTCGGCCACTACCACTTCGTCCGGCCCGGCAACATGGCCGCGCAGCTCGCCCACTTCCTCGCCCACGCCGACATCAGGCCGGGCGACTTCGTCGGGTTCGACTGGGAGGACACCGGGGTCTCCGGCGCGGACAAGGACACCTGGATCAAGGCCGCGCAGGGCAAGCAGCCCGGCCAGCGGGTGATCCTCTACTGCAACCGCGACTTCTGGCTCAACCGCGACCACACCTCGTTCTGCGGCGACGGCCTGTGGATCGCCGACCCCGACGTGACCGCGGGCCACCCGCGGGTTCAGCACGCCTGGACCTTCCACCAGTACAGCTCCTCGGGCGGCATCGACCACGACCTCGGGAACTTCGCGAGCAAGGCCGCGCTGCAGGCGTGGGCGGCGAAGGGCGCCCCGCCGAAGCCCCCCGTGCCCAAGCCTCCGACGCCGAAGCCTCCGGTCAAGCCGCACGTCGACCTGTCCAACCTGATCGCCGCAGCGAAGGCGGACCCCAAGGCCAAGCAAGGCCACACCACGCATGCCGCCGACGTGCGCCTCGTTGAGGCCGCGCTGCGCGCTGAGGGCCTGCTCGCCTCGAAGTACGCGGGCGACGGGAGCTTCGGCACCACCACGCTCACGGCCTACGCCGCGTGGCAGCGGCACCTCGGCTACAAGGGTGCCGACGCCAACGGCATCCCCGGCAAGGCGTCGCTCACCAAGCTCGGCGCCCAGCACGGCTTCACGGTGGTCGCGTGATCCTCAACCTCACGCCGCACCCCATCCGGCTGTACGCGGATGAGCGCGAGGACGGCGTCGACGACCTCGAGCTGCACCTGCGGCAGGTCATCGAGCCGGAGGCCGTGCCCGCTCGGCTGGCCACGATCGAGCTCGGCAGCAACGGCGGTGTGGAGCTGGTCGAGTTCGGCCACGCCCACGACCTGCCGCCCAAGCGGGACGGCGTGCTGTACGTCGTGTCGCTCGTGGTCGCGATCTCGCTGGTCGACCGCCGCAGCGACCTCATCGTCCCGTACCGCGAGGTACGCAACTCCACCGGCACCGTCATCGGCTGCCGCTCCCTCGCCCAGCCCGTCTGATCAACTACCAGCAGAAACGGTACTGCCATGCCCACCTTCAAGATCCTCGGATACGAGCCGGTCGTCGTGCTCAACGCCCTCGCGGCGATCCTCGGCCTCATCGTCAGCCTCGGCTTCACCGGCCTGACCACCGACCAGGCCGGCGCCATCGTCGGCGTCGTCACCGCGGTCCTCGGCACGATCGCCGCAGTCCTCACCCGGCCGATCGCACCGCAGGCATTCACCACGCTCGTGGCCGCCGGCGCCACCCTCATCGCGACCTTCGGGTACCACGTGCCGCAGAACATCGTCGGCGCGATCAACACCGCGGCGCTCGCCATCCTGACCCTGCTCGCCCGCGGCCAGGTCTCCCCGACCCTCACCAAGCCGAAGGTCACGCTGGCACCGCCGGCCGCCTGACCCTCCCCGATCATCCGCACTCTGATCAGCTGCACCATCGGAGGCTCCCGTGCCTGATGAGCCGACCGCCAGCGAACTCGCCTACCGCCTCGACGAACGGTTCGCGAACGTACGCGAAGACCTCCGGGAGATGGGCGTCAGCCTCGAAAAGAAGGTGTCCGCGGAGCGCTACGCCTACGAGCAGCAAGGCCGCGACGACACGTTCCGCCAACTCATGGAGCGAGTCCGCGGCATCGAGGCCGCGCGGGAGGCAGAGAAGACCGCCCGCGACAAGGAGCAGAGGGACGAAGCCGAGAAGAAGCGGAAAGAAGAGCAGCGGATCGCGGACCGGCGGGCCGCCGACCGCCGCCTCATCTTCGCCGCACTGATCGCCCCGGTGCTGATCCTGCTGCTCACCGTGTATCTGTCCGCGAAGGGGGCCGGTTCGTGAGTGATCACGTGTCGCCTGCAAAGGCCCGGCACCACGCCGACATACGGTTCGCGATCCTCGTGACGATCGCCGTGGGCGGTCTCGCGTGCCTCGTCATCTGGGTCCAGGGCATCAGTCACGACCTGCGCACCTCCAACGCGGCCCGAGACGCCCTGTCCCGTCAGGTCCAGCAACTCGGCGCCAAGCCGGTCGCGGGCCCTCCGGGAAGCCGGGGAGAACCCGGGCCGACGGCGGTTGGCCCGACAGGGCCTGCGGGGGCGCCCGGCGCGGCCGGCAGCCCTGGCGCCGCGGCGTCGCCCGTCCCCGGACCATCGGGACCGGAAGGCCCCCAGGGAATCCCCGGCGCCGATTCGACCGTGCCCGGCCCGGCCGGCGAGGCCGGTGCACCTGGTGCGGACTCCACCGTCCCTGGCCCCGCAGGGCCTCAGGGCGATCCCGGTGCTGCGGGCCGGGACGGCGACGACGGGAAAGACGGCAAGGACGGCCAACCCCCCGCGGGCTGGACATACACCGACCCGGCGGGCATCGCCTACACCTGCTCGCCCGCCGGCGACTTCGACCCGTCCGCACCCCGATACACCTGCACCGTGGACACCGCACCCACACCCACGGGGTCCCCGGCCAGTAGCGGCCTCCTCGGCATCGGAACGCTCGCCACGACCGCCGCATACCGGCGCCTCACCTCGAGCGGCCCGCCGCCGCCCACGACACGGCCACCCGTGCTCTCCAACCAACGCCGCGCCTGACCCAGCCCCTCGCCCACCACCCGGTGGGCGAGGGGCCCTTCGTCATGTCCGGGCGCGGGCGGTCCTATAGAAATCGGAAGAAAATAACGGGTGCCTGCGCCGATCTCCACCAGAAGTCCCCGCTCCGCTGCAACGCGCAGGTCAGAACCCAGCACCTACCACGGCCACCGGACCATAGGCAGGGCTCATCCCTCCTCGCACGTAGCATCAAGCAACCATCCCGGGAGTGCTCATGATCAACATCAATCTGGTAGGCGGCCCCGATGACGGCCGCTCCATCGCCGTCCCCAACGACGTCCCGCCGTTGATGTACCTCATCCCGATCGAGCAGCCGATCGCCTGCCTCGACTTCGACTCCCCGTTGGACCTCCTACAACCACTCCGGACAGCCGAGTATCGACCAGTGGCGGACCGTTTCGGACGGCTGAGCCGCACCGATGACGGCGCCTACCGGTACGCCTACAGAAACACGTTCGAGCCGCCCCATTCCGGACAGTCCCGGCCGACACCGACGCTGGAGGAACTCGCCGAGATGCGTCACGAGCCGCCGCTCGCCGCCTACCCGGACAAGCCGTCCCACCTCCTCGCTTGCCGCACTCGATACTCACTCCGCCGAGATGCCCGCCCGAACGAGGAAGAGCGCGCGGTCAGCAGGCGGATCACCCTGGAACACGCGCAGGAGATGCTGCGAGAGCGCCATCACCAAGACGAGTAATGGGGGAGCATGTGCCGGCCGTCTTCGTCGACCACGATCACGGGCGGACAGCCGGGGCACGAGAAAAGATCCTGGGATCCGATCCACCGCCACCCGGCGCCCCACAGAACCGAATGATCCCGGTCCTTTGGCAACGGCGCGCCGACCCCACACGTGGTGCAGGTGACCGCGGTGGACTTCCAGCGGGTGTGCATCGACCGTTCGTTCCTCCCTGGGCCAGGCGCTCAGATTACCCGGAGAGCAACTCCACCCAGCACATTGTGGTCAACTCGCGTGATTAAGCAGGACGACCACGGTGGTGTCGTCGCGGTATCCGTCGTCGTCCGGTTCGATAGCGGCAACGATCGCGTCGGCGAGGGCCTGCGGTGTGCCAGCGTGTTTCCGCACCAGGTCGGTCAAGTCCTGCTCTGGGAGGGCGTCGGTCCCGTCGCTCGCGAGAATGACCAGCGGGTCCTCGGTGGTGATGGTGAAGATGCCCGCGGGTGTGGCGCGGCCGATGGTCGTCGTGAGCCAGTGATCCGCAGCCTCAGCGATCTCCCACGGCGCCCCGTGCTCACGGAGTTGCTGCCCGTAGGTGTGCGGGGTGGTGTACCGGTGCAGGCGCTCACCGTTCCAACCGTAGGCGTGTGAGTCACCGATCCAGGAGATCACCGTGCGGTCGCCAGGGTGAGTGACGGCGAACACGCCCACCCCGTCCGGCTCAAGTTCGTCGGCGTCTCCAGCATCGGCCACCAACAGGCCCGCGCTCAGGAGTCCAGCCGGGCCACCGCGCTGAACGCCCACACGGGCAGCAGTCTCGGCCAGAAGCCGGGCGACGAAGGACGCGTTGCTGTGGTGACCGACCAGGTCGATGACGGCTGCGCCCGCGTCCCCGGCCTCGGTGGTGAACGTCGCGGCGCCGTCGGCGTTGTTCTTCTCGGTGCCCTGCCGGGTCGCAGTGGCCGTCACCACTCGCGTGCGCTCAGTCGTCATCCCGCCACGGTAGCGGGGAATCACTCACGCGCCACCGCGCAACCGGACGGCCAGCGACGCGGGGCCCAGCGGCGGAGAGCTCAACGTACAGTCCCCCCATGAGCGTTCACGTAACAATGCTGCCCGCGACGATCCCAGTAGACCTCCAGGACGAAGACGTAGAACGGACCCGACGGTACGAGGACCGCGAGGGCGTGGCATACAGCTACTCGGTGCACCCCAGCGGGGCCCTGGTCATCTGGCGCACCGACGCCCAGGGCGCGGAGGCCGAAGCCGTGATCGGCACGGCCGCGTGGGAGGAGGCGCAGGGCGACCTGTTCGCTTCGCTGGCGTGAGCTGGCACGTCGGTGCCCCGGACCATCCCGGTCCGGGGCACCGTGCGTTGTTGGGGCGGTCGGTCCTTAGGGTCGCGCAGGGCGAAGAATCGAACGTGCGTTCCGACGGGGTGTCAGGTCGCGGACTGCTGGATCTGCTCGTGGTTTTGACGGTTCGTGGGGTGCTACCGGCGGTAGCCATGTATAAAATCCACAATAACCACGTGATTGCGACAGAGCGGACATGCGCTCACCGCCGACAGGTCACGGTCCGCCCGGGGCGCTGATCCTCAGAACGGCTCCTGGCGAAGAATCGAACGCTCGTCCCATTGCTGATCACCGGGCACCTCCATGAGCAACTACCAGATAATTACTGTTATCTCGTACTAGACTGAGGGAGGGTCACAACGGCCCGCCCACCCCCTTCAGGAGACCGCGTGCCCCTCACCGCCACACACGTCGAACGCATCACCGCCTTCACCGAGGCCCGCATCGAAGAAGCCCGCGCGAGCCGGGTCGGCCAGGACGACGCATCCCGCGCGCTGCGCGCACTCGACAGCGTGCACAGCGTCATCCGCGCCCGCGCCGAACTCATCACCCCCGAACCGTGGCCCTACCCCGAACTCGACCCGGACGGTCAGGCGACCCGCGACCATGCGACGCGGCAGAAGGAGACCGCGGCGGCCGCCTGGTGGGAACTGCAGCTCATCGCGCGCGCGTGGCGCGATCACCCCGACTACCATCCAGACTTCGCACTCTCCGCCCACGAACTCCCCGACGCGGCCGCCGACACCCCCAAGGAGAACTGACCGATGGCCGACACCGAATCCATCCTGCCGTCGTCGGCCAGCGACTCCGCCGAGAAGGTCCGCAAGGTTCTCGCCGGATACAGCGGGCTGTACGCGCCCAGCATCATCACCGAGGCCGCTGCCCTCCTGGACGCCTACCTCGACACCGCCGAGCAGTGCGGACTGGACCGAGCCGCGGCCAACTTCGACGGCTGGCTCACCCTGGCCGCCGCCGAATCCGTCTCCCGCCAGTACGGCGGCCGCCCGAAGCAGGAGCGAACCTCCGCCCAACTGCACAGCCTGGTCGGCGAACTGCGCACCGCCCTGGCCGCCGAAGGGCTGGAGATCGTGCCCACCCCGGTCCGGATGGGCATCGGTGTCGCGCCGCTGCCCGGCGGACCCACCTGGGGGATGGGCCGCGGCCTCGCGGTCGCCATGTATGTCGACAGCGGCTGGGAGCTGATGGCCAACTCCGAGCAAACCCGCGTCCACGCCATCCACGCGCCCGCGACTGTCGCTGGCGCCGCCGAGGTCGCCCACCTCGTGCACGGTGTGCTCCAGGGCACCGAGCCCGACCCCTTCCGGCGGAACCGATGACGGACATGCCCGTGAGCACCGAACTCGTCCCCCGGGACCAGGCCGGAGTTCTGGACACCGGTCGCCGGGACCCGACCGAGGACTGGCCGGACGAGGCCCGCGCGCTCGCCGCCGAGTTCGCGGCGCACTACCCCGCCGGAGACACCTTCCCCGGGCTGGCCGGCGCATGGATCGCCCGGCAGAAGACCCCCAACACCCGGCGTACGTACGTCCGGCAGTTCCGCCTCTGGGAGGGCTACGCCCGCGCGACCGGTACCCACCCGCTCGCCGCCCGGTTCCCGCTGGCGGAGGCGTTCTCCCGGTACCTGGAGACCGCGCCCACTCTCATCCCGGTCAAGGGCGGCGCCCGCGGCGAGTACGCGCCGGGCGGCCCGCCGCGGTCCGACGCCGCCCGGGCGAACGTCCTGTCTGCGTGCTCGTCCTTCTACACCTACGCCGTGCGGGCGCGCGCGGCCGAGTTCGACCCGTTCGCGCTGGTTCTGCGGCCCGACATCGACCCGGACTACTCAGACACCGAGGGCTCGACCGAGGAGGAGTCCGCCCGGTTCCTGGCTGCGGCCCGCGCCGATTCCCCGCGCTCCTACGCCCTGTTCCTGGCCATGTACTCGATGGCGCTGCGCGTCGACTCCGCGCTCGGCGCGCAGGTCGAGGACCTGGGGTATGACGTGGGACACCGCACGCTGAACGTGCGGCTCAAGGGCGGCCGGCGGAAGAAGAAGCCGATCCCGCCGGTGACCGGCCACGCCATCGACACCTACCTCGCAGGCCGCACCACCGGGCCTCTGTTCGCCACCCGTACTGGCCTGCCGCTGAGCGGCGCGAACGTATGGAAGCTCGCCCGGCGCCTCGCCACGAAGGCCGGCCTGCCGCACGCGGCGTCGTTCCACCCGCACGTCCTCAAACACGACGCGGTCACGCACGCCCTGGACGATCCCACGGCCAAACTGCACGTCGTGCAGGACTTCGCCGACCACAAGGACCCACGCACCACTCAGCGGTACAACCGGCGCAAGGGTCGTCTGGCCAACAGCCCCGGGTACGGCATTGCCGCGCGCATGGCCGAGCGCCTCGACGCTGAGGGCGAAGAAGCCCCGTGACCTCCCTGGCGACCTGCTGCCGTCTCACCAATCGACAGCGCCTACTGCAGTTCACTCCCCAGTCGCTGGGGGGTCCTCTTGCGCTGCGGCTTCCCTCCTGGCCCGGCGTTGTGCTCGGGTTCCGGTGCCGTTGTTCTGTGCGGCGTCGATAGCAGCCCAGTCGGGTTCTTCTCCGGTGCCGGCGTCATCCCGCAGCTTCGTGACGGGCAGGCCGGCGGTGCGGGCTCGGGTGGCCTGCCCGGTGTCGTAGGTAAGGATCCGTACGCGGCGGCCTGCGAGGGCCTGGATGGCGAGGGCCCGGTCGATGATCTCGTCGTCGTTGATGGGCAGGCGGGCGTGGCCGGGTGGGTCGAAGAGAATTTCGGTGGTGACCGCGCCGCGGATGCCGCCCAGGCCAGTCAGGTCGGTGGTGTCCTGCGGGTGCAGGGTGCCGTGGCCGCGATCGTCGAGGATGCGGTCGAGGACAGCGAGGGTGTAGCCGGCGCGGTAGCGGGCCCGCGCATTCTTCGTCTCCTTCAACCCGTCGAGTTCGTCGACGATGACGATCGGCAGGAGGAGGTGCACGCCCTCGTCCGGGAGCGTGCCGAGCAGCGCCGGGTAGTCGACCTCATCGAATCTGGTGGGGTGGTGGATGTAGAAGCTGCTGTCGGGGATGACGAATGTGGCCTGGCCGCCCCAGCGGCCTATCTGGTTCTGGAGAGTGTTGACAGCGTCGTCGAGGACTTCGACGCGTTCGGCGAGTTCCTGGTTGATCAGGCCGTTGACAAGGCGCTGCTGGTCGCTTCCGGCGAGGTGGCCGACGCCGTCGAGGAGGACGTTGTGGCGGCGGGTGAGGATGAGTTGGTCGAGGTCGGTGTCGCTGACCTGGCTGCGCAGGACCCGGACGGAGTCGCTGGCCCATTCCAGGTAGGTCAGGAGCCGCTGGTAGGCAGTGGACGGTCCGGCGCTCTGGGCGTTCATCGCTGAGGTGTGGACGTCCCGGAGGGTGCGGAGGATGTTGTCGCGGTGAGCACCGGGCCGCGGGGTGATGAGCATCTGCCGATCCTGCCAGGGCTCGGCGTGGGACGCTGTCGGTATGACGGAGATGGTGGCGCGCGGGGCGGGTATTCGCCGGGCGGTCGCGGTGCGGGTGCTGGAGCGCCGGGTGGCTGGTGTGGCCGGGGAGGTGTCGGCGTCCCGGTACCGGCAGTTGCGGATGGTCGTGGGCATGTGGGAGCGGGCGCTGCCGGTGTGGCCGGCGGATGGGGTCCGGCCGGGTGTGGGTGCGGCCGGCCTGTTCGACACGGGCGTGCTGGAGGTGTTCTGGGATCTGGCGGTCGCGGGGAGGCTGCGGCTCCTGGAGCATGATGTGGGCCGGCCGTTGACGATCGCGTCGCAGCGGGTGGTGCGGGACTGCCTGGGCATCCTCGCGGAGCTGGTGGTGCCCGGTCGTGTGGTGGAGTTGCCGGTGGTGGTGCAGCAGGAGCCGCGGCCGGTCGCGCCGCGCGGGCAGTTCCGGGCGCTGTACCGGGAGTTGGCGGAGATGGCTGCGGGGGCGCCGGGTGAGCGGGACGGTACGAGGCTGAGGTACGAGGACCGGGTGCGGCTCCTCGCGATCGTGTCCGTGGTCCTGGACACCGGGTGCCGCTCCGCGGAGTTGGAGGCGATGCGCCTGGACGACCTCGGGGAGGGGTTGGGTGAGGTGCTGGTGCGGCGGGTGCCGCAGAACGGCACGGGCGACCCGGTGCAGGAGGTGTGTGCGCTGTCGGACGGCACGCGGGTGGCGCTGCGGCGGTGGCTGCTGGTGCGCCGGGACCTGGTGGCCGCGCTGGAGGGCACGCAGGCCGCGTTGTGGGTGTCGATGCTCCCCAACCAGTGGCAGGACACTCAGGGGTTCGCGCTGCGGGCGCAGGGGATCCGTAAGGCGTACTCCCGGGGGATGTGGGCGCTGAACACGCTGATGGGGGGCCGTGGCGGGTGGGAGCCGATGCCGACGACGCTGGAGCAGCTGCGCCGTGCGGTCGTCGAGCCGGAGGAGGGCGGGGTGTTGGCGGTGGTGTGATCTGGTGGTGTGGTGGGCGCGGGGGGAGTTGATCGGCTACGCTGGCGGCGTTGTGCCAGGCGAGTGTTCGGGGTTCGGGCTCCATCCCTGCGGGGTGGGGCCCTTCGTGTTGTCCCGGGGGTGTTGGACGTGGTGGGTGCGGCCAGCCCAGCATTAATGATTGCGCGTGTAGTTATTTAGACGTATCGTGGGATCAGCGGGGCCCCCACAGCCCCCTATCCGACTACACCCGCAATCAAAGAAGGAGGACACTGGGCGTGCCCACCAACCCCCACGGGCGTCCGCCCGGCCGCCGGGACGGAACCCGGCCCCCGGAAGGACCCTTCATGCCCGCTGCCGGACCCCCTTCACGGCACGCCGCGCTGCTCAACAAGGCCCTGCCCGCCGCCCGTGTCCAGGTCGCCGCCGCCCGTACGGCCGGCGCCACCGAACTGGACGCCGTCGAAACGGTCTTCGCCTACGCCGAGCAGGAGGCCCGGCGCGCCCTGGAGCGGCAGGCCGCCCAGTACGCGTCCAACCCCAACCACAGCCTGCGGGTCACCAAGGCCTTCGCGAAGCACGTCCGGGCCCGGGCCGAGGCGGAGAAGGAGGAGGGTGACGAGGGCGCGATGGCCCGGACCGTCCGGGAGTCGCTGGAGGAGTTCATCAGCGGCGACTGGATGCCCCCGGCCCCTCAGCGCGACCCCCGCGGATCGAACACCGAGAAGATCGGACTGAACGTCCGCGTGCCCAAGGCCATCTGGGACGCGGCCAACGACCTCGGCAAGGACCCCGCCGCAGTTCAGGCCCGCGGCTACAAGCTCACCGCGGCCTCCATCTCGATCGCCGCCCTCATGGAGGCGTACCCCCTGCCGAAGTCCAAGCAGGACAGCACCACCGCGTAACCCGCCCGCCGGCGCGGGGCCCCCAGCACCACAACCCAAGGGGTCCCGCGGCACCGGCCGCAGCGCACCACCCCACCTGGAGTCTCCATGGCATCCGCCATCCAGGCCCCCGCGGACGCGGCGGGTCCGACCTCGCACACCCAAAACCAGCCCGGAGCCGTCCTCCCGGCCGCCTCCGCCCGGCTCCTGCAGCAGATCGCCGCCCACGACCACGGCGACGGCGTCCTCTTCGACCGGCGCGGCCGCGGCCTCTTCCAGCACCCCAACACCGGCGCGGTGTTCGCGGAGCGCACGTTCCGGCCGCTCGGTGCCCAGCACCTCATCCGCTTCGGCGGCACCGCCCACGACCCGGTCCGCATCACCGACGCCGGCCGCGCCCGCGCCGCCGCACTCACCTCAGGGAGGTCCGTCTGATGGCCGTCGCGTCCAAGAAGAAGAGCCGCACGGCCACGCACCGGCCGGCCACCCGGCGGCGCCGGTTCCGCCACGACGACCTCATCGCGGTCGACCTGTTCTCCGGGTTCGGGGGTCTCACCAAGGGCATCGAGATAGCCGGGTTCACCACGATCATGGCTGCGAACCACAACAGCTACAAGGTCGAGGTCCACGAAGCGAACCACCCGAACGCCGAACACTGGATCGCCGACCTGGTCGACCCTGAGGCGGCGGACTACCACTCCGCCCGGGATCTTCCTGCAGCGGACCTGCTGGTCGCGGGTGTGAGCTGCGTCAACCACTCGCAGGCGAACACGATCAAGGCGTACGAGCAGGGCCTGACCTTGTTCGGCATGGAAGACCCCGACTTCGAGGAGCGCGTCACACGGTCCGAGCGCGACCGCGCGACAGCAAACTGCGTGCTCCACTATGCCGCCAAGCACCACCCGCGGCTGATCCTCATCGAGTGCACGACCGAGCTGACGTCGTGGGGCCCGGCGATTCCCAACCGCCCGAAGATCGGCGACGGCACGACCTACCGCTGGTGGCTCAAGCAGTTCGACCTGCTCAACTACCGGCATAAGGTGCTGTACCTGAACTCGATGTTCTTCGGTGTGCCGCAGTCACGCGACCGGCTGTACATCGCTTTTTGGGACAGGTCTCTCCCCGAACCCGATCTCGATCACAGGCCGGTGACACGGTGCCTGCGCTGCGACAAGGACGTCGAGGCGGTGTGGACGTGGCGCACCGGGATCCCGCCCACCGGATCGGTGCGCTACGGCAAGCAGTACGAATACAGGTGCCCATCGTGCCGCACCCCGGTCATTCCGCCGATGACGCCGTCGCTGGTCGCGCTTGACTTGACCGACCTCGGGACCCGCATCGGGGATCGCCCCAAGCCACTCGCGCCGGCGACGATGGCCCGCGCCGAGCGCTGCCGACAGCGGTTCGCCGACTTCCCCGCGGTGCTCATGCCGGCGAAGTCGGTGCACGGCTCGGAGCGGCATCCGTGGCAGCCGATGGCAACGCAGACCAGCCAGCAGGAGACCGCTCTCCTGTCGACCGGCGCGATCCTCGCGGCCGCGGGCAACACCTTCGAACGGCCCGGCTCCGACTGCCGTAGCCGCGGCCTCGACCAGCCGCTGTGGGCCCAGCCCGCCACCAACACCACTGGCCTGATCACCCCGCCGATCGCGCTCGCTGTGGACAACTACCAGGGCGGCCCGCGCAGTGCCGGCGAGCCGCTGCCCACTCAGGTCGGCTCGGAGACGCTCGCCGTGGTGTCCTCCGGCATCGTCCCGTTCCGGCAGAACACCGTGCCCACGGTGCACGGCGAGGCCATGCCGACGGTCACCTCGGATCAGATCCCAGGGCTGCTCTCGGCCGCCGGCTGGTTCAAGCAGAACGGATCGACAGGGAACGAGACCGCGCCCCACCCGCTCACCGACCCGCTCGGCACCCTCACCGCCCACGACACGACAGGGCTGCTCCTGGCCCAGTGGCGGGCATCGCTCGCCGAGCTGCCGCTGGAGGACTGCTACTTCCGAATGATGAAGGCGTACGAGGTCGGCCGCGGCTGCGGCTTCGATGTCGACTTCGCCGACCACCAGGGCACCTTCATCGTCTGGGGCTCTGCCAGGAACCAGGTGGACGGGTTCGGCAACGCCGTATCCCAACAGGTCGGAGCCTGGATCGGATCCCGACTGCGGGCCAGCATCCACACCGCCAGGGCCGCAGCGTGAAGCCGCCGGTCCCGTACTTCGGCGCCAAGGGCCGCGTCGCGCAGCGGATCGTCGACCTGCTGCCCCCGCACGAGCACTACGTGGAACCCTTCGCTGGCGGCCTGTCCGTGCTCCTCGCGAAGGCGCCGAGCCGGATGGAGACCGTCAACGACCTCGACGGCGACCTGGTCAACTTCTGGCAGGTCCTGCGGGACCGCCCGCAGGACCTGGTGCGGGTCTGCGAGCTCACCCCGCACTCCCGCGCCGAGCTCACCGCGGCGTGGGACCCGACCACCGACGTCCTGGAGCGGGCCCGGCGCGTGTGGGTGCGGCTCTCCCAGGGCCGCGGCGGGATGATGCGCCGCACAGGCTGGCGGCACTACGTCGCCCCCGCTGGATCCACGCTGTCGATGCCCGGCTACCTCGAGGCCTACCGCGGCCGGATCCTGCCCGCCGCCGAGCGGATCCGCGAGGTGTCCCTGGAATGCCTGCCCGCGCTGACCGTCATCGGGAAGTACGGCATGCAGCCCGAATGCCTGCTCTACGTCGACCCGCCCTATCTCGGCACGGTCCGCTCGGACGCCAACGTCCGCTACGGCGTGGAGATGCGCAGCGACGGCGAACACCGCGACCTCGCGGCGGCGCTCACCGACTGCACGGCCGCGGTCGTCCTGTCCGGCTACCACAGCCCGCTCTACGACAGCCTGTACGCCGGCTGGCACCGGTACGAACTCGCGACGATGACCGGCAACGCCACCGAGGTGAAGGCCCGCACGGAGGTGCTGTGGTCCAACCGCGAGCTCGGCCACCAGATCGGCCTGTTCGAGGCAGGAGCGGCATCGTGACCCCCGCCGTCGACCAGGTCGCCCGTCTCCTCGATCAGCCGCCCACGCCCCCGGTGCCGGGCCAGCTCGCCGCGCCGCACAGCGAGGGGATCGCACTGCATCTGGTCCCGGTCCGGTCCCGAGAGGCCCGCCGCTTCGTCGCCATGTGGCACCGGAACCACCAGCCACCGAAGGGCCAGATCTTCGCTGTCGGTGCTGCGGACGATGACGGGGTGCTCCGCGCCGTCGCGATCGCAGGCCGGCCCGTCGCCCGCCACTTCGACAACGGCCAGACCCTGGAAGTCACCCGCACCGCGACCGACGGCACCTTCAACGCCAACTCGATGCTGTACGGCGCCTGCACCCGGGCGGCCTGGGCTCTCGGCTACACCCGGATCATCACCTACACCCAGGCCGGAGAATCCGGCGCGAGCCTCCGGGGCGCCGGATGGCGCGTCGTAGCACACCGGCCCGCGCACCCCGGATGGGACCGGCCCAGCCGCCCCCGCACCGCTCTGGGCACCGAGCACATCCCCCGCACCCTCTGGGAGGCAGCGTCATGACCTGGTGGCAGATCCTCCTGATCTTCCTGCTGGCCCCGAGCCTGTTCGTGCTCGGCGTGTGCGCCGTCTGCATGCTGCGCGGCACACCACCCGGCCCCCGCACCCTCTGAACCCCCACCCCGTACGACACCCCCGAAGGGACGGTGACGTCGTGCTGTACGCCATACCCTGCGCGGCGCTCGCCGCCGCCCTCGCCGTTACGGCGTGGGCCGCCTGGCGGTGCCGGGCCTACCGCCGCGCCCTCGCCCGCCTACGCCTGAACACCCGCCTCACCGAAGCCGCCTGGGCGCGGGACACCGCCGCCCTGGAGCAGCGCCTGCAGGACCGCGCCGACCAGGCGGCCCGCGAGCGCGACGTCCTCGCCCGGGCCGCGCTCATCGTCGACATGGCCTACGCCACCACCAACCGATCCGACCTGCCGCGAGGGGGCACCGATGGCTGCTGACCATGACACCACCGAACAGGACGCCGCATGGCGCGCCCTCGCCGCACACCGCTGGTGGAACTACCGGGCGTGCGCACCCTCCCCCAGCAACCCGAAGACGTCCCGCACCGACCCCACCGTGCCCCTCACCGCCTGGCAGACCCCCGACCGCGAGACCCAGCCCGAACGCCGCGCCCGCGAAGAGCAGGCCACCTCCCTGTGCGGACGCTGCCCGATGCGGGAGCAGTGCCTCGCCTACGCCCTCGGCGACCAAGCTGGTCCGTACGAACAGTGGGACATCTGGGGCGGGATGACCGCCCGCCAGCGCACCGACCTCACCAAGACCCGGCGCCGGCACGCCGCAGGCCTCGAGGTGCTCGCCGCCGCGGACACCGCGACCGCCCTCGACCACCTGGTGCTCCGCGCGCTCGCCGCACACCGCAGCCCCCAGCAGGTCGCCGCCACCACCGGCCTCACCGTCGCCCGCGCGAACTGGCACCGCGCCCGCCTCGTCACCCTGCTGCACCTCGACCCGGGCACCACCACCCGCATGCAACTCCTCTACGCCGCACGCCGCACCACCCTCCTCGACCCCCGCACCCCGCTCCTGACCGACCGGGACCGCATCATCGCCGCCATCCCCTCCCGCCAGGCCGCCGTCGTCCGCTCCCGCGGCATCCAGCTGTGGCTTCCCGGCATGCACGCCCTCGCCGAGAAACACACCACCACCAACCAGGCGGGGCCGGACACCGCCCTGCACCTACTGCCCGCCACCACCAACGGTCACGCGGCGGCCACCACCGTGCTGGCGGCCGCCGCGTGACCGCCCCCACCCGCGGCCGCGGCCGCGGCCGGCCCACCCTCTTCACCCCGGCAGCCCGCACCCGGTACCTGACCGCCCGCCACCTCGGCGACACCCAGCACAAAGCCGCAGCCGCCGCCGGCGTCACCCCCCGCACCATCCACAACACCCGCCGCCGCGACCACGAGTTCCGTGCCCTCGACGACGCCGCGGTCACCGCCGGCCGACTCGCCCGCATGCCCCACGGCGAATCCCGCTACAACAACGCCGCCTGCCGCTGCCCGGTATGCACGAAAGACGCCACCGCGAAACGCATGACCCGCAAAACCACGGCACGCCGCGCCGACAAGACCGCGCCCGTCGTAGCCATCACCACACCCGACCAGGGAAGTTCGGAAACTTTTCCGCTGGCGCGGGCCTCGTAGTTACCCCCGAGGAAGCTCTGCAGGCACCCGTTATTTTGTTCCGAATTCTATAGGACCGTTCGGACCGCACCACCAACAGGTGCGATGAGCTGCATATCTGATGACGATTCAGACGACCGACACGATCAGTGAGGGTGAGGGTGTATGGATCACGCAAGGGCTAGGCTGTCGCCCAGGCCGCAGACCCGCTCAACGTGGTTTCCGGCCGCACAGGACCAGACCAGAGCCGGAAATGGTTCGGCCCCGCGGATTCCTGGTGGTCGCACACCGGGAGCGGGGCCGGGCCGGCCACTACCCGGAGGCCGACACGTGGATCAGCGTACCCGCTCAACTGGCGGACCACGCAGCAAGACCAGCCGCGGCAGCGTGACGATCACACCACTGCCATGCGCGCTCCGAACCCTGGCCGAGCCGAGCCCGCGGTGAGCGCGGCTGCTGGCTGCGTCTTCTGCCGGATCGTTGCCGGTGACGCCCCGGCGACCGTCGTACGCGAGTGGGATGACGCTCTGGCGATCGTTCCCCTCGACCCGGTGGCGGACGGGCACCTCCTGGTCATCCCGAAGCAGCACGTGCGGGACCTGACCGAGAACCCCTCGGTGTCGGCCGCCGCGATGCGCGCGGCCAGCGAGCTGGCGAAGGCTCCGTGCAACCTCATCACTTCCGCTGGGCGTGAGGCGACCCAGTCGGTGTTCCACCTTCACCTGCACGTCGTTCCCCGCCGGGTGGACGACCGCCTCGCCCTGCCCTGGCACAGCGGCAGGCACAGCAAGAAGGCACCCCAGGAAGGGGATCGCGTGACGTAGGGCTTTCGAGGCGGGAGGTCCAAGCCCCTTGGCGGGGGCTTCCTCTACCGCCTGGCCGCTGGTGTTGGCGCACCGTGCGCGGCCGTCATGTCACGGCTCAGTTCTGAACTGAGCCAAGGCTCCTGATCGATCCGGTTTGGCGACCGGGCCGGGGTGGAGCGTCCTTCAGGTTCTTCCGGAACCAGCCCCCGTACCGCAGGGGCTTTGCCGTACCCACATCAAGCAGAACAGGCGGTTCACATCTTGCAGTACCGCACGCCCATTTGTCAGCCTCACGCTGCCCCAGTGCGCGTTTTGTCCCCTATTTCCTCCGCCACGCGGGGCACCCCAAGCCAGGATTTCGAACAGTCGTTCGTATATGGTGCTGTGGTCCCTCTGGTTCGCGGTGCTGCTCAGGAGGTTGAGCACACCGCGTCGCGCCGGAGTGGGCCGCGTCGGTGGCTCCGGGCGGTGGCGCAGCTCACCGCAGCGGACCTGCATCCCCGTGCCGGGGCCACCACGCTGCGCGTCGCGGGGGACCTGGCCGGCCGGATGGACTACGACTCCGGGCACGTGCGGTACTGCCTGGACGAGACGGCGGCCCGGCTGGAGTTGAGCCGGGCGACCGTCAAGCGGCACGTCGCGGTGCTCCGGGAGCTGGGTCTGCTGGCCTGGGTGGTGCGCGGGACCAAGGCGAACATCCGCCGGGTGCTGGGCCTGCCGGGGTACGCTGGCACGGCCACGGTGTACGGCGCGGTGATCCCTCCGGTGTACGACCGTGCCCGCGGTCACGAGGTGGTCGGCGTCGGGTACGACGCACGGGTGGTGGTTCATCAGGAGGGCCCGGGGGCTGTGGATAACCCTCCGGCCAGCAACGTGGATGAGCCCCCTTCCCTCAGCGTGGTGAAGGAGGAGAGAAGGGTTGAGGTAGAGGGTGGTTTGAAGAACACCTCGCGCAAGCGCGCGAGCCGCCCAACCGCATCCCACTCCCCCGTCACCGTCACGACGAAAAGCCGCAGCAACAGCGAGGGGCGCCGTTCGCCGGCGCAGGTGGCACGGGACTGCTGGATCGCCTCCCAGGTCCGCCCGCGGGTGAACTGGACGCAGCGGGAGGGCATCCGGCGGCTAGCGTTCGCGCTGCGGCCGCTGATCGACCAGGGCATGGGTGCACATGACATCGCGGCCGAGCTGCACTCGTGGATGCTGCTGTGGCGCCCCGAGCGGCCCGCCGCGTACATCCGGGCTGAGCTCGGCCGCCGCGCCGCTGAGGCGGCCGCCGCGGCCTCTGCCGTGCATCCGCTGGACCACCCCGAGATGCGCGCCTGGCTCGCCGAGCACGAGCAGCTGGTGGCCGCGGCCGAGGATGGCCCGAGGACCGATGCCGACCGTCAGGCAGCACGTGAGTCCGGATGGGCGGACCTGTCGGTGGTCGCCGAGCACCTGGCCGACTGCGGGCCTGACGACACCGTCGACCTGTTCGGGCCGCGCCTGGCCTCCCTCGCCGGGCGGCTCGCCGCCTCGGGTGCCCGGCTTGCCGTCCGCTGGTGACCTGCCAGATGCCGGGCGGCTTCAAAACCGGGTTTTGAAGCCGTGCCGTTCTTGCGCGCCGCGTGCCTTCGCCGGGGAGGAAGTTGTGCGTGGGATGCTGTGCCGGTCCGAAGTACCGACGCTGTCGGGAATTACACGGAGAACACACATGGCACGTATGACAGTCGTCCTCAATCGCAAGGGCGGCATCGGCAAATCGACCATCACCGTCAACACCGCGGCGGTCGTCGCGGAAGTCCTTGGTGAGTCCCCTGAGGGGGAGCCGGACTACTGCGTGGCTCTGTCGACCGACCCGCAGGGATCGGCGACGTGGTGGGCGGAGCGGGTGGGGGACTCGCTGCCGTTCTCGTTCCTCCAGACGTCCTCTAAGAGAGACCTGAAGAACCTCCCGGACCTGCGGGCGTCGAAGAAGGTCAAGCACGTGTTCATTGACACCCCCGGGTGGATGGACCTGCCCGAGGACGAGGCCGAGCAGGCCGGCGACCCGTTCGGGAAGAGCGCGGCCGCTGACGCGCTGCGCGAGGTCCTGGCGAACGCCGACGACATCATCATCCCGATCGAGCCGGAAGGCCTCGGGTTCATCCCGACCCTGGAGACCATCGAGCAGGTCGTCAAGCCGCTCGGGATCCCCTACATCGTGGTCATCTCCAACTGGGACCCCCGGGACGGCGAGGCCGACCTCGATGACACGAAGAACTTCGTCAACCAGCAGGGGTGGAACCTCGCTAAGACGGTGATCCGCCACTACAAACTCCACGCGCGCGCGGCCGTGGAGGGACTGGTCGTCACCCAGTACAAGAAGAACCGGATCGCCATGGAAGCCCGTGAGGACTTCTACCGCCTCGCGATGGAGATCGGTGCCGGCGGGAAGGTCCGGTGATGGCGTCCAAGAGAACCTCGTTCACCACACTGGTCGGCGGGACCGGGGGCGGCGAAGGAGACGGTGCCGACCGGTCCGGGCCTCCGACGACCGCGCTGCTGCATACGCTGGCCAGCAACCCGGGCAACCCACGCGACGCCTCCGACTACTCCACAGATGATCCCGAATTCCAGGAGATGCAGGAGACGTTCCGCACGGTCGGGCAACTCCAGCCGCTCGCTGTCGTGTCCCGCAGCGTGTTTCTCGCTCACTACCCGCACCACGCCCAGGCGGTCGGCGAGGCTGACTGGGTCGTCATCACCGGCAATCGGCGGCTGGCCGTCGCCCGGTCCCTGGGGTGGACGAAGGTCGACATCCGGGTCCAGGACCACCTCGGCGACGGAGAGGGCACGATCCGCGAAGCGATCGTCATCGAGAACGGGCAGCGACGCGACCTGGACCCATGCAAGGAAGCCGCCTACCTCGCTGATCTGGTCACGAAGTACGGCTCGCAGGAGGCTGTCGCCAGACGTATCGGCAAGAGCCAGATGTACGTGTCCAACCGGGTCGCCCTGCTCGACCTCGCCCCGGATCTCCAGGACCTCGCCGACCGGCGCGTCATGCGCATAAAGCTCGCCGAGCAGCTGGCGAAACTGCCCACGCACGAAGAGCAGAGACAGGCGTGGGACCAGGAGCAGCAGCGGGAGCAGGAACAGGCGAGTCTCAAGCGGCAGGCCCGGCAGGAGCGTAAGGCGAGGCCGACTCGTACGGTTGCCTCTCCCCCGCCGGAGACGCCGCTCGTTCAAAACCCGGTTTTGAACGAGCCGTCCGCAGCAGTTGTCGCCGCGCCGGCTGCGCCTGTTCCACCGGCCGCCCGGCGGCCGCCCGGCGATACCTCGCCGGGATCGCCCGCGGTTCAAAACCCGGTTTTGAACGAGAGGGCGGCCACGGCCCCACCGGCCGCCCAGGAGGCACCTGCGGACTCTGCAGGCGCCGGAGATGATCCGGAACAGGTCGCGGCCTTCCTGATCCGATCGATGCCCCCGTCGGCACGGGCCCGCATCGCCGAACTGCTCATGGAGAGCCTCCCCGCGAGAGCATCCGTCTGACCTGACGCCCGCTCACACGCCCGCTCCCCCCGCCGACTGGGGGAGCGGGCCTTCTTATTGGGGCGGATTGGTGTGTTCCCTGTGGGAACGTGTGGAAGCGCGGTGCATTGTTGTCACCCATTCGAGTGGACGTACCACGCAACCCCTTTCATCTCAGCTATGGCAGGGGCAGCGTGATCCTGTCCCCTCGGTTGCCTCAGGCACCGGTCTGGGGTCCGCCGGAGCGCGGGGCCGGCTCACGCGGTAGTCGCAGCACCCGCCATGCTGCGCCCCACGCTCCGTGCGGTGCCCGGGTACCGCGGTTCTCTACCTGGCCGGGGAGATCGCGCGGTACGCTGACCGCATCTCGCGGGCTGCGCGCCCATGCGGTCTTCTTCGCCCCGCTGTCTTCGGCCGTTGTCGGCAATCGCCGACTACCCGACGCGGGGGCGACTACTTTTCGACGCGGCACCAGCACACCCGGTGGCCTCACCTACGCCTTTCGGCTCAAAGTGCACCCGCCCGAGGTGAGATTGACGCCAAATCTCATACCCGGCGGTGCCAGCTAGCCCCCCACAGTGCGACAGTGAACGCATCTGGGATGCGGGCCGCCCGGCACCCGTACCCTGGCGTTCTCCCCTTCGCAGCCGGGTGGAGTGCACATGTCCGCTGCGGCTGGACCGTCACCGCTTGCGCCCCCAGGGCAGGGGCGGCACTTGCGGCCCGTACCTGATACCACTGAGCATCATCGCGATCAGACGACGGCGGAGGAGCGTGCGCCTGTGGCAGGACCCGCGGCGCTCCCCGGCGACTACGACCCGGCGCTCGTCCAGCTCGCGGCCCGCGTGCAGGCGAGCTTCCAGGAGCGCGGGAAGAGCCTGACCGACCCGGACACCGCGGAGGCGTTCCGGGTCGCGCTGGATTTCATTGCCGAGGTGCACGCCGGCGCCCTGGCGACCGGCGTGCTCGATGAGCCGCAGCACGCCACGCTGTCCGGGATGGTCGAATCGGCGTGGTGGGTTCCCGATGTCGTGGGCGGTACCGCCGAAATCGTGTGACGCACCGTCATATTTGGTGTCTGGTCGGGACGCAGCCCCGGCGGCCCCAACTCGTAGGGACGCAACGGGTGTCCCACTGCTAACCCCGGTCACCATCAGGCCCTGGTCAGGCCGTGATTTGGTGACCGTACGAATTTTCACGTTTCGAACCGGTGCAACCGATGTCTGATTCGGTCTACGCGTGACATCATGGGGCGGTCCGGAGGACACCCGGAGTGACCGCCTCCGGTTCTTGAGCGCCCGCAAGCCCCCTTCATAGGACTCTCGCGCCCCTGGGCCGAGGCATTGGTGGATGGGGACCATCATGGGCATCGGAGGAAACCAGAACACCGCGGCGGCCAGGGGGGCCACACCAGCGGTGCTCGCAGCGACCGGTATGCGGGACCTGGCGGCCGCCCAGACACCTCTGCGGGCCCGCCCATCGGATCCGTCCGGGCACACACGGCCGACCACACCCGCGATGCCGATCCATCCGGGGATCCTTGATCACATGACCGCCTCCCGCGGGGAGATGGTCGAGCACGCCCGGGCCGCGATTCCCACCGAGCGGGTCCGCCGGCCGGTGCCGCACGACGTCGCGGAGGTCTACCGCTGGTACGAGGAGCACACCCCGTATCTCGATCCGGCGGCCCGCCGGGCGGGCGAGGCCATCATGTACCGGCAGCACCTGGAACACGCCGTGCGGGCCCGCGACGGGGTCGTCATCAAGAAGGAGCGGTGCCTGTCGTGCAGGTGCTTCTCACTGGTCTGGTACGCGCCGCTGGGGGCCGCGGTGTGCAGTAACGAGCGGGACCTGGACCGCGGGCGCCCCCGGCGGTTCTCGCTGGCGCAGCTCGCGGAACGAGCTGTCGAAAATTCTTCGATGCGGGCTGCAACCTGATGACTGGTACACGGGTCTACAGTCTGTAGGCACAACTTCTTTACACGTTATCTACCGGATAGCGACAACTGAACAACACCCCAACGGCCTTGCCGGGAGCTGCGACCGCTACTAGGCCCATGCCGATGGGAGACCCGTGTGGCTCTACAGCAACTCACCCCTTCCGGGGTCACGATGAGCATCGAGGAGGGCGTGGCCTTCCTGGCGGATACGCCGTATCCCGTCAGCAGTAGGCAGTTGTACGGCATGCTCACCCGGGCCCGCGTTCCGCGCGAGCGTGTGGGCCGGGAGTTCCACTACCTCGCCGCCGACATCATGGAGCTGCACCGCGACTACGTCGACCAGCTTCCCGCCACCCGCTAGCCGACTCCTCGCAGTTCACAGCCCCCGCCCTCAGACCCCGGGTCGGGGGCTTTCTCATGCCCACACTGTGTAAATGATTGCGCGTGTAGTCATTTAGGGTTACGCTCGGAGAGCCAGCCAGGGAGTCCCATCCACCCCGGCTCCAGGCATCTCCTGTCCGCCCACCACGAGCTGACCAGCCGTAACACCCCGCCAAGCGCCGTCCGGCCCCGGTCGAGCAGACCCCCATGGGCAACCCTCCCGGGGATCGGACGGCACCTTCTCCTCACCGCTCTGCAGCACCGACGGGAGTCAGGCATGCCCGAATCCATCCCCACCAGCGACCCGGACCTTCGCGACCCCAACGGCCGCATCTGGCACCCCACCCGGCAGCAGCGCGGTGACCACACCCTGTACGTCATCGACGGAGTCGACGGCGCCACCTGCCCCTCGATCGCTCTGTCGACGCGACCCGAGCTGGAGAACCTCTTCCACGCCGTGATGCGGCCGGCGAACGAGCCAGGCCGTGCTGCGGCACGCAACGCGAACGCCGCGATCGAGCCGTTCGGCGGCGCCGTGTACATCACTGACGGCGGCCGCAGGTTCCACGCCGACACCCGGTGTCCGGCGCTGAACTTCGGACGCTTCACACAGGCGGTTTGGGCGGGCGAGGACTGGATGGACGGCCTGTACCCGCTCGTGCGCCTCAGCGCCATGGCCGCCGCGGTATCCGGGTACACCGCCTGCCGGGTGTGCGTGCCGCCGCACCTCGCCCTGCCCAACACCCTTCAGTCGTTCGGGCACGAGCCGTGGGGGCCGTACGACGGCGTGATGATCTGCCGCCGCTGCTGGACCGTTCGGCGCGGCGAGTACCTGACCGCCCACGGCGACAGCATCCGCGTCGTCAGCCGCGAGCTCGTGCCGTGGCCGTGCACGTCGGCCGTGGTGCTCGGCCTGGTCCCGCGAAGCGCGTAACCCCCACCAACTCCTGCGCCCCGAGAGGCCACCGCCATGAGCAGCCCGACCGTCAGCACCGCCGCGATCGGCGGCAGCAGCCCCACCAACAGCGACGCCTACCGGGCGGGCATCGACGACGCCCGCGACGACCACGCCGCCGGCGCCACCACCGACGTGCTCCTCACCCGCCTCGGCTGGATGACCGAGTACCTCCCCGACGCCAGCGACGCCTTCGCCGCCTACACCTTCGGCTACGCCGACGCCGTCCGCACCATCCGCCGCACCACCCACAAGGAAGCGGTCACCGCATGACGACCAAGTCCGCCCGGCGGCGCCGCGCCGCCGCCAACCGCGCCACCCAAGCCCGCCAGCAGACCGCCGTTCCGTGCCTCAGCCTCGTCAAGCCCAGCACCCCGGCGGCGCCCCTCGCACGGCTCAGCCTGACCAAGCGGCCGCCGCTGCCCCACCGCCACCCCGAGGACGTCCACGCCCGCGGCGAGCAGGACGCCGGCCGCGCCGCGATGACCGCCCTCGCCCGCGGGATCGAGGGCGCCCGCGTCATCGACTGGCAGGCCCGGCCCGACGGGGGAGTGGCCGAATACCTCGACGACGGCACCCTCCTGACCCACCCCGGCGTGCCCGGCGCCCCGTTCACCGCCATCACCACCTGCGTCCGCGGCGCCGCGCACGTCCAGCTCATCGCCGACCAGCGCGGCCTGGACGCCGCGAGGAACGCCGCGGACACCTGCCAGACCCTCCACGCGGACATGAGCCAGATCGTCCCGCCCGCGACGATCGAGCGGGCCCTCGCCGGGCGCACCGCGGCCGTGGCCACCCTCCAGGACGCGAAGGGCGAGAGCGGCGATGGCTGACACCACCGCCCGGGACCTGCGCTCCGCGGAGGACGAACTCGAACGTCTCCGGACCCTGCTCGCGCTGACCGTCGGCTTCATCCACGACACCGCGTACGACTACGCCGCCCGTGCGGCCCTCGCCGAACGGCTCCGACTCCCCGCCCCCCGCGCCACCGCCCCGAAGGAGACCGCAGATGTCCGCTGACACCAAGATCGAATGGGCGTCGAAGAGCTGGAATCCGATGCTCGGCTGCGATCGCGTTTCGCCTGCATGCGACTCCTGCTACGCCATCGGCCAGGCCCGGATTCGGGAGAGCAACCCGCACCCCAGGGTTGCGGCCGCGTTCGCCGGTGTCGTGCACCGCACCGACCACGGCCTGGACTGGACGGGCCAGGTGAACCTGCTGCCGGAGCGCCTGGGGCAGCCCCTCGGGTGGAAGAAGCCCGAGCGGATCTTCGTCAACTCCCTCTCGGACCTGTTCCACAAGGACGTGCCGCACGACTTCATCGTCAAGGTCTTCGCGATCATGGCGCTGTCGCCGCATCACACGTACCTGATCCTCACCAAGCGGCACGCCCGGATGCGGTCGGTCCTGCAGGACATCTCGAAGCGCGGCCTCATGGCTGGCATCGAGTTCCGCTCGGCCATGGCGTGGGCGGTGTCCAAGGCCAACCCGGACCGCATCCCCGGCCTGCCGGATGACGCCGAGCACCGCGTGTACTTCGACACCCCCTGGCCGCTCCCGAACGTGCACCTCGGCGTGAGTGTGGAGAACCAGCAGTGGGCCAACGCACGCATTCCAGCCCTGCTCGACACCCCTGCCGCCGTCCGCTGGATCAGCGCCGAGCCGCTGCTCGGACCGATCCGTCTCAGCGCCGCCTGGGTGAACATGCCCGCCACCGCCCGTCCGGTCGAGCTCGCTGACCTGCTCGGCATCGGACTGCCGAACCGCCTCGACTGGGTCGTTACCGGCGGGGAGACAGGCGCGAAGGCCCGCCCCTCCCACCCGGACTGGTTCCGGTCACTGCGCGACCAGTGCACCGCCTCTGACGTGGCCTTTTTCTTCAAACAGTGGGGTGACTGGGGCCCGGAGCCAGCCCTGGACGACGAGGGCCGCATCGTCCGCGGCCGCCGCGGCCAGGGATGGGCGCTCGCCAACGACGGGACGCTGTACGCCCCCGGTGACCTGTCCTACCCCGACGGGCCGCGGCGCCCCGAGGCGGTCCGTGCCAACCACGGGCGAGCGCACCTGGTGGGCACCTACCGGGTCGGGAAGAAGACCGCCGGCCGCGAGCTCGACGACCGTGAGCACAACGCCCTCCCGGCGGTGACCCGGTGACCACCACCCACAAGCGCACCAACCAGTCCGACACCACCCGAAACTTCAAGCGTTTCCGACTGCTCATCACCCCGCCCAACGGACAGCAGCAGAAGGTCGACGCGAGCAACAAGAAGGTGCTGCGCAGCGCGATCAGCAAGGCGATCGCCGCGGGCGCGACCCGTATCGAGGAGCAGCGGCACACCGCGTACGGGGCGTACGAGACGGTGCGGACCATCGATCCCACCCCGGATGGGGAGGTGGCGTCGTGACGCTGCCCAGCACCCCGCAGACGCCCGGGATTGTCCGGCCGCGGTCGTGGCGCATCGAGTTGCCGCCGAAGACGGTGCTGCTCACGTCCAACGAGCGTCTCGGGATCCACGCGCGGGCGTCGCGCATCAAGGCGCTGCGGCACACCGGTTGGGCGATGGCCCGGTTCTACAAGGTGCCGAAGTTGGAGCGGGCCCACGTCTTCTACGTGATCCACCCGAACACCACGACCCGCCGCCGTGACCCGGGGAACTGGTCGCCGTCGGCGAAGGCTGCGATCGACGGCATGGTCGACGCCGGTGTGCTGCCGGACGACAACGATGAGCGGCTCCTCGGACCCGACCCGCGTATGGGTGCGCCGGTGCCCGGCTCCCAGCTGGTCCTGGTCGTCACCGACCTGGACTCGATCGACCCCGCCCACTTGGCCCTGCTGAATCCTCCCGGAGACCTGTGATGACGACGATGAACCTCGTGGCGCGGCCCAGCTCCGGCCGGGATGTGGCCGAGCGTGGCGCCTGCCTCGGTGAGGACCCCGAGTTGTTCTTCCCCACGGGAAACACGAGCGACACGAGAGCGCAGGCCGAGCGGGCCAAGGCCGTGTGCCACCGGTGCCCGGTCATGGACGAGTGCCGCCAGTGGAACATCGAGGCCGGCACAACGTCCGGGGTGTGGGGAGGCACGTCGGAGTACGACCGTGGCGAGAAGAAGCGCGGCCGGGAGTACGCGCGCCTGACGGCCGCGGCCACCGACGGGCAGCGCCTGGCGCTGGAGCACGGCGAGGACATCATCCTGTACCACCTGCTGAAGGCGAGCGTGCCGCAGCTCGCCGGGAAGTACGGGGCGACGCCCGCGGCGGTGCGGTGTGCGCTGCGGATCGTGATGCCGCAGACGGAGGCCCGGAAGGGTGGTCCCGCGCTGGAGCGGATCCTGGTCGGCGAGACCTTCCGGGATCTGGTCACCGCGGGGCGCACCGATCAGGAGATCGCTCTGATGATGCGCACGCAGGCCGCGGTCGTTGTGGAGGCCCGGCGGGTGCTGGAGCACCGCCTGGCGGCCGCGAGGCGTATCGAGGCGGGGCGTACGGAGAAGGCCGCGGCCGCGGAGGGTGGTGCGCTGTGATGGCCACCGGTTCGTACACGCCTGCCGGCCGTACGGCGGAGGCCCGCGGGGACCTCGCGGAGAGGATGCTGCCCGTCGCCGCGCGCCTGGCCACGATCGTGCACGGTGACGGCGGCCCGGAGGATGTGCAGGCCGAACTGGAACAGCTCACCGCCACGGAGACGACGGCGCTGATCGTGGTGCTCGCCGGCCTGGTCGACCCGGACCGCCCCCTGGGCGGTGTGTTGGGCTGGCTGGACTTCGACGAGAACGCCAGGCCGACGGTGCCCGACTGGGACGACCGTACGACGCTGAGGGAGCTCGCCGAGGCGAGCGCCGAGCCGGTCGGGGAGGTCGTTGACGAGGTCGCGGTGCGCGCCTACCTGGCTGGTCGCCGCGGCGTCACGGTCACGACGGTGGAGCGCCTGGAGGCGATCCGCCGCGGCCTGGCCGCGGGGATGAAGTTCGCCGACTTCGACGACCGGCACGGCCTGAGTGACGGGGCCAGCGTGCACTTCGTGACACGGGCGCGCCAGCGCGCCCTGGAGCGGGGCGAGGCGTTCCCTGACCTCCCCAGTTCGGGCCGGGGCAGGGTGTTCACCGAGCAGGAGGTGGTGGACATCCGGAAGCGGTCGGCCGCAGGTGCGACGGACCTGGAGCTCGCGATGGCGTTCGACGTGCGGCGGCAGTCGATCCAGCGGATCGTGTGCGGCGACTCCCACCCGGATGTGGCCGGGCCGATCCGGCCCAAGCACGCCGTACACCCGTCGACGGCCGGCTCTCGTGGCCTGTTCACGAGGAGCGCGGCATGAGCGCGGTGTTGGAGGATCAGATCCGGGCGGCGAACAACCGCCGGGTGCGGCGCAGGCGCGCGCTGATCAATGCCGGGCAGTGGGAGCCGTTCGTCGACTCGGGCCCGGTACGGGAGCACGTCAACCTGATGCGCGCCACCGGGATGTCCGTGGGGGCGATCTGCAAGGCCACGGGCCTGCCGCGCGGGGCGTTGGACTACCTGCTGTGGGGGGACACCGCCCATGGCCCGAGCAGGACGACGCTGAAGGAACACGCGGACGTGCTGTTGGCCTACTGGCCGTGCCTCGATGACTTCCCCGACGCCGCGCTGATCGATGCCTGCGGGTTCCGGCGCCGTACGGAGGCTCTCATGCTGCGGGGATTCACCCTGCGGATGCTCGCCGGTCGGTGCGGGGTAAGCGAAGACAGAATGGGTAGCCGCCTGCGCTCGGACCGGGTACGGGCCCAGTTGGTGCGGGCCGTGCGCGGCGTCTACGACGAGCTGTGGGACAAGCAGCCCGAGGACTACGGCATCGCGCCGCACTTTGCCGCGCGGCAGCGCCGCATCGCGGTGGGGCGTGGGTATGTGTCTGCGCTGGCGTGGGACGACGACACGATCGACGACCCGGCGGCGGTACCGGCGCTGGACGCTGAGCGGCCGGCCGGCCGCAGCGACGACGTAGCGGTCGCCCGGTGGCTGGCGGGGGAGAGCATCGTGCTGGACGCGGTCGGGCGCCGGGCGGTCATCACGCACCTGATGGAGTGGTCCGCGCTGACGATCGATGAGATCGGCGAGCGCCTCGGGATCGAGGGAGCCGCGGTGCACCGGTCGTGGGAGCGGGTGAAGTCGCGGGCGAAGAAGTCCGGCCAGGCAGTGCCGCAGCGGCGGCTGTATGTGGCAGCGCTCCCCGAGCGCCGGTCGGGACAGGAGGAGTTCAGCTCCGTCGCCTGACCTGGTGCGTGTGTGCGGCCCGGCCCCCACCGGCCTCGACATCGTCCACAACGGCGAGTGGATCGTCCGAAACACCGACGGCAGCCTCGCCCGCTCCACAACCGACCCCGCCACCACACCGCCCCTGCCGTGGACCGACTTGCTCGGGCCGTCGCCGTCGCCCGACTTCGGTCGGCCCTTTGCGCTGATCAGGGACAAGGACGTGTCCGATGTCTCCGGAACGGGGCATGTCGCGGACGGGGTTCTCTTCGCTGACGGACACGCCGCGATCCACTGGACGGGCAGCGCGTGGCCGACGACGACCCCGCACCCCGGCGGCA